ATATCCAAATAAAACCGCCATAATAGAAACATAAGAAACCACCAAGCGTTCTGTAAAAAGAACTTAATTGAGCAGTCAATTAACCGTAAAAAGGAGCACTAAGCATATTTGTCTTATTGATTTAAGATGATTACGAGATTTCGGGAGAGCGGCTCGTTAGACTTAGAGTTAAAACTCTGTAGAAACTGATTACGTCACCGTAAAGATAGATTTTAGAGTCCGAACAGGCAAATATTGTTTTTTGTATTTAGTTACATAGTTTAGAAAATAGTCTCTAACCGTTAGCACTAAGAAGCGACGGGCGCCGTATGGAGGAGTAATATGATTTTACGTTCTATTTAAAACATCAATTTAAGAAATTACCCAAGATAAGGTGGACCCTGTATTTCTGATTCGTTCCGAAAGATAGATTGATTTTAAAACAAATTCTTATTCTTTATTACTGCGAAGCAGTACAAGAACTATTCCTTATTTAATAACTCAGGATTCTCAAAAATATTCCCAACCACTTCTCCATCTTCATAAACATCATTTTTAACCCCAAACCACAAATAATCGTATTTATTGATAAAGAATCCGCCCGAACCAAACTTAATTTCTCCAACTATAAAATTTCCTTTTTCTTTATATTCTGCTTTAATAATATCGCCTTCATAAATTTCGCGGCTATTTTTATCAAGTATTCCTGTAAATTGTTGTAAGGTATAATATTCTGGATGCTTATAACATCTGGCGGCAAATTCTAAATCATAATAATACATTCCAGTTTTTCCGCCGCGATCATCACCATGATTCCAGACTCTAAATTTAATTTCTCTATTTTTCATATTTTTCTTTCTAAAACTATTTAAACGAATCACCGCGAGTGTCTGGGCTTAATTCTATTTCTACATCAATATCAATAACATCAGAATTTATAACTTGATCTTTTTCTTCATCTTTTAAAGAAACTTTGCTTTTGTGATCAATTGTTTTTTGTGGTAAATTCTTTTCGTCGTTCGCTTGTTGCAAGCAAATAATTTTACTATCTAAAACATGTCTATAATAATTAATATTTTGTTTTGCCTGAGCAGCATACTTTCTTACAAAATACTGATGCAAATAAAGAGAATTCAAACTGTCTAACTTTTTATTAATAGCTTTTTTAACTTCCCAACATTCTAATTTAGTCAACCCCATCGCGCGGCTTTGTTTATCAATTTTATTTTGATAAGTGATAAAATCTATGTATGGATAACCCACGCGGGCCAAATTTAAATCTCTATAAACACTTTCTTCAAAATCATCTTTAATTTCTACTGTTTTTAACGATAAAATCAATCGTTTGACTTTGCAACAAATTCCCACAGCACAATTAAATTCTTCTCTTAAATCTCTGTAAGCATAATCCGCGGATTTCTCAATTGAACCGACCGGGCCGGAAATCCTTTGAAAGAATAAACTTAAAATGATAGAAGAATGAGGTTGCATTTCCACACCGAAGCAAAAATCAATATATTCTTGATAAATTTGAAATAAATAATCAATATCAAACATTTGATTGGTTTGACATTTTTCTAAAATTTGATCCCAGACTTTTTTAATTTTGTCATGAATCCCGGCTGGGAGTTTGTCAATAAACTTTAAAATATTTTGGAAGAAAATTAGTCTCAAATACTCAGTTTTTTCTTCTTTACTTGAATCTTTTGTTGTCAAACTATTTTCATCTTGAATATGATTAATAATTATGATTTTAGGAGGCGCGGCGGGCGGCTCAACTGGTTTTGGCGCTGGTAAATAGAATGTTTGGTGCATATTTTGTTTTTCTTTCTGAAATTTTACTTTTCTACATTTGTCTATAAATTTTCTAAAGACATTGTTTAATCAAGTAAATTTTTGCTGTGAAAAAATGTTTCCTACTATTTCGTATTTATGAAGCATACAAGAGTCTAAAGGATAATACTCTTCTTCGTCTAAAACATTTTCTACACAAAAAGACGATCCAAGATATTTAATTTCAAACTTTTTGCCTAAAGAAAATAAAATATCTCCTTCATAAATCTGGTTGCCAAGTTTATCGTTTAAACCGGTGAATTGTTGAATTATTGGTTCACAAACTTCCACTAAAATGTCCCCGCCGTTTGTATTAGGAATTCCTACTATTACTTTTCCATTCAAATCTAGATAGTAATTTTCATAATCGTCTTTAAGAAATTTATTTTGTGTTTTATCCTAAATTCTAAATTTTAATTGTCTTGTTTTAGTTTTATTTTGTGTTTTCATAGTTTTAATTTAATAATTCTAATAATTCCGCGGCCTCTTTAATTTTTTCATCAATCATTTCTTTCGTAAATTCTTTATTTGCCCATTCTGTATAAAATTTAAGTCCACCTATAAAAACTCCTTGCATTTCTAGAATCTTTTTAGGTGTCATATTCATTTCTACCGCCAGTCCAAAAATAATTTGTTGAATCCACGCTACAGATAATGCTTGACTAATATCAGTGTCACATAAAATCTGATAAATTAAAGATATTTTTTCTCTGTTATATTTTGGATTTACAGGATATTCGGTTGATCTAATCATATCGGTAATTAAATCTAACAAATATTTATCATCTTCTAAAATGTTATTTCTAATTCCGCGTATTGCAAAATTAATATTTAAATCGTCATTTCCAGTTTTGCCGGGATGATCAAAATCGTGAAACATAGCAGCAATTAAAAGTGCTCGGCCTTCATCTTTTGTGATGAAATTGTTTCCATATTCTTCAAAATAAAATTCCAAAGCCTTATGACATAAAAATACTACATGAAAAATATGTCTAAAATTGTGGTAAGGATTATTTAAGTTTTTAGCCTTTTCAAAAACCATCTTGAAATAATGGTTGAGGTTTCCTTCATATAATCCTGATTTGTTTTTGATAATGTCTGCGATGTTTTGTGAAGTTTTCATAATTTTGAAACTCCATCTTATACTATCCACCGGAAAAAGTCAACAAGTTTCTTTGAAAAGTTTAATACCGACCCTGAAAACCCCAAAACCTAAACTTACTTAAATTGGCGCGGACAAATTAAAAAGTAAATTTTTTCTACAAAAGCATATAGTTTTGGTGTAAAGTATAATGTGGTGATAAAGTCGAGCATTGGTAAACAATATCGCTGGAAACAATTTAATAAATTGATAACAATGCATAATAGGTCGATAAAATTCTAATGCTCGAATCAGCCCAAAACTAAAAAACGGCCTATTTTCTCTAGATATACGCTTGAAATCAGGAAAAATTGGAGATTACAGAGAAATTCTTGGAATTGATATACGTAGTCGTCAGAAATGATAAAGCAACTTAATCATACCGTTTTCCAGAGTAAAAAATCCGGCGAATGCACTAAAATTGTCTTATTTCAGACTTGGTAAATTTGACTTCCATTAGTTCATCTGATACAGTTTTAAAAGTTGTTGGAAATCAGCAAGTTACGACGAAACACAAACCCCAAGTAAAAAGGAAAAACATAAAACAAAATGAACGATAATCAAACTGAAACAATAATTATTAATTATTATGAAAAATTAGCCGCCGAGACAAAAATGCTAAAGAAAACCGAGGAATTTGATTTATTAGACAAATGTATAAATCATAAGTGTCAAGAGTCCCGCGAAAAATTAATAACTGCCTATTTAAAAGTTGTTGTTTCTCTCTCTAGAAAATACGCGAAAAACAATAATTTGTCACGAGCAGATTTAATACACGCAGGAATTATCGGAATTGGCCGGGCGCTGGAAACTTTTGACCTTTCAATGTATAAAACAATAAATAAAACGGGCGGCTCACTTTGGGGATTTTTTTGTTATAGAGCTATACTTAAAGAATTATGGAACTTTTACAGAGAAAATATAAGACAATTTAGTGTTAGTGATACTTCCAACACTCGTTTAAATAACATCAACAAATTATATAAACAAGGTAAATTTAATGATTTAGACGAAAACGAAATACAAAACATGATTGGTGAAAAACTAAAACTTAAAAAATCCGAAACAAAACTATTATTAAACTTATTTAAGAAATCCGTGGAGTTGGACAAACCGATTGAGAATTTAGGAAATGACGGGTTAATTGATTCTTTAACTTTACAAAACGAATTTGGTTATTATAGCCGCCCGGAATCTGACGGGAAAGATACTGTTTTAAACAATGGATTGAATTTTACTCCATATTCGCATTTAGAAGAAAAAGAAAAGTTTGATAACTTATTAAGGTCTTTAGATGAATTACCAGAGAAAGAAAGATCAATTATTTACAACCGATATGGTATTAATTGTCAAAAACATACATTGTCCGGGCTGGCGAAAAAATATAATGTATCTTCTACTAAAATTATGAGTCATCTAGACAAAATCCACGGGAAATTAAAATGTTTAGTTGAATCGAAATCGTAAAAGGATATATTTTTTGAGAGATTTTATGCAACGAGAAATTAAATTTAAATTTTGGGATAACAACAAAAAAGAATGGCTTAATCCATCTGAAATAGAATTTGAATATGATGGAACTGAAAATCCCCTAGTAGGGAGACCTTTTAGTCTATATGATAAAAATATAACTTATTGTCAATTTACAGGATTAAAAGACAGAGATAATCATGAAATTTACGAAGGAGATATTTGTTTATTTGAACGACAAGTCGGTTCTGGATATGAAGATAATTTAAGAATTGAAGAAATTGAAACTCAAATAGTTTTTCACACTGATTATGGATTCCGCGCGTGTTGGGGATATAATTTATGTAATAAAGAAATCATTAACAAATCAATTCAAGTAATAGGAAATATATTTGAGCCGCGTGTTAGATACAAAAAATAAAAAATATGGAAGAAAATAATCAAGAATCCGGCGGACAAATTAAAGAGGTTAATAAACCTAAGTTCTCTTTACAGGATGTCGTCTCAACCAATACGATTATTGATTGTAGTTTAAATTTATTAAGTCAAGTTAATTTTGAAATAGTTGATTTTTTACTTGACTCCACCCCGCCGGAAATGCGCGGATTAAGTTATAAAGTTTTACAATTAACTAAAAAATTTAATAGTGAAATGCAAGACTTATTTAGTAAGCAAAATAAAGAGGAAAATAATGAATAAAGACGAAATTGATCAGTTACATTATATTGCAAGAATTAGTAATCTAAGTAAAGAGTCTTGTGAATTGCTTGAAAAAGCAGCATTAGAAATCACGCGTCTTCAAGAGCGAGACGACGAATTAACTAGATTAGAAGAAGCTGGTGTAGATTCATGGGAAGGTTACTAAAAAATATAATTATGCTACTCTCAACAATAAAAAACCTTATTTATCTTTTTTACAAAGATCACGATACTATCGTCTGGCCGGACGATGTAAAAACGATTTTAAATTTACAAGAATTACATATTACAGAAACGCCCGAACTGGACCTTGAATCCTTTAAGGTTGCTTTGAAGTCCTTTGAAGATGCCCTTTTAGTAAAAAACGTTCCATTTGTTGAAGGTAAGAAAAATAAAATTGGATATTTACTAGAAAAACCTCTTCAATTATACCCTCAAAATGTGGAGATTAACGGAGAATTAGCTTTTTTAATTTCAAAAACTATTAATGATGTAAGAGATAAAGATGATCCAATTTCAACTAATCCTCTTTGTATAACGTCCGCCGACATAGAAGATTTATTGGTTCTCACTAGTAATTTAATAAAGAACCATCAAAATTTAAATCAAAATAAACCAGATTTAGAAGAGGAAGAGGAATAACTTAATTTATGGATTTAACATTTAATTTGCCGGTCAATTCAGTTTCGTTTGGTGTCACAAGTATTGCTTTATTACGCGAAATATTTAACAAACAAGAAGAAATACAAGGGTTATTTCCGATTGGACAAGTCGATATGTCGGCGCAAAAGCCTTATTCAGAGTTTTCAGCGTGGATGCAAAACTCTATTAACAATTCAGTATTAAAACATACAAAAGATACGCCCGTCTTGCGCCTGTGGCATATCCTACAATCGTTGGAGGGAGTAAAAAGCAATAATAACGCGCTTTTCACGTTTCACGAAACGTCGGGCATTTCTGATGTAGAAAAACATATATTAAATCAACAGGATAAAATATTTGTAAGTTCTCCTTATACTAAACAGGTATTTGAGTCCGGCGGAGTCACGACACCTGTAGTTTTATGTCCGTTAGGTTTTGATTCTTTTAACTTATATAAGAAAAACAAAAAATATTATCATGATAATAGAATAGTTTGGGGATTAAACGGTAAGGCGGAAGCAAGAAAAGGAACTTACAGAGTATTAAATTTGTGGGCCAAAAAATATGGCAATAATAAAAACCATATGTTACATTGCTTAATAAGTAACCCTTTTATTGGTCAAATGACCGGAAATCCTAATCTTGAAGGACAATTAATTGGTCAGGCTTTAGAAGGAAAGCATTATGATAATATTGTATTTTTACCTTATCAAAAAAATATTAATGAGGTAAATGATATTTTGAACGTTCAAGATATTAACCTTGATGGACTCTCGTTGTGCGAAGGATTTAATTACGGGTTATTTAATTCTTTATGCCTTGGAAAACAAGCTGTTGTATTAAACTCTCACGTTCATAAAGTTTATTGTAATCCAGAAAACTCAATCTTAGTAGAGTCCGCCGGGATGATTGATGCAGAAGATGGTTTTTTCTTTAAAAAAGGAAATATTATTAACACTGGAATGTGGGATAATTGGAATGAAAATGATGTTTCTGACTCTATGGATTTAGCCGCCGGACGAGCGAAAATATTGAATACAGAAGGAGAAAAACTAAAGGATGAATTTACTTTTTATAAAACTTTAGATATTATTGCGAAAAACTTAAAATAATATGGCACTTTTTGAATTTGAAGATAAAAATGGCAAAATCGTAGAATTATACTATTCAAGCGAATCGGCGCCAAAAATAGGAGAAGTTATTACGGTTGATAATAAAAAACTGACTAGAATTCCCTCGTTTTTAAGAGCACAGGTTGATAGTATTAGTAAAATAAATATTGACGATCCAAAAGACTTTATTAAGCGAACAGCTAATCATAAGGGAAATATCGGGGAATTATTTGATTTAAGCGAACAACTATCCGCCGAAAGAGAAAACAGGGATGGAACAGATAAAATTGGTACTAAATATCAAGAAGAAAAAGCTAAAAAGATGGAAAATCGCCGGGCCGCTAATAAAAGAACTAAAGAACAACAAGCTAAAATCAATAAGTTAAAGAAAAATGGATAATTCAAGAGAGTCGTGGGATGATTATTTCTTAGGTATTGCAAAATTAGTTTCTACCAGAAGCCGAGATGAATCTACAAAGCATGGAACGGTATTAGTAAAAAATAGAAGAATCTTATCCACTGGAGTTAATGGGCCATTAAGTAATATTGACGACTCTCAAGTCCCTCAAACTCGCCCGGACAAATATTTTTGGTTCATCCATAGTGAGATAAATGCTTTATTATTTTGTAATGAAGATTTAACTGGCGCGACCGCTTATATTACTGGACAGCCGTGCGCGAAGTGTTTTGTAGCCCTAGCTCAAAAAAACGTTTCTAGGATAGTTTATGGTGATTTAATGGCTAAATGTATTAGTGAAGAGGAGATAAGCCACATAAATAAGATGGCTAAATTAAAAAATGTTGAATTAGTTAAAATTAAAAATGATTATGAAAAATTTAATGGTTCTGAAATAGATTCTAAATATTTTGGTATTAATAAAAAATGAAAATTTACGAAATTAAATATTTTTCGGTCGGACAATTTTTAGGAGTAGATTTTGTAATTGCCGAATCAGTAAATGATGCAGAAAATTACGCCCAATTTGACAAACATTATAAATTTTGGTCAGAAATCAAAGAAATTGAATTATTAAATGCTTATCCGGGGATTTTGGGTAAAAAATGTAGTTTAAAAGGTTAAAAATAAAATAAAATATGAATACGTTTAAAGAATATCAAGAAATATCAGCTGGGACAGCAATTTATTTAAATAAAATAAAAGAGCAGTATCCAAACTTGCCGCCCGAAATATTAAAAGTTTTAGGAATTTCTTATGTAGCGAACGGAATGGGTGAAGTAGGAGAAATCCAGGGGAAAGTTAAAAAAATTATTAGAGATGCTGGGACAGTTATTACAGACGAAACTAGAAAAGAAATAAGTAAAGAAATAGGCGACGTTTTATGGTACTGCGCGGCTCTCTGTAGAGAGTTAGATTTAAGTTTGGAAGAAGTGGCTCAGAAAAATATAGAAAAATTATTATCTAGAAAAGAACGCGGAGTTTTAGTTGGAAACGGTGACAACCGTTAATCGCGAGGCTACACTTTTATTAGTTTAATTTTAAGGATTTTTAAACTTTTTTAATTATACTTTTTATTAAAAGTTTAGCCGTGTAAATTAATATTACCTATCTATGGCATTTTTAGAAAATTTAAAGAAAAAGGATATAAATTAGTATGGAAAAAACTTATAGTTATGAAGAATCTTTATTAATTTCAACAGAGTATTTTAGAGGTGACGAATTAGCAGCCAAAGTTTTTCTAGATAAATATTCGTTAAAAAATAACGATAAAGAAATCTTGGAGTCTAATCCAGTGCAAATGCACCGGAGAATTGCTAAAGAATTTGCTAGAATTGAAAAAAATAAGTTTAAAAATCCATTTACCGAAGACGAAATTTTTAGTTGGTTGGATAAATTCAAGTATATTGTCCCACAGGGTTCCCAAATGTTCGGAATTGGTAATAATTACCAAGTTATTAGTCTAAGTAATTGCTATGTTGTTGAACCCCCGGAAGATAGTTATGGTGGAATATTAAAAACTGATCAACAATTAGTTCAAATTAGTAAACGGCGCGGAGGCGTAGGTGTAGATTTATCTAAATTACGTCCAGCGGGAGCGCCAACTAAAAACGCCGCCGCAAGTTCTACGGGCATAGAATCATGGATGGAAAGATTTTCCAATAGTATTAGGGAAGTTGCTCAAAATGGCCGCCGCGGGGCTTTAATGGAGACCATAGACGTAAAACATCCAGATATTGAAAAATTTATATCTATCAAGAATGATACGTCTAAAGTTACTGGTGCAAATATTTCTGTTAGATTAAGCGATGAATTTCTTAATGCAGTAGATAAAGATTTAGATTTTGAACTACAATGGCCGGTGGATTCTAAAAATCCTTCCATACAAAAAACTGTTAGAGCTAAAAATATTTGGGATAAAATTATTGATTCCGCGTGGCTCAGAGCAGAACCCGGATTATTATTCTGGAGTAATATTACGGAGAATAATGTTATTGATTGTTATAAAGATTTCGGATTTAAAACGGTTTCAACAAATCCATGTAGTGAATTACCACTTTGCATTTTTGATTCTTGTAGATTGCTTATTCAGAATCTATACTCTTATATAATTAATCCTTTTACTAAAAACTCTAGTTTTGATTGGAATTTATTTTATACTCACGCGAAAATTTCCCAGCGTTTAATGGACGATGTAATTGATTTAGAATTAGAAAAAATAGATCAGATTATAGATAAAATTAAAAACGATCCAGAACAAGAGAATATTAAAAGAGAAGAATTATTTATCTGGGTAGAAATTAGAAAGAAATGTATTAATGGGCGTCGAACAGGACTAGGAATTACAGCGACAGGAGATATGTTAGCCGCGTTAAATATTGGTTATGGAACAGAAGAAAGTATTAATTTTGTAGAAAAAGTTCATAAAACTCAAAAATTAGCGTCTTTTGAATCTTCAATGGAAATGGCAAAAGAAATTGGAACTTTTCCCATATGGAATTGGGAATTAGAGAAAGATTCTAAATTTTTATTACAAATTAAAGAAGAAAATCAAGAATTATATAAAAATATATCTAAATATGGCCGCCGGAATATTGGTAATTTGACGATTGCGCCGACAGGAAGCGTGAGTTTATTAACTCAAACCAGTTCGGGGATCGAGCCTTTATTTATGCTTAAACCTTATACTAGGCGTAAAAAAGTTAATCCCAATGACAAAAATGCTAGAGTAGATTTTACCGATCCAAATGGAGATACTTGGCAAGAATTTGAAGTTTATCATCCTAAATTAAAAATATGGATGGAAATTTCTGGGGAAAAGGATTGGACAAAATCTCCTTGGTATAATTATTGCGCGGAAGACATTGATTGGAAAAACAGGGTAAAATTACAAGCCGCTGCGCAAAAACATATTGATCATGCTATTTCTTCTACTTTGAATCTTCCAGAAGACGTAACTAAAGAAAAAGTTTCTGAGATTTACGAAACTGCATGGAAATCCGGTTGTAAAGGAATAACTATTTATAGAAAAAATTGCAGAACCGGGGTTTTGGTAGAGAAACAAGATAAAAAGTGTGAATTCGAGAAAAGACCAAAAGAATTAAACTGTGACGTTTATCATTGTAAAGTTAAAGGCGAAGAATATTTTTGCTTAATAGGATTAAATAAATGTGGAAATCCTTATGAAGTTTTTGCGGGGAAAAATGGCGTTATTTCTAAAAATATAGAAAAAGGATCAATTCATAGGCAAAAACGCGGACATTATCAAGTTTACAACGGGGATGAATTAATACTAGATAATTTAACAGATTATTTAACTGATGATGGAGAGGCTTTGACCCGTATGTTAAGTATGGCATTAAGACATAATGTAGGTTTACCCTATGTTCTCCAACAATTAGAAAAGGTGGAAGGCGACTTATTTATTCTTTCTAAGGCTATCGCACGTTGTCTTAAAAAATATGTGGAAGATGGGGTAAAAATAAGTGGCGAATCCTGTGGAGAATGTGGTCAAGAATCTTTAATTAGAGAAAATGGATGTAAGTTATGCAAAAATTGTGGATTTTCAGCCTGCGGATAACAAATAATACAACCCTTTTTATAAAAAAGTGTAAATATATAAGATACAATTTATCTTATAATTAAAATATAATGGCTAGCTTTAATTACCTAAAAATTCTAATTGTTGAAGACGAATCAGCTTTTTCAGAGATATTGGTAAAATTTTTACACCCTTTAAAAAGGGAATTTCCTGATGCAGAAATAATTATTGCCCCGACAATGGCGCGCGCTATAGAAATTATTAATAGTGTTCCCACTCCAGATATAACCGTATTAGATTTAACATTAGCTGATTCTACACCGGCGGAGACTATTGATAAAATCAAACTTATACAAGATAAAACTCCGGTGCTGGTATTGACCGGGTTAATTACACCCGAAGATAAGGAAAAAATAGCTAAATTGGGTGTAGAGGTATTAGACAAATTCTCTATGATTGAATCCAGAAATTTTATGAGTAAAATTATAGACACAATATTAAGCTGGAATAATGATTGGTGGATAAGGGTTCAAAAACAAAGAGAGATTACCGATTTTAATCTTCAAAAACTAAAAGAACTTTTAATCACCCATGAGTAACGAATGGGAAAAATATGAATTTCACGTATTAGAAACTCTAAAGTCTTATGACCAGAGATTAAAAACTCTTGAGGATAGAGAAAGAACGGGCCAGAGAGATAATGCTATTACTAAAACAAAAATTGCTTTTTTTTCTGGAATAGCGGGGGTAATCGGCGGCGGTCTTATTTCTGTTTTAATTAAAGTTTTAGTTCCATAGGTTTCTTATATGGAAATTTTAGCAATTATAATTGGATTAATTGCGGGTCTTTTAGGATTTTTTCTATATAAAAATCAAATTAGATTGAAAAATTTACAATCTGAATTTAATCTACTATTTCAACAAAATCAAAATAATATTAAATTCGCACAAGATTGTTCGGTTAAACATATTGGGTTAACAGGAAAATATCAAGAGGTTTTAAGAAACTCGGATAAACAAAACGAACAACAAAATAATAAAATTAACGAGTTAAATGATAGGATTAATTTATTATTAGAAAACCAAGATAAAAATATTAAAGCCGCGCGTCTGGATGCGACAAGCAGTCAAAAATCTATAGTAAAAGGACAAATAAATGAAAATCTAGCAGTTTTATTACCATGTTGGAAATGGAAAGTTTCAGATTCTAGATTCCTTGGAGGGGCTCCTTTGGATTTTATTATTTATAATGGATTATCAGAAGATGCTATTACAGATATTATTCTAGTAGATGTAAAAACTGGTGAAGCACAATTAAATACACGACAGCGCCAGATTAAAAAAGTAATTTCTGAGGGAAAAGTTAGTTTCGAGACGATAAGAATAGAATAATTTTTTAGAATTTGAGTTTGTAAAAGTATATAGGTCTTGAGTGAAAGATTTTTGCTCATGAATGTTCCCACAACTGTATATTCGGCTGGATACAATATTTGTAGATTTTCATTTAATTATGAAAAAAATATAAAAAATTGGTGTGATTTTGTTGGCCCGCGCGGCCAAACAGTTATTGCAGTCAATACAAGCGAAGACAATACGTGGGAAGAATTGGTAAAATTACAAAAACAATGCCCAAATTTAGAATTGATAAAAACCGATATTTCTTATTCTAATAATCGTATTGATGGTCTAACTAAGACAGCGGCTCTAGAACAAGCAAAAAACTCCATTCGCATTTTAATGGATTTTGATGAATTTTTTATTCCCTCACAAAAGAAATTCTGGGACCAAGCAGTAGAATTATTAACTAAGGATATGGATAGTAGATGGGATGGATTTCTAATCCCCAGCTTAGATTTATATGGGTCTATAAAAACCATTAGAAAAAACTGTAATATAGGACAGAAATTCAGGATTCATAAAGATACAATTAAAAGCCGTGGAGTTATCCCGCAAGCAGAATTAGGAAATGGATATTTTAACACAAAAATGTCAGATTGCACTGAAGGGTTGACGGCTGACGGACAATTAGGGAAATTTGCTCAATACGTCCCTTATGAATATCTAAAACCAGAAAATGCAAAATATTTATCCTTCTTTCCAGTAACGGTTCATGAGTCCTACTTAGATTTAAAGAGAAAAGCAAGTCACGGAAAAGAATACTGGAAAAAGATTTGGGAAGGATATTCTAATCATCAAGAAAATGTTGCTACAGATATTAAAGAGTTGGAATATGTAGAAGTGATTGAACATGGTCTTAATTTAGAATAATGAATAGTTTAACCCTTTGCTTATACTCAGTTTCCAATGGCCACTGGAGTTCTAAAGATTGCTATTTAAGAACAATTCAAGATTTAGAAACTCATAAGGTTAATTTTGCCGACAAGATCGTGCATATTAAAATCAGGCCGGGAGAGGAAGAATTCGCAGAGACTATGGAAAAAGATTTTATTAAATATGGATATAGAGTTTTGAAAACTGTAGCCGACTGGAGGCGATGGCATGGGAGCCATTCAGTTGAGCAATTAAAAGATATTTTTACTGTTTTTAACGAAATTAAAACTGATTATATTTTTCACCTTGAAGACGACTGGAAAATTAAACCAATTTCTAATACTTTAGAATTTTGGCTGGAACAGTCCATAAATTTATTAAAATCCAATTCCGAAGTTCTACAAGTTCGTATCCCCCGCCAAATCAACGAGTTTGAACATTTTAAATCAATGGAAAAAGTTGATGATAGCTGGAAAAAGCAAGGAGAATTATTCAGTTTAAATCCTCACATAATTAAAAAACGTGATTTATCTATTATTCTTCAATATATTTTAGCAAGTAAGGACCAAATTTTGCCATTTTTAAGAAATCAACAAATGAATGTAGAAATGCTATTTGCCGAAATAGGGAAACGACTTCAAGTAGGATTTAATCCCGAAAAATATAATATTATTAGTAATAACATTAAACCCTTTTGGAGCCACTCTTCTGAAAATATCCGCGCACTTCACATAGGAAATAACGGGCCAGATGATACTTTAGAGAAAGTTCAATAAACTAAAGGATATATATTTTTATGACAGAAAACGAAAAATTAGAGCTACAAAGCGTAATAGATAGATGTAAAACCGGCGGATGCAGTTCAGTAAATTCACACGCTGAAATATTTAAAGAAGTTATTGATTTAGTTAAACCTAAGAACATACTTGAAATTGGATTTTTTTGTGGGTCGAGCGGAAATATGCTTCTAGAATTATCTAAGCAATTCAAATCTAAATTAACCTCAGTCGATCCATTTATGGATAATCCAACCAATGATTATTTACATTCAGTAGGCAGACCAGAGGAAATCGGCGGAGATAGTGTTCAATTAGCCGCCGTGGAAAGTGTTTATCAAAATTATAAAGATAGATTTAGGTTTGTTCACAAAAGAAGTTTAGCCGCCGCAATTGATGGAGATTTAAGTATTGAACCTTATCAATTGGCTTATGTCGATGGGTGCCATTGGGAACCTAGTGTTTGTATTGATCTTAATATTTGTTTAGCTTTAAAAATTCCATTTTTACTTCTTGATGATTATAATGAAATGTATAATGGTGTAAGAATTGCTTTAGCTAAAATGAAAAATAGATTTGCCATTATAAAACAATATACAGAGCAGGATGGGGGAGCGGATGTAATGTTTATTGCCAATTTAGATATTGTAGATATAAAATGGTAGTAATTCAACTAACATATAATAAAGAAATTTTTGAATGCTTAGTAGATGACGAAGATTACGAATGGATAAAAAATTATCGTTTGGCTTTATCAAGATCAGGAAAATTAATGTATGTTAGATTGTTTTTTGATAAATCGAATAAGTATAAAATGCTACATCGAGAAATAATGTCTAAAAATAATAATATTGATTTTATGGAAATAGACCACAAGGATAGAAATCCGTTAAACAACCAAAAAATTAATCTCAGAATTTCCACGCACGCTGAAAATGGTAGAAATTACGGTATTAAAACAAACAATACTATAGGACTTAAAGGGGTTTGGAAAATGAGAGATAAATTTCAGGCGGGTATTACATTTAACAACGAAAAAATTCACATTGGAACATTTAATTCTCCAGAGGAGGCAGCTAAGGCTTACGACTCAAAAGCAAAAGAGCTATTTAAAGAATTTGCTTATTTAAATTTCCCCATCTAGACCTAGTAGACTTAAAAACGAAATAATTTTTTATAAATGAATCAAACTAATCTAGTTTATTATCCTTGTGACGCCGCTTATTTTTTTGACTGTATAGCAATACAAGAAGTTAAGTTAAACAAAGCTAATAAATCTGAAAAGCCAACTCAGGCGGCTAAATTAAAATTTTTAATCAATAGTTTATCTGAGCAAATTTCTGATTTAAAATACGAAACAGTTAAAAAATCAATAGAGTATAAAAAATTACTTGACATAAATTTGGATATATTTGAATTAATTGACAATTGTAAGAATTATAGTGTTGAGTTTAAGTTTGCTGACTCCTTAAATCATAAACGCTGGGAATTAAAAAATGAAATTCAAAAGAAATATTTTGGCCGGACGACTTCAGAAATAAAGTTTGGGTATTAAAAATAATGAATCTTCAAGATAGGAAAAATAATTTAATTAAAATACTCATTAAAAATCAAAAATGTAATGATTATAGTTTGGCTTCACGCGAAAACTACAGAAAATTAATATTAAAAGTTCTAGAAACTAACGACGAATCAATAATTGATACTTATACTTTAATTTATAAATGAATTTACAATTATTAAATATTAATGGGGAGACAATTCTAATCATTTGCCTCTATGGAAAAAATAGATCAGAAAATGTAACTGCGTGGAGTAAGAAAATTATGGTAGATCACTGGAATTTACCTGTTAATTATCTAGAATGCCCTTTCCCCGGCGTTTCCCACGGACAGATGATGAATTATGTTATTTCTCAAACTATTGATAGCATAAAACCAGATTATTATCTCTGGATTGACAACGATGCACTATTCCTTCGAGAAGATGCTATGGATTTTATTTATAGTATGATTAAAAACAAAATTACAGTTTTCGGACACGCTTGGATGAGTAATCATAAGTTTACAGACAGGGGTGTAGTAAATGCGTATGCCAGTCAAGCTACATTAGCCTATTCTACAAAACTGTTTAACCAACTTGGCCGCCCAGATTGTGACCATTTTATTCCCCGTTCCGATACCAGTGAAGAAATTACATATAAAGCTAAAGAATTGGGGTTTTGTGTTTCACTCTTATATCCAAATTATGTAGTTGATCCCAATACACCACTGGATTCTAGCTGTTTTCTAGGATTTGGTAACTTTTATGGTCAAAATATGATGTTTCACTGTTCTCAGTGTCCTAATCCAAAACATGAAGAATTGTTTATTGAAACTTGTAAAAGAGTGTTAGCTGGAGAATTTGAAGGTTAATTTTATGCTTTGGGAATTTTCTACCTTACCATACTTCAAAGATATTAAATTTGGCGATTCGATCAAAGCTAAATTCGGAGAAAATGGCGACTGGAAATTTGGAAAAGTATTCTCGACTAAAAACTCAGTTAAATTTTTAGTTAAATTTTAATATGTCCGCCGAAATCCGAGATAAAATCAATAAGTTTATTGACGAATTAAAAGGTGAATATGGGGTTTTACCCCGCTTTGCTCATAATTTAAGACCTTTTAATAATCAGGTTTTATATTCTGGATTTTATTGGGATAATAATGAATTAGCCGCGGCCTTGGAAAGTTTGATATTTTCTGAATGGTCAATTTCTGGAGAAGCGGTTGTTAGGTTTGAAAATGAATTTAGTAAAAAAATAAATATTGATTATTCTTTAATGACGAACAGTGGTAGTAGTTCAAATTTAGTCATGTTTGCTGCCGCTAAAGATTATTTTAATTGGGGAGAGAATGATGAAATAATTTGTTCGGTTTGCGCGTTCCCAACTTCTGTTTCCGTAATTTATCAGAATAGATTAAAACCAGTTTTCGTGGATATTTCTATGGAGGATTTAAATATGGATTTAGATCAAATTGAGTCAAAGATTACCCATAAAACAAAAGCAATATTATTTGCCCCTACATTGGGAAATTGTTGTGATGTGGATAGATTAGTCGAAATAGCTAAAAAACACCATCTAGTGCTGTTATTGGACAATTGTGACGGTATTGGAACTAAATGGCGCGGAAAATATCTTAATGAATACTTTTTTGCATCTACCTGTTCATTTTTTGCCAGCCATCATCTCAGTTGTATTCAGGCAGGGATGATTTCGTCTTCTACTAAAGAATTTATAGAAATTTGCCGTCAATTTGTTATGTGGAGTAGGAATTGTCGATGCCGTGGGCTTCAAAATTTATTACCTAATGGAATGTGTAAAAAACGTTTTAGTAATTGGATTGAAGAATTACCCGATGTAACTATCGACGATAAATATTATTTTACTAAAATGGGATATAATTTACAGCCTTTAGAATTTCAAGGAGCGATTGGATTAGAACAACTAAAAAAGTTTGACGAAATCCATACCAAGCGTAAAAATCACCATAAAATTATCCAAGATTTATTAAAAAAATATATTCCATCGTTGAAATTTCCTATTGAGCGCGCCGAATCTGACACTTCTTGGTTTGGAGTTGGAATTATATGTGAAAATCACGAGCAAAAGAAAAGGTTGGTTAACTATTTAGAAATTCAAAATAAAGTTCAATGCAGAAACTTTTTCAGTGGTAATTTATTATTACATCCAGGCTATAAATTCCTTGGCGATTTTAGAGAATTTCCGAATTCAACGGAAGTAATTCGTTCTGTTCTATTTTTGGGGTGTGCGCCCCATTATGAAGAAAATGAAGAATTAGATTATTTAGAAAAGGTATTAAAACAATATGGCGAGATTTAATTTTAAGCACGGTAAAAAACATACAAGAATTTATGATATTTGGGTCTTAATGAGACAAAGATGTAATAATAAAAATCATCCAAATTATGATAGATATGGTGGAAGATGAATTCTCGTTTGTTCAAGATGGTACGATTTTATAAATTTTTATAATGATATGGGTGATCCGCCAAGTAAATTTACCATTGAGCGTATAGATAATAACGGAAATTATTGTCCAGGAAATTGTAGATGGGCAAGTCGCAAAGAGCAAGCTAATAATAAAGAAAATTCACATATAGAAACATACAATGAAGAGTCTTTAACCATCTCACAATGGTCAGAAAAAACTGGTATGTCTAAATCTGTAATTATTAATAGGTTAAATCGAGGGTGGACATTTGAAAAAACGATAACTACCCCCGTTAAACCATTTCATAAGAAAATTGAATATAAAGGTAAGATTCAAACAGTAAAGGAGTGGTCTAAAGAATTAGGTTTTCCTGATTATATAATCAGAAATAGACTAAACTGTTGCAAATGGTCGGTAGAAAAAACTTTTGAAACTCCTTATAATGGATAAAATTTCTATTTTTGGTTCCGCCGGGTTTATCGGGTCGGAATTCGCGCTGCTGTATGAAAACGAATCAATTAAAATTAACTCCGGGGATTTCGAGCCTAAAAGTAACAAAATTTTATATTTACGGTCTTTAACCACAAACTATTCAGAACCAGAAGAGAATGTTGAAATTAACTTAACAAATTTAGTAAAAGTTTTACGCAATTTAAAAAAGAATGATTTATTCGTATATGCTGGCTCATGGTTCTCATACGGTGTGACCGGTGGACGCGCGCACATAACTAAAGAAAATGAACAAGGAAAAGTTTTAGGGTTCTACGGGGCTTCAAAATTATGCGCCGAGCAATTTGTTGAAACTTACTGTAAGATGAATGATATAGATTTTATTATTTTAAGACTAAGTAATATTATTGGAATTGGAGATAATTTTTCGTCTAAAAAGAATGCGTTACAGCAATTAATTCAATTATTAAAAGAGAATAAGCCAATTGAAATTTATGATTCTGGATTGTTTTACAGATCATACTTAGATGTTTTTGAGTGTGTCCGCGCGATTAAATTTATTATAGATAATGGAGAAAGAAATCAAAAATATAATGTCGGGCCAGAATCAACCGACTGGAATTTCCGGTGGATCATTGATTATTGTCAAAATAAACTAAATAGTAAAAGTATTATAAGTCCGCGCGAGCCAAGTGATTTTCACAAAATTGTGCAGATTCCATCATTCAGATTAGACACGAATAAACTAAAAAAAATAGGATTCACTTGGAATTTAACCATTGAACAAAGTCTAGATAAAATTCTAGAAAGTTTGCCAGAATAAAGGATATAGAGTTTTATGACTCAAAACTTAAAAGATTTACCAAATCACGCTGACAGTCGGGGCAGCATTCAAGCAGTTCTCGAAAACTGTGATATAAAATCAATTAGTATTATTAACTCAAAAAAAGGAACCGAAAGAGCTACCCACCGACATTTAGATATTCACTGGATTTTAATTACTAAAGGTGAAATTTGGATTTATGAACGCCCGGCGGATTCAGAGGAATGTCCCAAAAAAATAGTATTAAATGTCGGAGATTTGCACCTCACGGAATCCAATGTATCACATACTATGTATTTCAATCTAGATACAGAATTTTTGTGTTTTAGCGATCAGCCACGTGACCAAGAAAATTATGAAAAAAATCTGGTTAGATTACCGGTTTCATTAAAATCAATTTATGATGCCGCACCTTATCAAAATGGATAAAAATGGATAAAAATGTTACAAAAACTAAATAGAGTTCAAGGCGAAATAGTAATGATAATCTTAGTTGGTTATCTTTCGGTTTATGCTTGGGGATATAAATCTGGTTTTATGATATTTCCAATTACATGTTCTTTGGTTATATTGTTTAGTATTGTTAGTTTAATTTGTCGTTGGAATAAAAAATAATGGATAATATAAAAACGGTTTCTCAATGCAGACTTTGTGACTCAACCGATATAATAGAAATATTAAATTTCGGAGAAGTTTGTTTGGCAAATGCGTTAAAGTCCGCCGAAGATTTAGACAAACCGGAATTCGCCGCACCCCTTCGTGTATTTTTATGTAATAATTGTAATTCAATTCAACTTTTTGATGAAGTTTCGCCCGACATACTCTTTGGGAACGGATATAATTATTCTTCCCCCCCAAATTTAGTTCCGCACTTTAAAGAGTATGCCAAAACCACAACCGAGAAAGTCTTAGGTAAAAACGAAGCAATAAAAAATGATTTTATACTAGGAATAGGCTCAAACAACGGACTCCTCGAAAAAGAATATCAAAATCTAGGTTATTGGAATGTTGTTGGAGTTGAACCGGCGGAAAATATCGCAAAGTTAGCAGAAAAAGAAGGCGTTGTTACAATAAATGAGTTTTTTACTCCTGAATTAGCCGCCGGACTTGTTGTTGAAGTTGGTCAAAAATTTAAATTAGTCACATGTAATAATTGTCTGGCTCATATTTCTCAAATTAATGATATAATTACTGGGGTTAAAGTTTTATTAGAGCAGTCTGGAACGTTTGTTTTTGAAAACGCATACTGGTTAAATAATATTTTTAATAAAAAGTGTAAAGATATAGGACAAGTTTATTCCGAACATATTTTTTACCACTCTATTAAACCATTGAAGCAATTTTTTTCTAAACATAATTTAGAGTTATATGATGTCCAGTTGAATAGCGTGCAACTGGGTAGTTTTAGATGTTTTGTTGGCTGGCCCAGACAACATGAAATTTCAAGTTCGGTAGATAATTTGATTAAGTTGGAAGGCGATCTAGGTCTTTATAGATTAGAAACTTACGAGGAATTAAAAAGAGACACTGAATATTCTAAAGCTAAACTATTAAATAAATTAGAATCTATAAAATCTAAATATCCAAATAGAAGTATCGCTCTTTATGGAGTTCCAGCAAAAATTGTTCTCTTAATTAAGGTTTTTGAACTAGAAAAATATATTGATTACGCCCTCGACGACTCACCGCTCAAGTATAATAAAATTATTCCAGGAACTGAAATTCCGATATATTCTAGTATTTATTGGAAGCATAACGAACCAGCAGCAACTATTATCGGCGCATATAATTTTAGCGAAGATGTTATAAAAAATAATCCAGACTATAAAGGAGAATGGATTTCTGTGTTTTAATATGGCTATTCTTATTTTAGATTTTGAAACTCGACGGGAAAAATATAGAGATAGAACTAGAGATAGGATTTATTCTTTAGTATCTTGTGAGTTTGAAAGTCATCAAGGAGATAGAGAAAGAGCTATATTAAAAAGTAATGCTTTAAAAGGTGTTGGAGATAAATTATGTCAAAGATGCGCTACGTCATTTGCGTGTAAAGGCCGCCGAGCTTGGAATAAAGGTGCTTCTATGGAGAAGAAAACCAATATAAGAAAAGAGCAATATGATGAAGTTGCAATTAGAAAAAATATAGAATATCTCGATCCAATTCCAAGAACTACCCATACCAAAATAAGATGGAAGTGCCAATTTGGACACATTTGGGAAACTTCATACAATAATATATCCAGAACGGGTAATTGTCCACATTGTGCCGGAAATGCGCCGAAAACAGAAGATGAATATTTTATATTAGCTAAAAATCTAAATATTGAATATCTTGGATCGTATCCAAAATCGGTAGTTTCGTTAACTAACTGGAAATGTAAATGCGGAGAAAAATTCCAGCGAAGCTATCATCAATTAAAAGATAGTAAGGCTTTATGCGAAAAATGTGCTCGTATGGCAATTGTTTTGGCTAATTTTAAAGGATATAAAGAAATCAGTAAGTCTTACTGGGAAAGAATAAGGTATGGAGCAATAACCAGAGGATTGGAATTTAATATTACAATAGAATTTGGATATGAACTTTTTGTTAAACAAAATTATAAATGCGCATTAACAGGAATAGAAATAAATTTAGGCGTTTTAGGAGAAAGAACGGGAAATACTTCCGCTACCGCATCTTTAGATAGAATCAATTCTGATTTGGGCTACACAGAAGATAATATCCAATGGGTCCATAAAGATATTAACTATATTAAAATGGATTTACCACAAAACTACTTTATTCATCTTTGTAAATTGGTAGCTGAAAACAACAAATAAAATTTATTATGTTAACAGATTTAGGATTACAGACAGAAGAACAAATTAAAAGTTATAATGATTCGCGTAGCCGCCGGGCTAATTCGATGCTTGATGGAACTTTTCCGGGCGGCTGCGTTTCCACGGCTTTATGCACGAATTGTAATCATTTGTTTAGCGATTCTATCTGTTGCTGTGTCGGATTAGGAGTTTGTCTAAATTGTAGTTTTGATAATTCCCTAAAAGTTTTATATCAAGGGAAGGAAATTTATATGAAAGACGTTCCTGTGTCCAAATCTTCAATAAATTTTGGTTTTTACTCTAAAAATGATATTACTAAAATAGTAGATAAGTTTTCGGCGGATTCAAAATACGATCACGATGGATTTAGTTTAGCCAAAGACTTAAAAGAGGAAATTAATAAACTGTGAAAAAGAAAATTTTAATCACCGGGTGTTTAGGTTATATTGCCACGGAACTAATTTCAGTTCTAGATTCTGAAAAATACGAGATTGTCGGAATTGATAGTAATTATATTGATTTGGTCGTAAAGAATCTTGAGAAAAGAAATATTATATTCTATAAACAAGATGTTTTTGATTCCGCGGATTTAATTAGTTGGGCGGACATAATTATACATTTAAGCTCTATTACTAAAGTCCCAATTATTCAATCAGAGGAAACTGAAGAAATAAGTCAAAATATTTATAAAAACGGGACTTTAGCCACGCTATTTGTTTTGGAGAATATGCGGGCGGACGCTAGAATTATTTTTACATCAACTCATGTGGTTCACAACGGCCTACAAGAAACAATTTTTAATATTGAAGAAAACTATCCGGTTTGTCCATTATTATCTTATCCCCGTAGTAAAGCTGAAAGTGAAGTAGATATTATTAATAGTGGGTTAAATTATACTATTTTCAGGCTCGGAACGGTTTATGGTTATAATCCACAAATTAGATTTGCCGTAGTTAATCTTTTTGCTAAAATGGCTGGATTAAATCAAACTATTAAGCTTTTTGGTGGCGGAACGAATTATAAATCACTTGTTGCTGTTCAAGATGTCATCCGCGCGATTGAAATGGCTATAGAATCAAATATTTTAGATAATAATCTGTATAATTTAGCTAATGATAATATAACAGTCAAAGGAATAGCCAATATTTGTAAAAAATATAACTCTAATTTAGAAATTTTAGAAACACCCGACGAAGTAATAAATAAAGGTTATACTATTTCTAGTCAAAAAATTTTAGATACTGGGTTTCATTTTTTACAAGATTTAGACCACGAAATCGCGCGGATGATAGAAATTTGGAAAAATAATTAAATGATTGATATTTTAGTTATTAATTTTAATAGACCTGCTGAAACAAGATTGTGCTTGGAGGCAATTAAAAAATTTGCACTTTTTGAAAATCGCGTAATTTTATTTAATAATGGCGGTAATGATCCCGCTGAAATTTTTAGATCATATCAAGAAGGCTTAATTGATAAATTAGTTATAAATAAAATTAATGAAGGCGAAGGGTTTGGCTGCATAGAACTTTACAATAATTGCAAAAGCAAATATTCATTTTTTATCGAAAATGATTGCGAGCTTTTATATCCAATTACTCAAGACAATATAAATAGTTTTATTTATACTTTAGAATATGGCGGCGCAAGTTGTATTGACTTAACCGGCGGAATTTGTGGGGAAAATACTTATTCGGGGCGAGTGTTTTTTATGAACACGGAATTTTATAAATCTATTAAAAAATGTGATGAAAATGGAATTTATGGCGGGCCGGGGCCATATTCAGACGTTCCACCACTAGAAAACTTTATTCAAAAATATTTTAAAGAAAATAATTTAAAAGTAGCGCATACCTCTAAAATATATAAAGAGAATGGGTGTTACGCCGTTAGAGAAAATAAAGATGGAAGTCAATATATTCATCGTTGCGATACTCAACAATTAAAAGTTTTAGTTTATCCAACTGAGCGCGCGGCTCACCCCCCTTGGAATGACGAGGAATGGAAAGATGTTTTAGAGAAAAAATATTGGCCCGCGTGGAAAATCCCGACTAATGATAAAAAAAACTCATTTGTTCATTTTAAAGAACCAGAAGTAGAAGAAGAAAGTATATAGATTTTAATGGATAACTCCGAACAAAAGATTGAATGCGTAATTGTTGCGTTTAAATATTTAGATTTTCTTTCTTTAACTATTCAAAGAAACCTAGATATTTTTGATCACGTAATAGTTGTAACTTTGCCAGACGATCCAGTTGTAGAGTTTTGCAAAAAATTTATTACTAATAAATTAACTATTGTTGAGACTAATGCCCCATATTTCCAAGGGGCCAATTGGAATAAAGGATTAACTTTAACAGTTGGCTTGGAGCAACTCAAATTTAAGAAATATTTTTGCATTATAGATTCTGATATTTTAAGCCCGTTGGACTTTCGAGAACAATTTTTTAATTTTGCTACAGACAAACAATTAGCTTATGGTAGCCGCCGATTTTTACTTCCAACCCGCGCAGATTACGAAGATTTTATAGCGGGGCGGAAAAGCGAAAAAGATTATTTATTACTTCGCGGGGCAATTTATGGCTTTCATCAAATTTTTCATTATGAATCTGACAGTTATCAAAATTTTCTAAAAAAGAATAACAATATAAAGTTTATTCATTGGATCAAAGAAAATCACACTATTGACTGGTTATTTTTACGCGAATGGAATGATGGGCAAATAATTTATAATCCGCCGCTTGATTTGCCGTATCCAGAATGTCATTTTTGTGAAAGCAATGATTATTATCTTGGCTTGTGTAAAGAATTACCTTTTCATGTAGCGCATTTGGGCGATCCGGGTGAAAAAGATAAAGTAAAAAAACTAACCTTTGATTAAAAAATTAATGAATAAACAATTTACCCATTCGGTTGTAAGTAATGAAAAACTAATTCCAATATTTTCTTTAGGAGAATTGTATGTTTCTGATTTTATTCCGGTGGATGAAAATCCTAAATGTCCGCCGTGTGAATTAACTCTCGGGTTCGATCCTGTTTCTAAAGTCGCTCAATTGATGGCGCAGCCACCCGCCGAGGCTATGTTTACAAATTTTTACTGGTATTTAAGTTCAACAAATCCTTCTATGGCCGCGGCTCTAAAAGATGTTGCTCAGAAAACCGTAAATTGTATTCCGGCTATAGAAAATAGTGTTTATCTAGATGTCGGCTCAAATGACAATACATTACTTTCTAATATCTCATCATATTTTATTAGAATAGGTATTGATCCATCTAAGTATGATTTAATGGAAGGTGCGGCGGATTTGTCTATTCGTGATTATTTTTCGGCGGACGCTTTCAATAGATATTCTAAAGTTTTTACCGATAGAATTAAAGGCTATAATAAAGCCCGTTACATCAGTTGTTGTGCCTGTTTGTATAACTTTCCCGATCCCGTTCAAGGCATTAAGGATATGTATGAGATTTTGGAGGACGATGGAGTTTGTGTAATTCAATTATCTTATACTCCTCTAATGTTAATTCAATGTGAGGTAGGAAATTTAACATTTGAACATTTAACGTATTTTAATTTAACTTCGCTTAAATATATTACCGATTTAGCAGGATTTGTGATCAAAGATGTAGAATTAAACAATGTAAATGGAGGCTCATTAAGAGTTTATTTACAAAAAGAATCCGCGCGAAATTTTAAAACCCCGGCGGACAATGATATTGCTCAAATTAGAATTAAGTCACTTTTAGAATGGGAAGAAAACAATGGTTATAATTCAGTTGATGTTTATGAAAAATTCTATCAAAAAATTCAATCATTAAAAAGAAAAACCCTTGATTTTATAGTTAATGAAAAAAGTAAAGGTAAAACGGTATTCGGCTATGGTGCGTCCACGAAATTTTCAACTTTAAGTCAAGTATTTCAATTGAATGTTGATTTAGTTTCTGCTATTTCAGAAAAACAAGATAGAAAAGTTGGATTAAAAATGACCGGGAGTAACTTAAAAATTATCAGTGATAGTGATATGAGATTAAAAAATCCCGATTATCTTCTCATCGGTCCTTGGTTCTTTTTAGAGAATTTTAAACAAAGAGAAAAAGAATATTTAGACAAAGGCGGGTCTTTTATTCTAACGTCTCCGGAATTTAGTGTTTATAGAAACGAAAGTATATAATTAAAAATGAAAACAAATAAAGAAACAATAATCCAACGTTTATTAACCCTTCCAAAGCCTTCTCTCGGCGGAATTGCTTATGATAAAGGATTTTTTCATGACGGAAAGCCAATCTTAAATCTTCGAGAAACATGCTTGGAAATGATCCAAGATGTTGTCAAAATTTCTAACGCAAAGGAGATACTCGAAACAGGCACGCATGGTGGAGTTTCGTCAACCCTTTTTCTAAGTCTAACTAATGCCAACGTTACATCCATTGATTTATGTGATGGAACAGGCCACATAGAACTAGAATATAGTTATAATGATTATTTTATTCCTGGGACTCGTGGCGGTATTAATGAAATTATTAGACTTTTCGACGAATGGTTTCCGGGTCGCTTCAGGTTCTTCGCCGGAAGTTCCTATTCTCAAGAAACAATTGATAGATATAAAGATAAACAATATGACTTAATGTTCGTTGACGGGGATCATACGTTTAATGGCGCGCGTGGAGATTGTAAGGTGGCTGTCCAGTTAAATATTCCTTATGTTTTAGTTGATGATTATACTACATGTCAAGAGATTAGAGATGGATGTAATTTACCGGAATTAGAACTAGTTAAAATATACGATAATATTCATAATTTTGCAAATATCGGAATAGCATTATTTAAAAATAAAAATGTCGTTAAATAAATCAACTTTTTTAATAATCTCAGTATTTGATCAAGGAGCGCATCCGCCCGGCGCGCCCACTTATGAAGAAATATCTAAAATTACCTCAAAAAGTATTATTTCGTATTGTGAGGCTAACGATTATAACTATTTAATAACTGATGAATTTAACAAAAGCCGCGCGGCTTCGTGGGGAAAAATTGATTTAGCAATTAAACATTTACAAGATTTTTCGTATATTTGGACTTTTGACAGCGATTTGATGATAATGAATCAAAATATTAAACTCGAATCTATTGTTGATCAAGATCATGATGTATTTTTTACTTGTTATAAAAATGATATAAAACATCTAAATACCGGCTCTATCATTTATAGAAATACTCCGTGGACACAAAAGTTTTTACGAGAAATATGGAATGATCCTGAATTTGCCGAGCCAAGACCAAATTGTTTTTTTGAACAATCTGCTATTATAAAGTATTATAATAATAATCCAAACGAAAGTAGTCATTTTAAGTTTTTGCCCACTCGTTCGATTAATTCACATTATCATCCTCTAATGAAAGATCGTGAATGGAATGTTAATTACGAGCATGGAGATTTAGTTGTTCATCTCGCGGGATTAAATAATGGATATAGATATAAAGAGTTCCCAAATTTTGAGAAATGGATAATTAGATACAACGGGATTATTAGACATAATTTCTTTGTTAGAGAATACGAAATTAGATAATAAAAGGATATAAAATTAAATGAATGATACTGTAAACTACGACGGCACAATAGTAAAATTTGATAAATTAGGCGGTGGAATCTTAGATAGATGTATAAGAAATGGTTATCCAATTGACGCTGTTAGATATTTGCCTTTATGGAGATATTTAATTAAGCCTAATGACATTTGTTATGATATTGGCGCATATATTGGAACTCATTCTATAGCTTTCTCTTTATGTGGCGGACAAGTCCACGCTTTTGAAGCTTCTCCTAATAATTTTGATAGGTGTAAAACTCACTGTGAACCATTTAATGTAAAAACTCATAAAGCTGCACTCTTTGATAAAGAAAAAGAAGATTTAACTAGATTTGGTGATTGTAATTGGGATGATTGTGGAAACATTCCGGTTTCAGAATCCAATCCCGAACAACAAATTAAATATGTAATTTTAGAAAAATTTTGTGAGGAAAATTCGATTCCTTGGCCTAATTTTATTAAAATGGATATTGAAGGAATGGAGTCAATTGTCTTAAATACATTTCACTTAGAAAAAGTTCTCAAAAACCGTCCAATTATGTATATTGAAAAGCATCCGGGTAACTGCGTAAAATATGAAGATTTTCCCAGTAAAGTTAATTTTCCAAGTTCTGTGTCTGTAGAAGACGGCGGGTTTGATTTTAATAGAATTCGAGACGAATGGGGATATGTAATAACACGCATAGAAAACAATCAATTGGTAGAATTAGATAAAAATTTAGACCTAAACCCTCTAGACAGAGAAATTATTTGTTTTAGTAAATAAATGAGTCATTTCTTTAATGCCGCGGGATTTAGTGCGGGAGAATTTGGCGATTTAATTTTAAATACTACCTTATGTAGAACTCATAAAGAATTATATCCAGATTCCCATTTAACCTTTTGCTGTAATAAAAAATACGCCAAAATTCTTTCATTGTTTTATAATAACGAATATATTGACGGATTTAGAATTTGGCATGGTTACGATGATTGGCCGGTTAATTCTGATTTAGAATTTATATCAAAAATTCAAAAAGACGGCGGATTAATTTACAATGCAATGCCCCGACATAAAGATGAACAATGGTTTTTAAAGCCGGGCGGCCATAACATAACCGAAGTCCATGATATGCACGGATTTCCAGAACCCAAAAATAAACAGTGTTATTTAAACAAATGGTTTGATAACATTTTACCCCCAGATAATAAAATTGTAACAGTGTGTGCTTTCCCCTCTGGTACCCACCCAAACCAGTTAGCTCGCACGTTTAATCCAATACAATTCTACAAACTATTTAACGAAATAGAAAAATTAGGTTATTCTGTTGTAAGATTGGATACTAAAGAGGTTTTTGAATTGGAAGATAGATGGCCCGCGAGTAAATTATCTATAATTGAGGCCGCGCAGTTAATGACTGATTCTAAATTGTTTTTAACAACTGATTCTTTGTGGAGTTGGGTAGCTGACGGTTACGGTATGAATACAATTGGTTGGGCGCGGCTGCCTGCGTATGTTCCTGTTAACCCAAACGGTTATTATTTTGTCAATAATACAATCCAAAATATCCCAATTGACAGTATTCTATCCAAAATAGAAGAAAAGTTAAAACAATGAATCCATATTTAAAATTAATTCATCAGGAAAATATTTATGAAAATTTTTATATTTTACCATTCCAAACTGAACCAACCAATATAACCGGAGAATTAAATAATATATTTGGTGAATATTCTGGCCCCGAAGTAACAATTATTGAAGTCGGAAGCTGGAAAGGAGCATCTGCAATTGAAATATGTAATTTTTTTCTTAATAAAAATATAATTCCAACTATTTTTTGTGTAGATACATTTACAGGTTCTACGTTTCATAGAGAACATGATGAATTTTTTCCAATGTTGAACTGTAAAAACGGATTTCCAACATTATATCAACAGTTTTTATCTAATATTATTAATTCTGGATTACAAGAGTATGTTATTCCAATTCCCCATTCAAGTCATGACGCCGCGAGATACTTGCAAAAATTAAATATTAGTTGTGATTTTTGTTTTGTTGATGCCTGTCATGAATTTGATGAAGTTTCAGACGATATTAAAAGCTATTGGCCTTTAATAAAAAATGGGGGAACTTTATTTGGAGATGATTATGATATTAATAAATTACATTGGCCCGGTGTTTTTGGAGCAGTTGATAAGTTTGTAAATGATAATAACTTGATGAGTTCTTCGGCGTTATATAATACAGAATGGGTTATTAGAAAAGCTTAAATAATGTATAGTTACAACTATATACCACTTTCAAACACAATGGAAGGCCGCGCGATCCAAATCGGCGCGCTCAATCGAATTGTAGAATCTTTGGAACAAGAATTGTCTTATTATCGTAAAAATTATAAACCAGTTGAAGTTTTAAGAGAATTGATTGATTCTGAACGTAAAACCAATGAGATATTAACCGCCGAGATTGAGCAATTAAAAGGTAGATTAAATCAGGGTGATTGGACTACGCTTTTTCAAAAACAAAGTATATAGATTTTAAATGAAAATTAAAACATATGGCGCGCGATTTTACGCCGATCAGATTTCTAGAATTGATAAAGGATTTTTAGATTTGGGTCATGAATTAGTTAGCGAATCGGAATTTGCGGATGTAATTTATAATAATGATTTTGAACAGATTTATACTACCATCGTAGAACATATATCATATAAGGTTAAATACATCCAAAACGTGTTAGATTTACCATTCCACTGTTGGAAGTCAAGCGATTTTAAACAATGCAAGGAGCGACTTCTTCAAGCAAGTGCAGTAACAACTATTTCCGAGACAGTCAAAGAACAGATTTTAAAAGAATTTGGAATAACTGCTCATTGCATATATCAACCAATTAAACCAATAACAAATCTTAATCTTAAAAAATCTATAGAATTTGCTTTTATTGGAAGAAATTTAGACCCAAATAAACGAACCAGATTGGGAATTGAAGTCATTAACAAATTTAGAGAAACTATTCCAAATATCCGCGCGGTTTCGGTCGGCGGCGAAGATATGAGAGTTGATGGAATAGAACATTTAGGAATCTTAAACGACGAAGAACTAAATGAAGTTTATAACAAAACTAAATATGTATTTTGCTTGGGATCGGTGGAGGGACTTTGCCTACCAATACCTGAGAGTATTTGTGGTTCATCCATTCCCATTTGTTTAGGAGACAATCCTACAGCCTTTGAATTTTGTCCTCACGCTTTTATTGCTAAACCAGAAGTTGATGAAATTTATAAAAAAATTCAGAAACTAGATTTTTATTATGAAGATTTAGTTGAAGGGATTTGTAAACCACTTTCAATAATATATCAACAACAATTTTCGCCAAAACAAGTAGCGCAAAATATTATAGATTCTTTAAGTTAAATTTCATTTATACATTAAAAAAGTGTAAATATAATATATGCAAAGAACTCAAATCTATTTGACTGACGAACAGGAAATAAAAATAAAGAAATTCCAAAAACAAATTGGGGGAATGACTAAATCAGAAATAATTCGGCGGGCTCTAGATTTATATTTAGAAAGCCTACCAAATGTCAACAGATGAATTAATTCAAGATTTATTATCTTTAATCCCGGCATCTCAATTTCAATTAGAAAATAGTATAGGAATATTATATCTAATTTTTAACAAGATAAATGGTAAATGTTATGTTGGTAAAACAGTTCAAACTTTTAACCAAAGATATAAAAATGACTGGCTAAAATATGAAAGACATAATCTGCATGTTATGAATGCCATACGATTTTACAATCCAGAAGATTTTGGTTTTTATGTTAAACATGAAAATTGTTCTAATTTAGAACTTCTTGATTTAGAAAAACATTACATTAAAAGATATAAATCTAATGATTCTGATTTTGGGTATAATAAGACTCCTGGCGGCGAAATCATACATTCTTGCGAAGAAGATGTTTTAAGAACTAAATTTGGTAAAAGAGAAACCCGAAATCATTTTATCGAGAGATGTAAATTTATTCATGATGATAAATATGATTATTCAAGAGTAAATTATACGGGCTATAAAAATAAGATAGAAATTTTTTGCAAACGGTGTCAGAAATTTTTTTATCAGAAAGCCGTGCAACATATCGCTGGTCAAGGTTGTAATTTATGTAAAAATGAAAGAGCATCGGAAACAAAAATGATGAGTTTGCAAGATTTTACAGAGAAAAGTATGGATATATTTGGAGATAAATACTACTATCATGATTTTGAACTAAAAAATAATATTCTGTTTACTAATTTAACTTGTAAAATTCATAATTTAAAATTTACTCAGAATAGAGGTAGCCATTTACAGGGTAAAGAAGGATGCAAAATCTGTTTGTCTCAAAATTATCCTGCACGAAAAACGTTTCAGTCGTTTCTTGATAAAGCAAATTTGATACATAATTATAAATATATGTATAACGAATCAACATATTCAAAGAGAAATTCCAAAATGGAAATTCAATGTAAACCTTGTAATATAAAATTCCAGCAAACACCAAAATGTCATTTACAAGGAAGGGGATGCCCAAATTGCGCCCTTGAATCTACCATTTCTCCAAAACGCAAAAAAGTTAAACAAATTGATAAAAATACAAACGAAGTTATTAATATTTTTAATAGCTTACAGGAAGCAGCTAATTATTTAGGCGTTAAAAATAAAAATCTATCAACAGCCTGTAAGGGAAAGAGAAAAACTTGGTATGGTTTTAAGTGGGAATACGCCGACGCAAAGGATATAAAATAATATGGAAAAACAACAAGTAATAGACGTATTAAAAGATTTACAAGAATATTTTCGCTGGATGTATTATTCAGAAGATGCTAAAATTAAAATGGAATCTAAACAAATAGATTTTGAAGGAGAAAAATTCTCGGTCAAAGTTAGAAAAGACGGTAATTATGGAATGGTATTTTCTGGCGGCACTTTAGATGGTTTAGAAATGATTGTTCAAAATTGGTATATTAACGCGCCGCCGCCCGAAAATTCTTTAGAAAATGTTCAATGGAATTGCGCTATATTAAACCCACAAGATATTCCAGAAGATAAACGAGAATTTGCACATAGATGTTGTATGTTTTTAAGTTCAACTTTCACGCGGACAATTGCATTTTGTTTCTTCGCTAGAATGCAACCAGTAACTATTGAAGGAATAGCCAACGATTTAGCTTTAAAATAGTATGAAAACTGGATTTTTGGCAGCGGCTTATGATTGTTCAGATTTTCTAGATAAATCATTAAGTCCATTTATTTTATACAGTTTAAAAAATAACAGTAAGATTTCTGTAGTCCATTCGTGTTTTCAGGAATTTTTTGATTTAGGAAATCCTATTTTAAGCAAAGACGGAACCCATAGAAAACTAACTGATTATTATAATAATGGATCAATAAGTTATTTAAACATAAGTGATAAACCGTTAAGCGAAGCCGCCGCGCGGAATCTTGCATTGAAACCTCTTTTGGAAGCTGGCTGCGACACGATCATACTTTTAGACGCCTCTGATGAGCTTTTTACCTTAAAGCAAATAAAAGAAATAGTAGAATACGTTGAAAATAATCCAGAAACTAATTGGTTTAGACTCTCATTGAGAAACTATTACCAAACGGAAAATCAGTATTTAGCAGACTTATTTACTCCTCCGCGGATTTGGAAGGTAGATTGTCCGCCGTTTAAATTAAATTCTTTTAATTATGACAATAATATTTTGTTTGAATATGGCACTGACAAGCAATTAGTTGATCAAAATATTTTAAAGAATAAGACTATAAATATTCCGATTAAGCACCTTTCTTGGCTTTCAAATTCTCGGAGCCGTGATAAAATTTTATACCAAAATACCCGGTGGAGTTCTGATAAAAAGCCAACTTTAAATGGCGACGGCTGTTCTTATAAATGGGATGAATTAACTAATTCTGTTCAATTTAATGAAATTTGGTTTAAAAAAAATAAACTCCCTATACCTAAAGTTATTACAGAATCCTCAACTAAAGGATATAAGTTTTAGTATGAAAACAATTCTAGAACAAGAAAAAGACAAATTTTGGAAAAATTATATAGATAAAATAATGTCTAAGGAGTTACAAAGTTTATATCGAGAAGATATAGGAAAAATGCGCGGGGCGTTTGAAGCTGGTATAAGATTTATGGTTCAATTTCAAAATAAACACACAAGCAATCATAATTTAGATTTTCATAATTAAAACATGACAAACGAACAACTAGATTTAGATAGAGTTAAAATAGTTAAAGAATTTCTAGCAACCGGCGAAATACTAAATTTGTCCGGCGACTTAGACATCTCAATTAGTTCTTCAACGCCGGGAATATATCATGTATTTTTCGATAGACAAACTAAACATATTAATAAAAATAATCATTTAACCCATCAATACTCCATGTCTGACGTTGGATTAAAAAACATGGTGGACAATTTAGAAATCAATACTATTAAAAGGATTTTTGTAGAAAGTAAAATTTTACAACTAAGAAATAGAAAAGTTTTGGAAAATGAAATTAACCCATTAGATTTGGAGCAGTCAATTTAATGAGTAAAAAAGTATTAATCACTGGTGTTACCGGGCAAGCTGGAAGCTATTTTGTCGAATATCTTCTTAATAATACAGATTTGGAAATCTATGGAATGGTCCGGCGACTATCTGTTAAAAATCATACCAATTTAACTGAAAATGTATTAAATAATCAGCGTTTTCATTTATTTAGCGGGGATTTAAATGACTCACATTCTATCTATAAAAATATAGAAGATATTAAACCGGATTATTTTATTAACTGTGCGGCGCAAAGCTTTGTAGCCGAAAGCTGGATTAGTCCCGCCAATACTTTTGAAGTTGACTGTGTAGCCATTATACACATTTTAGAAGCTATAAGAAAATTAGTTCCGTCATGTAGATTTATTAATTTTGGTTCCAGTGAAGAAATGGGAGATGTAGTTTATTCGCCTCAAGACGAAAAACATCCGCCGCGCGCCAGATCGGTTTATGGAGCGGCTAAAATTGCTGCGAGGCAAATCATTAAAGTATATCGAGAAAGCTATAATTTATTTTGTGTCCAGCCGTGGAATTTTAATTATGAGTCTAAAAGACGTGGTGTAGAATTCGTAACTAAAAAAATAACACAAAATGTTGCTAGAATTTATCATTCTATAAAGAATAATCAAAACTTTGAGCCACTATTGCTTGGCGGATATGATTCTGAGCGAGACTGGTCGCACTGTGAGGATATTATAGACGGAGTTTGGAAAATGTTAAATAGTTCTCAACCTAAAGAGTATGTTTTTTCTAGTAATGAAACTCATTCGGTTAAAGAGTTTGTGGAAAAATCATTTAAATTAGCCGGTATAGATGGGTATTGGACTGGTTTAAGTTGTGACCAAACTTATAGATTATACAATTCTGATATTACTCTAGTAAAAATTGACCCTAAATTTTATCGTCCCGCCGACGTAACAAAATTATGTGGAGACTCTAGTTTAGCGCGACAAGAGCTAAATTGGAAACCAAAATGGACTTTTGATGATTTAATTAAAGAGATGGTCGAATACGATATAGCCAATTATACGAACTAGTAATACTAGGATTTCGCTGGGATAATGCGCGGAATTTCTTCAAAATAATTGGGAGTTTAGATTTGCAAAAGTATATAGATTTTGATGGAGAATCAGTCTAATTTTCAAATACTTATCGGCGGACAAAATCCTGAAGAAATTAAAAAAATAAATATGGAAAATTTAAATAGCGATGAAGAATTACCAGAAGTTAAAAAACAAATAGAAAGTAATAATGTGATTATGGATCATTTTTTAAACTGTAAGTGGAACTCGGGGAAACAATTGAGAAAAACGCAGGGATGTTGTAGCTCCGCACCTCAAGAGACTGTAATGTATTTTTGTGATTTACTACAAATAGAGTCCCTTCAACCACTCATCTGCGAACGCTGTACAAAATTTCAAAATCGAGAAGAAAATAAAGAATAATTAAATAAAATGGCACCAAAAAATAAAAATGTTAGTATTGAGGAAGAAGGAATTTCTGGAAGTCGATCAAATGACATATTATCCAGCCTTCTAAAAGAAAACAAAGACGATATTTATAATCATATTATACCTAGACATCAAATTATCTCTACGGGCTCGCTCACTTTAGACAGTTATGTTAAAATCCGTTCTGGTGGCGTAGTTAGATTAGTAGGTAAAGGCGCAGAATTAGGAAAAACGTCTGAATGTTTTGTAATCGCGCGGAATTATATGGACGTAATGCCAAAATCTAAAACTCTTTTTATTAAAGCAGAATCAAGATTAAGTGAAGAAATGCAAAAAAGAAGTGGGCATAAATTCGTAACAAATCCTGAAGATTGGGATTATGGAACGGTATTTATTTTATCGACTAATACATTTGAAACAATAGCTAAAGTAGTAAAAAAACTACTAGAAGAAATGCATGAAAATGGGGAATACCTTGTAATAATCTTAGACAGCCTTGATGGAGTTATTTTAAAGACGGATTTACATACAAAAGAAGTAGATAACACCGGCATGGTAGCAGGGGTTCCAAAAATGACAAAATTGCTATTTAGGCATCTAGGATTACCAATATCTCACTATGATGCATTATTACTAATTACTGGTCAGTATTCTGCTAGTATAGAATTAGATAAATATTCAACGGAAGCAAAAAGACAAGGGCCAAGTGTCGGTGGAGCGTCAGTCGAGCATCAGAGTGATTACGTACTCTCCTACGGTCAGAGATTTACGGGAGATCAAATCCTAGAAAAACCAGATGAAAAACCGGATCATCTTAAAAACAAAATAATTGGGGTTTATGCGACTGTAGAAATTAAAAAATCTGCGACCGACGTATCTGGATTAAAAATAAAAATTCCTATTCGTAAAAATAAAATTGGTAATGCAATATGGGTATCCAAGGAAGTAGCGGACAATATTTTGTCATGGAGTTTTGCGACTAGAAAAGGTGCGTGGATTAACTTCTCTCCAGAAATCATACAAGAAAGTGAAGCCGCCGGAATTAAATTACAAGAGACTATTCAAGGATTAAATAATCTATATGAATATATCGAGAATGATAAAGTAGTTTTTGAATGGTTTTATAATAAGTTTAAGAATTTACTTTGTGAATAAATGAAATTTTTAAAATTTGAAAGTGACAAGTTAGTTAATGTTAACATTTCTCCATATCTTATTGATTGGTCACGTAAAGTATCCGCGCCCCAATTCAAGGCTAAAAAATTTCTCTACCCTTATTGGAAATCATCAATTGTTCTAGAAGAATTTAGAATTCCATCATCTCTTTACCGTATCGACTTGATCAACCTAAGTTCTAAAATTTGTATTGAAATTAGTCCTGACAAATTACATTTAGAATTCAATAAATTTATGCACGGCAATAGAGTTGGGTTCCATAAGAAAATTAAGGCCGATGCAGATAAAATGTTATGGGCTGAACGCGGCGGCTTCACTTTTCTGGAGTGGTACGATGAAGATTTAAAAAACCTCTCTAAACAATATTTAAAAGAAAAATTTGACTTAGATTTATGAACGAAAAAGAATACAGGGTCAAAAGAGTTGAATTAGATGTAAAAGAACAGGAAATTAAAGTCAGAGAGGCTAAAAATTTCCTAGACGAAGGATATAAAAAATTTAAAGCGGAATTTGAAGAAAAATACTCTCAACTTAAAATGAATTATGAAAGAGAAATAGTCAGACTAGAAAAAGAAAAAATATATTTAGAAGAATCAAAAGAAGAAGTCGCGCGCGGCTTTGAAAGGAATGGAGATTACTAGTAAAATGATATTAGAAACCAAATTTGATTTATTAGACAAAGTTAAAATACTCGAATTAAATAAAATTGGGGTAGTTAAATCTATTTATTTAAGTAATTTAGGATTAAGCTATAATATTAGATATTTTGCTGGGGAAGAAATAAAAGAAGTGTATTTTTATGAAAATGAATTATCCGCTGAGTTAGATGAGAAAGTTTTAGGGTTTCAAACAGAAAATGATAAGAAATTGAAAGAAAAAGTGTAAAGTATATAGGATTAGACAAGACTTTTAAAACTATGCCGTGCGGAATTCATGTAAATCTAACAGAAACAGACGAAAAGGAAATCTGTGAGATGTTTTTACGCGGAATTACAGTTGATAACATTGCTCGACATTATAAATGTAGCCGCCCAAAAATAACGAAAATACTTAAAATCAACCAAATTGATACTTCTGTAAAATTTAAACCAGCACACAATAAACTTTTCTTTTCTGAAAATCAAATAGATGAAATGGTAAAATTACACGATAACGGCGCGTCAATGACGGAAATAGGTAGAAAATATAATTGTTGTGATGGCTTGATTGGCCAAATTTTAAGAAAAAGAGGAATTAATACAAATAGAGATGCCTCTTTTTATACCGAACTGAAGGTTAAAGATAACGAAGACAAAATTGTTGAACTTTATGTAGAGAAAAAGGTTAGTATCAATAATATAGGAAAATTATTTAAAGTTAATGGCAGCAAAATAAAAGAAGTCTTATTAAAAAATAATGTAGAAACTAAAGAATATTCGGCATTAGGAGATGAAAGAGAAATGGAATTAGTGAACGTTTACGTTAATTCAACTAAAACTCAGGAAGAAATTTCTAAAATATTCAATATCTCAAGCCGAACAGTGTTAGAGATTTTAAATAAACACAAAGTTACTAGGAGAAAAAGCAAACATAAATATTGGGAAGCAGACAGAAGGTCACTTTATCAAAAACTCATAGAAAAATATGGTAAAGAAGAAGCCGAAATAAGGTATCTAGAATGGAAACGAAAAATCAAAGAAGGTCATCAAAAAAAGAATCTTCATACGAATCCTAAAATACAAGTAAAACCCGCAACTTCTGGATTCGGAATTTCCTCCAGATATAATGGTTTGTGGTTTAGGAGTTTAACAGAATTAACGTATTTTATAGTTGAAATTGAAAGAAAAAATTTAATTTATGAGTCCGCGGAAAGTTCAAGATTCAGAATTCCTTACGTTTTTGGTGGACAAAAGAGAAACTATTATCCTGATTTTTTTGTTGATAATTCTATTATAATTGAAGTTAAACCCCTCAAAAGAAAACTAGACGGAATTACTCTTGCGAAATCCGAGGCTGCAATACAATTTTGTAAAAACCTCGGAATCGAATATAGAATTGTTAAATATGAAACTGACTTTACTTTAATTAGAGAGCTATATTCTAAAAAACTAATATACGACTTTTCCGATAAAGATAAAAACCGTATTGAAAAAGCAATTTTTAGAGGATGGTGCCCGGAATCAATAGAAAGATATAAAACACAATATGAGTAAAAAATTTACTGACCCGATTGATGGATTTTTTGAATTTCCAGAGTCACTACTAAAACAAATTAGCGAATGCACAAATGGAAATTATATAATATTTTATTCTAATAATGGCGAGCCAGATGTCCGCGCGGAATTTTCCGATACGATAAATGAAATTGGAATTAGAGCCTATGCTACAAATTTTATCGGAGGGATAAATGCAGCCGAAGAAATTTCATCTACTCAAGATTTTCTAGGAATGAATGGCGGACATGACCCAGATTGTGATCGGTTTGAAGACGAAGACGAAGATTAGTTTTTTTAGATTCCATTAAGTTTTCTTAAAAAGAGTTATCCGCGCGGAATCCAGAAAAGGATATAATTTTGGGTGATACATTATAAATTTATGCCGCGCCCAAAGAAAATCTTATCCGAAGAAGAACAAAGGAAATTAGATAATAGAAAAAAAGTCCGCGCGATTCTTTTAAGACTTTTGGGTCATGTTGACGCTTTTAAAATTAATTATGTGATAGAAACTTCTATATTGAAAAGTTGGGTCAAAAAATATGGATTTGAATTTGTAGAACAGTTTAATTTACCAGATTTTTTATCTGAAGTTGAGTCGTTGCGCCCACTCACGGGTAGTTGGGGAATTCAGCATATTAAAGAAATGTACAATTTATGGGAATTTAATAAGAAAAAGTCCGCCGAGATTGTTGAATTAACACCGGTGAAAATCGGCGCGGATTCACAAATAATTACTAAACCAAAAAACTTAAAGTCTTTCTTAAATTCTTAAAATGCCACTTAAATCCCCAAATAAATTAGAGCTAGAACGCCATTCTTTAGCCGCGTTAGTCCAAAATCCTGACATTTTTGCCGATATAGATAACGTAGTAAAAGAAAATTTCTATTCAAACAAATTAAATCAGATAATTTTTAGTGTAATTCGCGCGGCTTTACTCAATAAAGAGCCAATTGACAAGTTTACGATTAGTAACAAAATATCTAATCTTAATTTAACTTTTGAAATTGATGTTTATTCGTATTTAGAAGCTTTAGAATTAATCCAAATAAATAAAGAAGCTAGTTTAGGGTATTTTAAAGACTTGGCTAAAATTTGGGGAAAAGAACAGATTTTTAAGCAAACAGAAGAAATTCAAAAATATTTAAATAATTCAGCTAATGATTCTTTTGATCAAGTAATAGCTAAATCCGACGCCCTTTACGGGGAGGTAATAAATAATTTTAACTTAAATAATGAACCTCAAGACTTATTCGCCGGGCTAGAAGAGTATATTGAAGGTATCGCTGACGACGATAAAAAACATGAAATTGTTGCGCCATATCAAAAATATCAAAATAATTATGGAGGATGGTATCCGGGTGATTTAGTAGTTTTTGTTAGTCCTCCCAAGTCAGGTAAAAGTACAATCTTATTAGACATCTTAATCAAGACCACGCAATCAGACAGTAATGTTAGGGCGTTGATGATAGATACCGAATTGGAAACTTATAGGGTTCAAAGAAGATTATTATCTAATTTAACTGGAGTCCATGAAAAGTTATTAAAAGACGGAACTTGGAGAAATAATTCCATTACTCTTAAAAAAGTTCGTGAAATTTGGCCGTTAATTAAAAAATATTTTTCAAAAATAGACCATATTTATGTTGCAAATGCAACAACAGAAGAACAACATTCCATTATAAGACGGTGGCACTGGAAAAATATTAATACAACTGGTAAAAAAGCTATTGTGGCTTTAGATTATTTTAAATTAACATTAAATGATGGGGTTGATAATGCCTATGCTGGTTCAATGAAAATGGGGTACGCTGTAGATGCCACAAAAAAATTAGCATCTGAGTTACAATGTCCAATTTTAGCAGCCGCCCAAGCTAACGCAGCAGACGAGACAGGATTAAGTAAAGAAGTTAATAAATTTGCGTCATCTGTATTTTTATTCAAAAAGAAAACATTAGATGATATAGCATTAGAAGGTGGTAAATCGACCCATAAACTAGTCCCGATGTTTACAAGAGATGTTGGGTTAGAGTATGATAGTATTGATACGGTTAAAATTACTAAAGATAAAAAAGACATGTATATTCCAAATCATATCAATTTTAGAATAGATAGCTTTGTTGTTACTGAAATGAACACATTACAAGAACAGTTAAGCTTACAAATGTTACCTAAAAAACCTAAAAGTGAATCCGGGGATTTATTTTAAATGAGAGTTTTACCCGAATTAGCCGCCAAATTAACTCATGTTTGTGACGGATGGATTGTTGGTTCCGCCGCCGATCCTGAAAATAAAAGTCCGCGCGATTATGATATTGTTATTCCTTTTAATAAATGGCGTGAAGCCGCTGCATTGATACCTAAAGATTCAAAAAGAAATACTTTCGGCGGCTGGAAATGTATTAGCGAAAACAAAGAAATTGATGTTTGGCCGGACGAATTAGGTTGGATTTTAACTAAACCAATGGTTAAATTTGCGTGGCATCCTTTTAGTGGAACTAGAATAAGTAAATTATAATGGAGCAAGAACTAGACATTAAATCTTTTTTAGAAGAACATGGTTATCCAGTTAGAGACGCTGGAAATGAATGGTCGTCAAAATGTTTGTATCGCGGCGGCTCAAACTGGAATTTATCTATTAATAAAAAAACTGGTTTTTGGTTTGATTTCGTTCAAGCATCCGGCGGGCCGTTTTCTAAACTAGCCGAAATTATTGCCGGAAATAAACTGGAAGAATCTCAGTTTGCTTTTTCCAACACTGATTTTATTGATGAGTTAAAACTTCCTAAAAAATTTGATAATTCTATTTTAGATTCTCTAATAAAAGATAATTCGTATTGGAAATCTCGCGACATTAATGAATCCATATTTGACGAATTTACTTGTGGAATATTTAATGACGGTAAAATGGCTAAAAGAGCCTGTACTATTATCTACGGTCAAAATAAAGAGATTGTGGGTATATCCGGGCGAGCTTTAGAAAATTGGATGAAGCCGAAGTGGAAACATTTATTTAAAGTTTCAGAAGTTTGTTTTCCTCTTTACTTAAATTTAGAAATTATAAAACAAAAACAAGAAGTTATTTTAGTGGAATCATTAGGTAATCTTTTCTCTCTTTGGTCCGCCGGGATTAAAAACGTAATTTGTATTTTCGGAACTAGACTACACGGTAAAGTTTTGACCTCTCTTCTCAGCTTAAATCTTAAAAGTATCAAAATTTGTCTAGATAATGATAGCTTAAAGAATAATGTAGGAAATGAAGCCGCCGAAAAGATTAAAGTTAAATTAAGTAATTTCTTTGATGAAAATGTTGTAAAAATCATATTTCCGCCCGAAAACGACTGGAATGATCGTTTAGTTAAACTCGGCGGACAAAGTATTGTGGATTTACTCGGATAAAAGGATATAAATTTAGATGAAACGTATTGCATGTATCGGGTCTAGAACTATAAATTTGGATCAAGAAGAGTTGTTTTTTCAGATTGGTCGATTTATTGTTTCGGGCGGGGACTATATATCATCTGGTAACGCATTAGGTTCTGACCAAGCATTTGCAAAAGGAGGGAATTCTATTAAACCGGAAAACGTAATAATTTATCTTCCTTGGAAAACATATGAAACTTATCATCTAAATCCTAAAAACAAAATTTGTTACGAACCTAAAAAAGAATGGTTTGAATTGACCGCTCCGTTTCATGGAGGTTGGAATAATTTAAGCCAGGGTGTTAAAAGACTGATGGCGAGAAATTATGGTATCGTCCACCGAGCGGACAAAGTTATTGTATTTTTAAATCATAAAAAGCAAGGAGGGGGAGGCACTGGGCAAGGTGTTCGTATTGCAGAATCATTAAAAATACCGGTTTTAGACTTAAAACAACAAATCTTTTGATGAAGTAGTAGAGTTTTTAGAAAGTTAATTTCTAGACTAAAAAGTATATAAATTTTCTTATGAAAGAATATTCTTGTGGATTTATTTTCGATATTTCCGGTAATCGAGTTTTACTAATTAAAAAGAAACCAAATTCTCCAACACCCAATTTATGGAATGGGATCGGCGGAAGATTGGAAGTTGATGAAACTATTGAAACTTGCATGGTCAGGGAAACCAAAGAAGAACTAGGAATAGATATTTCTGAGGAAAACTGGCATAAATTTGCAATTTTAACCGGCCAAAATATTCAATGTGACTGGAAAGTTCATTTTTTTAGAACATTTAGTAATAAAATTACCGAAGCTAAACAGATGGAAAACGAAGAAATATCTATTTTTCAAGTTAAATTATTGCCAGATGTTGTTCCAAATGTAAATTGGCTAATTAGTATGGCTTTAAATATTGATAGTGATTCCGCCGATAGTTTTATCGTCCAAGAACGATATTGACCGGCCAAATAGTGTAAAAGGATATAAGATAAAGACAAAATGAATGAATTAAATTCTGAAACTCAACTAGTTTTTCCATTTTTAGATGAACAGCCGCCAGAACCTGATATTTTGGCCGGAGAAATCGGCGGACAAATTGGTTATGTAGAAGCTGAACAATTTGAATTTATTAATCAATATGGAGAAATAAATCTTGATTTAAATTCATGCGGCTTCTTAAAGAGAAAGCAAAAACCATGAAAACAGAAACAAAAGAACAGCAAAATATTTGGTGGGCAGCCCTTCATAGATTAAATCTTGGAGAATGGGAATGTAATTGGGGAGAAAAAGAATATACTTTTACAATTATCAATACAGAAAAATTTCTTAAATTGACAAGAGAACTAGGATATAATAAATAAAAGATTAAAAATATGAATAAAAATGTTACGTCGGAAATATTAAAAGAGTTTAAAGAAAGATTATCCACCGGAGAACTGGAATGTAATATGCGTCGATGGTTTAAACATACTACAAAACTATCGAAATCACAGTCAAACGAAGTCTTTAATCAGACCAAACGTGAAATTCTAAATCAAGATACCTTAATAAACGAAACTTCTAACTGGGGCCAAGAATTAGATTTTAATGGAGAAGTAACATATAATAAAGATTTAGATGTTTATATTCTTTTTCTTAATAAATTAAATAAAAATATTACCTTAAAGGGTGAAGTTGTCCGCGATATTCAGCGTAGCTTTAGTGATTTACTCGGTGAGCCAGCAACAATTAACGAATTGGCCCGCGCCCACGGAATCCCTCGACATTTTCTTACGGAAATTATTAAAAAGCTTGGGCTAACACACTCCGAACTTCCCCTAACTGAAGAAGAAATTAAAGATAAAAGCGTAGAAGATATTTCGGCGGATTTATTAGAATTAAAGAAATTTAAAATAGTCCAAGAGTTTAATAAAAAAGACTGGCGTGAATCCGCCCATTTAGCAAATAAATGGAGAGAATTTCAGGTAGGAGTGCTTGACCCTTTTGAGCAATATATTTCTAAATTTGACTTTAAATTAAATAACGTAAAGCAAAAAATTGTCAATTATGACTATTCTAATGATGTAATTCTTTTATCTGCTAACGATTGGCAGATTGGAAATAAAGCTGATGGTAGATTCTTAGTATTCGGTGAGGAATGGAATACCGAAAAATGTTTTAACGCTATTGAAACAGTAGCGAATAAGGTTGTTAATCGCGCCAAATCAAGAAATATCGACAAACTAACCCTTCTTTTTAATGGTGATATTAATCATGGGTTTGAAGGCCGCACAACAAAGGGCACAGTGTTAAAATGTGATACTTTTAAATATGAACAATTTGACGCTACAATCAAAGCTATTAGTATTTTAATATCGAATTGCGCGGATCACTTTAATGAAATTAATTGTTATGTTGGAACGGGTAATCACGAAGGCTGGACGTTTTATCCTACCTTTAAACTAATTCAGGAAATTTTTAGAGATTATGATTTTGTTAAATTTCATTTGTCATTAAAAGACTCTATGTTTTTCAGAGTTAATAATTCTATGATTATCGCGCATCATGGGGCCGCCGCGGAATACGACTTTAAAGTTCCTCAAGATAAAAAAGGCCGCGTGGCCTTTGTCCAAAAACTTATTAGAATTGCAAGTAAGGAATTAAAGTTTTATGAACCTGAACGTATTTTCTTTATTAAAGGTGATACTCATGCGTTTGAATCGGCGGACTTAGGACAATTTACTTTCTTTACTTTCGGGGCTTTACCTAAAGGAGATGAATTTGCTAATGCCCTTAATTTAGAAGGAACGCCAACTCAAAATGCTTTAGTTATTTCTGACAATAAAGATTACGAAACTTGGCATTTAACTTTTTAAATTCCCGTGTTAAATAAAGTAATTTTATCGCTGTTTGATTACAGCGGAAATTGGGTATTACCATATCGTCAAAACGGTTATCCGTGTATTCAAATTAATATAAAATATGGTCATGATGTTTTTGATGATTCTTGGTTAAATGATTTAGACCCTGATGATGTTTATGGAATATTGGCCGCGCCGCCTTGCGATAATTTTGCCGTTAGCGGCGCGCGATGGTTCAAAGACAAGGATTTGGACGGCAGAACAGAATATAGTATTAAATTAATTAAAAGAACTTTAGAAATAATTAAAAAACTAAACCCTAAATTTTATGCTATTGAAAATCCCGTCGGGCGGATAAATAGATTAATTCCAGAAATGAAAGAGTTGGGGCCGAGATATTTCCAGCCTTATTTTTACGGAGATTTTTATAGTAAAAAAACTGGACTTTGGGGCCGATTTAATTTTCCAGAACCAACAAATATGGTTGAACCCATTCGTAGCTGTCCTCAAGGCTCACATTTGCAAAGACTCGGCGGGAAGTCAGAGAAGACCAAAATGCTTCGTTCGATTACCCCGATGGGGTTTTGTCGCGCATTCTACGAATCCAACCAATAAAAATATATATTACAACATGCTTGAATTAAATAAGATTTACTGTGGAAATAATTTAGACTTACTCAAACAGTTAGATGATAAATCCATACAACTTTGCGTGACGAGTCCTCCATACTTTTCTTTACGCTCTTATTTATCCAAAGATGATCCTAATAAACATTTAGAAATTGGAGCAGAAGAATCCTTACAAGAATATATTGACAATTTAGTAAAAATCTTTTCGGAAGTTTATAGAGTTTTACGAGACGATGGAATTTTATATTTGAATTTAGGAGATAGTTATGCAGCTAATAGAACTTATCAAGTTGCCAGTAACAAGGGAGCAAACAAGGGAGTAGCTCAGTCAGTTGAGGGAAAAGGATCAAAAGTCCCCGCCGGTTTAAAACCTAAAGATTTAATAGGTGTTCCTTGGAGAGTAGCATTTGCACTCCAAGATTGGGGCTGGACAGTTAGAAGTGAAATTATTTGGGCTAAAGGAATTAGTTTTAACAACAAATATTCAGGAAGTTGTATGCCAGAAAGCTGCAAAGACCGCCCGACTAAATCTCATGAAACTGTTTTTATGTTAACTAAAGGAACTAAGTATTATTATGATAATGAAGCAGTTGCAGAAGAAACTACAAATCCTTATACTTTGGATTGTATAAAAAAAGCAAAAGAACAAAAATCTACAAGATCAGATTTAAATATATTTTCTAAAGAAGATCGCCACGGAAAAGGTAAAAAGGGAATTAGCCGCGCCGAAATGGGAGCCTTAATGTCTTCTAAAAGAAATATTAGATCGGTTTGGACAATAAATCCCGAAAGTTTTAGGGGAGCACATTTTGCTGTAATGGCCACCAAACTTATTGAACCATGTATTTTAGCCGGAACAAGTGAATATGGTTGCTGTTTTAATTGCGGTAAACCATATACAAGAATAATAGAAAAAGGTCGCGCGGACGAAGAACATAAAAGACTTTGTGGCGCGGATTCAAACGGTGAATATCTCTGCGAAGCAACTAAAGAATTTAAAAAAAATAATGTTCAAAATGCTAGTGAAGTCAAAGCCCGGATTCTCGCCGGAATGGTAGAAAAGAAAACAGTTGGTTGGAAAAAAGATTGCAAATGCGAGACTGACGAAATTAAGCCTTGTGTTGTAATTGATCCATTTGGCGGCGCGGGCAGCGTGGGTTTAGTAGTCAAACAACTAGGAAGAGATTACATTTTATTTGATCTTAATCCAGAATATTGCGAAATAGCAAAAAATAGAATCCAAGAAATATTACTATAATGGGAAGAAAACCTAAAAATCCATTTGAGCAAGATTTTGTCACGTTTCACGCGGACGATCACAGCTACATAGACAAAGAAAATAATAAATATATCTCAGTCTCGCAACTTATACATTTATATGAAATTCCCTTCGACGAATCTGGGATTATTCTTACGATGTGTGCAAAACGTGAAGGAATAGATAAAGAAGTTTTAAGAAAGCGCTGGAACGATAAGCGCGATCTAAGTTGTCTATACGGCTCGGCAGTACACGCAGAAATAGAACATTTTATTAACACTAAAAAAATAAGGAAATCCGCGAATAAAGAAATAGTAGAAAATTTCAAAAATGATATTTATCCAACATTTGAATATCCGGTTTTTTCGGAAGTTCTTGTCTATTCTAAAGATTTACTCGTGTCTGGTTTGAGTGATTTTGTGGAGTATAATAAAGATAAAAATGAAATAAGAATTTGCGACCTCAAAACAAATGAGTCTTTGACAAAAAAAGCCTACAATAAACTTTTATATCCGTTAAATCATCTGAAAAACGATGCGATCACAAGATACTCTCTTCAGTTAAGCTTATATTCCTATCTTTTGTCTTTACAGGGCTATAACGTTAATAAAAATCTAAATATCTTTTGGGTGAATCCGGCGGACAAGAAAATAGAAATTATCAAAGTCGATTATATGAAAAAAGATATTATGACGATGCTGGAACACTATTCGGCGGACGCTTTTTAGTTGTATCCTACAGCCCTTAAAATTGAATAAACATTTTTTTCGTTAATGTAAACCGCCTGAATAGTAGGACTAATTACTGGTTCGTCCGCCAACCTTAAACCCTTTTCTTTATAATCTTCTTCGATAAAATCGGCAACAAAATCCATCGAACCGGGTGAATTCTTTAAATATTTATAATAAATATCTATTTCTGGTCGCGCCACTTCAATTAAAATATTTTCAAATTGCCTAAAATCATAATGCAGCCAGAAGCATAAATCTCTAAAACACAAAAGTCGTGTAGGAGGATTTAAAATTTCTGCGCGGACAATAAAGTTCACGTATTTTATTTACACTTTTCCATGAATCCGAGCGTTTTACCCGCCATTAAACTAATTTCCCAAAACCCTTGACTTTCCAAAACAAAAGGATATAGTGTTTAGACGGTTTAAGTTTTAAAACGAAATGGCAAAAAATCCAGACTATACAACAGAAGAAGACAACACATTAAGAAAATTCTATTTTGATGCCACACATCAAGAATTAACTAAATTATTCCCCGACCGATCTGTAGTTGCAATTCATAAAAGAGCACGTCGTTTAGGCTTAAAAAAGAATCCCGAAATCACCGAAGCATATAATAGAACATGTGAATTAAGTAACCTTTTACTAGAAACCCCGTTAGCTTATTATCAAATGGGTTTTATCGCGGCTGATGGATGTTTTACTAAGTCTGGCGGAATTTGTATTTCGGTAAATGAAAAAGATACCGAATGGTTAAAGAATGCTTTTGAAAATGTTAAGTTTAATTTTTATTCACACAAACATTCGCATGAATATAAAAATGAAATAAAATATTCGGTGCAGTCTTCATTACAGGGAAACGATAATAAAAACTATTTTAAAATTCAGGATAAATTTGACTTACAGCAGAATAAAACACTATATCCACCACAAAACTTCCAGTTTTATAAAAGTTTACCCAATGACTTATTTTTATCTTTTTTAATTGGTTTGATAGATGGCGACGGATGCATTCATAAGAAAAAAAATAACACTGTAGTAATACAGGTTTGTTGTCATAAAAATTGGGGCGATTTTTTTGCAGCTCTAAAAGAAAAGATAGAATCAATATTTAATTTAACTGTTCGCGTTTCTCCACCCAATCGAAAAGACAATTGTATAATTTTGATTATGCATAAGTTCCCGATTCTTAGGGAGCTAAAGAAATGTGCGATAAAACTCAATCTTCCTATTATGAAGAGGAAATGGGACAACATTAATGTTAACCATATAACATATTATGAAAAAGCAGAAATGAAATTTGAAAAAGTAAAAGAACTTTTGGACTCTGGAAAGTCTTTTAAAGAATCTGCGCGAATCGTCAATCTTAATTCTTATTTAACCAAAAAAATTAAAATAAGACTGGGATTACCACTAGAAACAAGAAAAAGCAAGAATACTTAATATGAAAACATTTACTCGCTGGTTTGTGATTAACGCTATTATTTTCACCGCCTCGGTAGGAGGCTTTTATCAGGGCGTTTTTCAATACATGTTAGAACACGACGCCTCATATATAGCCTTAGTTTGTTTAATTTTATATGTAATATTTTCATTTCAGCTAGGAAGAATATCTTGGTTAATTGACAAAAATCCTCTAGATACAGAAAGCCATATTCATAGATTACAACCAGCTTATTTCATGTCAGAAACCTTCCTGCTGCTCGGTTTGCTCGGAACGACCGGGGGACTTTGCTTCACAATCGTTAAAGCCTTGCCACTCGCGCAGGGCGGAGACACGGCAGAGTTTTTGAAACAGCTAATGGCGGGAACTGGAAGAACGTTAATAACTACGATTTTTGCACTAATATGTACTATTTTACTTTCATCTCAATTATTTATTGTTAGTAGAAATTTAAAAAATGATGAAAGCCGTTAATTAAATAAAACATGAGAACTTATAGACAGGTTAGACCTAATCTTATTCCCTTTGTTGATTACCATACAAATATTTTACTTGTTTTTATCCTTATTCTTGCATTTAGCTCTATTACTAAAAAAAATGATAGTTCAATTCAGTTAACTGAATTATATGAAATTGTTATGACGTGGAATCCAGAAAGTTCCTCTGATGTCGATCTCTGGTCGCAAGACAGCGCCGGGAATATTGTCGGGTTCAATCGACGCGAAGGAGGGCAAGGAAGTTTATTTGCTTTAAAGAGGGATGACTTGGGCGCTAGTTCAGATCGGCGCGCTGACGGAACAATAGTTAAAATTAACGAAGAAATTATATCAATTAGAGGAACTAAAGAAGGTGAATATATAGTTAATGGACATTGCTACAGAAAGTATCCGGGCGAAACCGGGCCATTAACGGTAAAAGTTAAATTAGTCAAAATCAAACCATTTAAAGAAATAATTGTTAAAGAAAGAGTATTTAATCATTCTGGAGACGAAGAAACATTTTTTAGATTTAAATTTGATAAAAATGGAGAAGTTACCGAGACAAATGAATTACCCGCGAAAATTGCAGTAATTAGCGGGGCAGAATCCGCCGAACAATAAAAATATGAGAGCGCCAAATTGTAAAATAGGGAAATTCCTAATTAAATATTTTGATAGATTTTATATTATTGAATATGATGGTCAAGAAATGTTTAGATTTAGTCAAGTTTGGGAAAATAGATTTGGCTTAGAACTAATTTTAAACTTTATGTTTACAAGCGGTCAAGAAGATTTTTTAAGATTGATTAAAAATTTTCGAGAAAGAGTTCATATTCATAATAATTATTTAGATGGATTAGATTAATATGATACCTTTTTCAATCTATTTCAGCCTTCTTTTTCTCGGCGGAATAATTTTTTGGTTATTAGTTGAGTCAAAAGTCCACGCGATTTTTAAGATTTTAATGACTTCACTCTTTTGCTTGTTCACGGTTGGAGTATTTTCCGGCCTAGACAGTTTCCTCGGCTGGGCGGCGGACGATAGTGGTATGCCAGAAGTTGTAACGATTGTCGCCGCTAATATCAAAGAACCAAATAAAAATTTAGGTCAAAAAGGCGCAATTTATCTTACATTAGATAGTGTAAAAAGTAATTACGACAATCAATTTTTTAAAATGTTAAAATACGAAAGCGACAAAAACGAACCTAGAATGTTTAGATTACCTTATTCTAGAAATTTACATGAGCAACTTCAAAAAGTAATGGAAAAATTACAAAAAGGTCAAAAAGTTACTGGAAAATTAACTAAAAATGGTAAATCGGGCGGAAAAGGCAAAGGCAAAGGAAAAGGCCAGCCGGGAGACAAAGAAAGTGGTCAAAAGGGCGGCGGCTCAGAAAGTCTAGAACAAGAATATATGTTTTATAATTTAACGCCGGGTGAAATTCAACCTAAAGAACCAGAGAAAACAAAATAATATGACTGAACAATCAATAAATAAATCAGCTTTTTATATTAGTTTAACAATAATACTTGTTGCATTGTTTTGGTCAATTGAAAATATCACAATTCAATTTATCAAATCTTCCAATCAACCTGAGATAATTCAGCAGGAAGTTTCTCAAGAGCAGTTACTTCAACAGCAATTTCAACAAATGTTTAGATTTGGAGTTCCGCAGCCGCCCGGACAAGAAGAAAATACTCCTAAAAAACCAGAATATCGTCTTTAATTTTTTGGAAAAGGATATAGATTTTGTAGATAACGTGTAAATTAAATATGCAAGATTAAATAAAATAATGTTTTATAAATCAAAATTTATAACAGTTGCAGGATTTTTATCCTTAATTAGTTAGATTTGCGCAAAAATAAAACAGCAGTACGGATAGACGTACATGACCAAGAGAGTTATGAGTAGGTGTGTCTTGGCCTGAGACTAGCCAATTTGAGCTAATCCAAGGGGACTCATATTAGTTGAGAAATCAACCTGTTTTATGTTAAAGGCCGGGAGTAATTAACCCGGCTTTTATTTTTTTACGCGGCTCAATTTAAAAGTTTTTTCAGTGGTCAATCCAAAAGGATATAAGTTTTAGAGACTTCAACACCTTAAATCTTTTAAACCTCAATTTCATGGCCTTAATCAATAAATCACGAATTCCCACCAAAAAGCTAGAAAAACTTATAGAATTTTGCCGTCCAAAAAGCCTTAATTTAGATAATACAGATATAATAGTTAAAAATTGTAAAACTTTCTGGAGTTGCGATTTTCATTATGGTAACTACGCAATTCCTTACGTTATTCTAAGGTTTGATTATAATAAAAAACACTATCCATTGGAATTTTCTCTTCGTTCTGATAAAAAACTTAGGACGGGATACCACGGTGAATATTCCTTTAGCGACTTCTGGAGTATGGCAGTTTTTACAACTCGGCATGAACTTGCCCATATCCAGCAATATAATGACCCAATTAAAAGGCAGCAATTATATCATAATTTAAAAATTTGCGAACAATGGGCGGATAAAGTAGCGTTTAAAAAACTAAAAGAATATAAAAAATTAAAAGATAACGGAATAGACCCTTTAAAGTAAATTAAAATTAAAATTATGGCTAATTGTAAATTTTGTGAAAACGATATGTTAAAAGTTGATGAATGCTTGTGGAATTTGTTTGTAGAATTTCCTGACGGTGAAAAGCTTCCTTCGTCTAATTATCATTTCGATGAACCTGATGGTCGTTGCCATGATTGTAATATAAAACATGGTAATAGACATCATCCGGGCTGCGATGTAGAGCGTTGCCCGCGATGCGACGGCCAATTGATTAGTTGTGGATGTTTAGATGAAGAAGAGTTATTAAAAGATGAAAAAGATTAAATCAAAAAATATTTATGGTAATTGTAAAATTTCAGATCACGACAAAAAAATCTGTATTAAAATTTGCAAAAACATTGGAATCGAGCCAACCGAGAAAAATATCCGCGCGGCTTATATGAATGATTTTATCTAAATGATTGAAATTAAAAAAAATAGATATTTTTGACAAAAGTATTGGAACTATAATTCAATGCTGTAATTGTCAAAATACAATGGGTCGAGGATTGGCTTTAAAAATTAAAAAACGTTATCCTCGCGCTGCTAGTTCAGACATGCTTACAAAACGCGCAGATTTCAAAAAGCTTGGGTTATTCTCATTCGCCCTCGCCAACGAAGACCAGTTTCACAATATCATAAATAGTTATTCTCAGTTTAGGTACGGGCGAGAAAAACAACATTTAGATTATTCAGCCATGAATACTTCTATGGAAAACATTAAAGAGTTTATACTAAAAATGGGAATAAACGATAAACCAGTAGCCGCGCCCCGACTTTTCGGTTGCGTAAATGCGGGCGGGAATCCTAAAACGGTTTTAGATATTTTCAAGTATGTTTTTGAAGACTGCAATGAAATAAATTTGATACTTTGTGAACAATGAAAATAGAACTTAAAAATACTGATTTCAAACAATTATTTGAATTTCTAGATGAATCTCCTGATACCATGCCAATAGATAATATTATTGAAAGTTTAAGAAAACAATATGATAAAGCATTTAATAAATATCAAAACGAAAAACAAGAATTTAATATCGGTGAAAAAGTTAAATTTAAGTGGCCGAATGATTGGTTATTATGGGATGGAGTAATTAAAAAAGTAAGTCAATTAGCTAATGGTAAATATAAATATATTGTAGAATACGAAGACCATTATGACGATGTTGACGGAGACGAAAATCGAGAAGTGATAAATGGGATGGTAAAAAGATTAACAAATCCCTTAACCAAAAAGAATATAATAAAACATGAATAAACAATTAAAAATCTCACTTGATTTTGACGGCGTTTTAGGTCGAACAATGTCAACGGTTTGTGATATAATGAATATTTTAACAGGTGGAAATCACACCCATAAACATATTATTACTTGGGATTATTGGCAAGACTTAGGCCATAACGATCAATTTAATAGAATTTTAGATTATTTTGACAGAGAAGGGCGTTTAATGATAAAACCCTACGACGAACATATTTTTACTTCGTTGTGGAAAATTAGAAATTTGAACTGTCAAGTTCATGTAGTCACGGCTAATAGCAAATCCGCCGAAAAATCAATTTGGGATTGGGTAATATATAATTATGGAGTAGGGAAAAATGAACCATTTTATTGCCCAATTTCTTCAGTAAATTGTCTTGGTAGAGTTTCGGCTACAGATAAATTAAATCTCGATTATTCTATTTACATAGATGATTCACCACATTTGGCTATCGAAGCGGTTAAACATCCCGACAAACAAATTTTATTGGCAAATGCGCCTTGGAATAAAAACATTAAAAACTCCAATAATGTCATAAGGTTTGAATCTTGGAAAGAAGTTCCCGGATTAGTAAAAAATATTATAAAAGGAAATGACGGATGGAAAGAAACATTATCTGAAAAATGTCATCGGTTAGGATTCAAAGAAGTTCTAGAAAAATATAAAAGTATAAGTATTTAAATATGATAAAAATAATTGATCCCGGCCACAAATATAAACTTTTAACTCTAGATGGAGATTTAGATCAAACATTAACTTTTGTTAAACGACACGACGAAAAGAATCCAGAACGATTCCCCGGAAATAAAAATAGTTATCCCGGAACTACAATTCAAAGTGTTCTCCGCGCAGTTCTAGACCGAATTGTTTATTTACAAAATCAAATACCTTGTCCTGAGAATATAAGTATTATAAATAATATTCACAACAGTTTGTATTTATTAGAAGTCCGCGCGGCCCAACGCCACGGATTTAACGGTAATTCAATTAGTCAATATCAGGCTAGTTATGGTAAATTATGTGAAACTTGCGGACATACTAAATGTGATTGTGAAAAATAAATTATGAACGATAAAGAAAAAGAAGAAAACGATATTATAAACGACGAAGATTCCCTAAATGAATTTTTCGACACTTGCGAACAATGCGGAGAAGAAGCGTGGGATGGATATATTTGTCATAATTGTGGAATAAAAAAGATATAAATGAATAAAATAATCTTAGCTGCGCGGCAACTTGGTAAAACTTTAACAAGAATATTACAAATAGAAAATATTAAGAAAAATATGGAACCATACCAAACATGTAAATGCGGGGATAAATCTGGATTAGGAATTACTAAAGATGGAATTTTTATTTGTTATAAATGTTATAATTCAAATGGACTAGAAAATTGTCTTTCAAAAGGAAGCTATGTTCCGCCGAGAAATACTTTACCGCCGCCTCCGCCGCCAAAATATGATAAAGAAATTTATTGTCATCTTTGCAAACAAGGATTTTTTATAGATGATTTTATTGGAGATGGTTATTTTTATTGCAATAATTGTAAAGAAAATATATCAGGAGTAATAAATTCAATCTCTCACACTTTAGATACTAAAACTACTAAATACGAAGACGAAACTGAAAAGTTTGAAATTTTAAACGACAAAACTAAACAAACAAATCCAAAAGATGCCGTGGGCGTAAAAAAAGTTCCATTTTCCACAGTCCCCGCGCCTGTTATCGCCGAAGTTGGTTTAGCTCTATTAGAAGGAGCGCGAAAATATGGTCGTCATAACTATAGATCATGTGGAGTAAGAGCCAGTGTGTACTATGACGCAATTTTCAGACATATAACAAGTTGGTTTGAAGGAGAGGATATTGATGAAGATTCAGGGTTAAGTCACGTAACAAAAGCAATAGCATGTTTAGTAGTATTAAGAGATTCTATGTTATTGGAAAATTGGGTAGATGATCGCCCGCCGAAAGTAAAACAAGGATGGGTAAAAGAAATGAATAAAAAAGCCGCCGAGATTATTGAAAAATATCCCAATGCCGTTTCTCCGTTTTTGGAGAAAGATAAAAAAGTTTAATCACTCTCAACAAACCCCTTGACTTTCATCTAGTAGTATGGCAGAGTAAAGAGAAAATTAAAACTATGAAAACACAAACCACAATAAACAAATACGACACAATAATTGATTTAACGTTAAATAACTCACAAGGCTCTTTTAAGGTTGGCAAGAAAACTGTTCCTTATAATTATAACTCGCTGGAAATATCCGCGCGGCAACGAACGGACGAAACTTTTTCTACTAAAATTGTTTTAAATACTGTAACTAAAGAAGATTTGCTAAATTTGGCGGATAAATTAACTCAATTAGCCAATAGTATTGAAATTAAAGAATTGGGTGAGCCTGTTTTAGCTTAAATAATTATGAATAAATCCTATCCAATCAGATTTATAACCAACGGAACTAAATTCGGTATAGAATATTTAAAAAAAGAAATTGAGTATGAAACTCTAGGTTTTTGGGATTGGGTATGTGTAAAAGACAATAAAAAGATAGAAAAAGAAGTTTGGTGTCCACTGCATCAATATTCCGGGGATTCACTTAATGGATTTAATAAACATAGAATGGTTTTTGATAGTTTGGCCGCGGCCCGACAATGGGTTATTGATCAAAATAAAAAAGAAGAAGGTTTAATAAAGAATGAAACTTGGAAAGTAGTAGAATGATAAATATTCAAGAGCTAAGTTACAAACATAAAATCTATTTGGTTTCGCTTGTCCGCAAGATTTCCCCCGAATTAAATGTTTCGCCGGACACTTTAAACAGTCTCAAACCCGGAGTTATTCAGTTTTGTTTTAATAATTGGACTGCGCGACCCTTAAAAAAGAAGATTATTGAAAGTATAATAAACAAAATACCAAATCCTCAAGTTGTAGACGGAGAATTTTACGTTATACCAGAACAGCTAGAATTAGAATTAAAATGAATAACTTTTTTAAACAAAATAATCTATTTAGTCTAGAAGAATCGGTAGAAAAAATACCTATTGATGATTTAAGAAAGTTTTATTGCAAAAGTCTGCGCGATTGGGCGTCGGACGATACAGAAATCCGCCGATTAGCTTCAAAAGTTTTAACTGAATTTGAAGTGAACGGTGACTCTTATGGAGTCCCCGGAATTCGTGAGATTGTAGAGTTGTTAGTTAATAAAATTGAAAAGTTTAAGAAAATATTATGAAAACTTGGTTAATATCCGATATTGATTGCGAAAATTTTGAAAAGCGTGTTAATAGATTAGTAACTGAAGGATGGGAAATAGTCCCAGAATCTTTAAGAGTATCTGTTTCTACTACGTCAAATGCTTGGGACGCCGTGGCTCAAACTAGACGAACTTTGGCTATAGTTTTAAAGAAAGAGCTAAATAATGAATAAACCAAACTTAAAAGATTTAGTTAAAAATAATACCGTTACTTTCCATGAATATAGAAAGGGATATTTTTATTATACTATCGGGCGGGACGATCACACAACTAAAAGTTATAAAACATATAAATTCCCGGTTCCCTTAGAAAATTTGGGCGACTCCACTCTTAAATTTCAAGATAAGGCAATTATGTTTTTAAGTTATATCTCGGCGGCTATAAAAGAAGGAACTTTAGTAGAAATAAAATTATGATTCAAATTTTTACAGATTTATACAGAGATTATCCATTGTTTGTAATCGGGTGGTTTTCTTTAGGATTACTATTTTTTATTAAATTTTTAGTCACAGGAAAATAATATATGAATAAACACAACGATAATCCACCGACCCAACATCCGACAATTCGCCGGACAGACGGCAAAACTCCAACCTGTCATTCTAACAATCTATTTACTGATTTATTTGGATGTTTTTTCGGACATTCTTGGGATAAATGGAAAATTTTAGAAAGTAAAGAATTTGGATATACGTATTGGAGATTATCTCAATCCAGACAATGTAAAATTTGTAATAAAACACAAATCAAAACGTCTATTAAATAAAATTATGAAAAAACAACTAATATTTAAAAACTTTGAGGAAGCTAAAAATTATATAATTCATAATATGCCGGACCAATTCCCTTCTCAATATGCAAACCATTTAGTTCAAAAAATGATAGAAGTCGGGGAAATTATAATAGAAACAGAAAAACCGTCTAAAATTAAATTTATAAGTCCACGTCAAGCCTCAATCGAGGCGTTACAAGCAAGTAATAATGGAACCTTGGGAAAATATAAATCTTAAAGTGTAAAGTTATGAGTGAAACTGCCAATTATAATCCTTTTGGTTTTTTTAGCTTTACAGAATAATATCTGTGAAAGTAGTAGTGGTCAATACAAATTAGTTTTTGAAGACAATTTTGAGTTTTTTGACAAGTCTAAGTGGACTACAGAAATCGGTTTTCGTGTCGGAGCCTTTAATACCCCAAACGCTATTAAAATTAAAGATGGAAAACTAATAATTCAACCTTATACTAAAAATAACCGGCATTTTAGTTCAATTGTAACAACAGAAAATAAATTTGAAGTAGGAGTTAATTCGTATATAGAGTTTAGAGCAAAGTTAAAACCCGTGGAGGGCGTCTGGTTAAATTTATGGTTGTGGAATAAGTCCGCCGGACTCAACGAAGAATTTAACGGCTCCCAAGCAATGGAGATAGATTTGATAGAATCAAGAAAATTTGATTATAATAATAAATATATCGGAGATATAGTAAATTCCACAATTCATTACGGCGGATATAACAATTATCATAAATGTTTGGCCATTGATACTACAAACTTAGGAATTAAATTAGATGACGAACAATTTCATACGTTTTCTTTATTTTGGGATCAAAATGGTTTTCAATTCATGGTAGACGGTAAAAAAACTTGGAAAGTGAATAATTTAAATACTAAAGCTAAAATGTTTCTAATAATCTCAGTTGAAGTTGGCCCGACAGAAGATTGGGTAAGAAATCCGGCAGATGTCTTAACAGAAGAATGTTTAATTGTCGATTTTGTAAAAGTATATAAGAAAAAATAAATCTATGACAGATAAATTATCTAACTTAATAGACATTTGGCAATCTTGCAACAATTTATCTAGAAATAAAGATCAAGAAGAATTTTTAGAAGGATGGTTATCAGAAAATATTCAGCATTTTTTGTATATCAATCCAGATGAAAGCCGCGCGGACTTAAAAACTTTGAATAAACTAAAGAATGAATTCAGTAATTTGAACGACCCTACGGCTCAAGCAAAAGGATATAACTTAGAATGACCGATAAACAAAAGAAAAATAACGTGCCACTCCTAATTTCTGTTACTTTTAATCCCAAAAAGCTTGATGTAACACAGTGGCTAGAAAGTTGTACCGTCGAACATTATGGCACACTTTTACAATACACGAAAAATACAGTAACGATTAAGTCCGCGGATATTTTATTTGATAGAAACTCTCATGGTGAAGAATTTTTCAAGATAATTAGTAATACGAATTTAAAAGTAGTTAAAGAAGTTTGTTAAAATGACTAAACAAAAACTAATTGAATATCTAAAACAGTTTCCCGATGATATAGAAATTTGGTTATCAAGCGATGAGGAAGGAAATAGTTATTTACCATTACGTGTAGCCGCTGATTGGTTAAAAGTAACAGAACATGGGTATGATGAATTTTACGATATTCACGCGGATAAAGTCGGAGAAAAGGTAATTATTCTGTGTCCTTAAAACTAAATAAGGTTTTATACAACCACGCGGACTTAATAAACTTAATTAAAAATAATACAGCCGCACTAACTAATACGAATCCTACGGACCTATACGTGGATTTATTTATTAAAGATAGGAAAATTTCGGTTTCTGTTGTTAGAAAAGATAAAAAAGAATTAATAATAGATGAAAATTTTTAAATTAGTAAAAAATAAAGTTCAAGATTCTAAATATGTAGAATTTAATGAATTGCGTCCGCGCGTTTATTCTGATTATAATGACGAATCTGGAATTGGGGATTTAAATTCTCAAGTAAATAAATTAGAAGATTTAATTATGTTTATAGCCGAAAAGACTAATAATAAAGAAATTTGGAAAGAGTTCGCCCGGCTAGCTTCTGATTGGGATAATGAATATGAAATTCAAGATTAAATTATGTTACAAAGACTATTAGAATCATGGAAGGCCGCGCGGATTTCTGCTTACGAAAGAAAACATCCAAAACCGCCTATGGTGGTTGGTTATTCCGCAACTCAATTTAGTTTTTTGAATATGTATCCATCTTTTGAAAGCTTAATTGACAATGATTTTAAAATAACTAATATAAAGCCTCGTGACGCCACAGTTTTTAAACACTTAGATAATGATACATTTGTAAAAATTACAGATTTTAGCAAATATACTAAAAACCGTGAATTAACTGAACCCGAAATGTGGGTTATAGAAAATGAATCAAAAGATTGGGCAGAGTCCGAAGAAAAAAGATATAATGAAACGCCACAACCATTTTATGCCACTGGAATATGTTCCGGGTATATGACTTTTTATACTTCGCCGCCCGTTCTCAAATTTCCCGACAAATCAGAAAGATATAACCAATATTATTCAAACAAAAAACAAGAATTGATTAGAGAAAGAAGTTTAATATGGAAATAAAAGTTAATAATTATAACATCAAAATCACTAAAGACGGACAAAATCCGGCGGATTTAGAATCAAGTATTTCGGCGGATGCGCTCAAAGTTTTACTAAAAAAGAAATTAAAACAAGTGGGCGATAAATTTAACCAATTTGTAGAGAAGCTGTGAAAACTAATAATAATCTAATAAAATGTGATTTTTGCGGTAGATTTATAGCCCACAAGGAACTAGAAGAAGGTGGCCGCGCCCGATTAGATTTTACTCCCGATACTGAATTTACCTGCGAATATTCTGGTTGGATTTGCCCACGCTGCGCTAAAAACGAAGAAGAGTTTTACTTAAATGGAAACAAAAATTAATGAAAAGAATAATTAACGGCAAAACCTATGAATTTATGTTTTGTATTTTACCAAGCGGGTGTCAGGGTTTAATCTATAAAATTGAAGGTGAAAAACCATCTAAAATTTATCAAATAAACAGTTATCACGGCGGAGACTTAGAATTAGTTCAGTTTGAAATAGAACGAGATATTAGAAAAGGCCGCGCGGACAAGGGGGTTGATGGAGAAAAATGGCGGAAACACTATAATGAATCAATAGATTATTCTGACAAAATGAGAAAACAAGGATTATATTAAAAATTATGAATAAAACACTTTTTCAAATAGAAAATATGAAATCTGGCCGCCGGGTTATCTATAAAGGATTCGATAAATGGGAATGGTCCGCCGGGAATGGAGAGGATGGAACGTTCTTTAAAGAAGAAGAGTTAGATTTCATGCTTTTTATTACTGGAGCTAAACATGATTTATATGAACACGGCGGGGATTGCGGGGTAATAAAATACGATATTAGTTATTTTAAGGTAGAAGAGCCAAAAATTGAAAACCCGGCAGACAAGGAAGATGTTGATTGTTTGTTTTAAAAAAATATGAATAAAGATACTATAGAATTAGAAAGATTTAAAAAACATTGGAAAGGCTACGGGTTATTATTTAACAAATACGAATCTAGTAATCCAGATAATTTATCGGAAGTTTTAGATAAATTAGTTGAATGGTCCAAAGAAAATCCTAATAAGAAAATTTACAAACATAAATTATTGGTAAGAAATGAAGATGTTGGGGACGGATTGGCTTACGATTCTAAAACTCAAAAATGGTCAAACCGAATCAATGGAGACGGGCCGAAATATGAACAAGATATTCCTTTTGTAGATTTGGTTTACTATTTAGATATTTACTGGCAATGAGTTTATCCGATTTAGGTCAAAATTTATTGAGGTTCAAAGACAAACAGAAGTATCTGGTCGCCGACACTGAGACAGAAAGTCTCAACCTCTATTTTTCTAGACCATTTCAATTATCTTATTTAATTTGTGAAGGTAAAAACATTTTAGAAAAACATAATTATTATTTGGATATACCGAATTTTCAAATAAGCAAGGACGCCGCGCGGATTACAAAGTTTGACCAAAACCGCTATAATGAGTTAAAACAGCCGCCAGAACCAATTTTAAATCATTTTGAATCATATCTCTACAACAAGGATTATAGAATCGTAGGAGCCAATTTTCTTGGATTTGATATTTATCAATTAAATAATTTGAGAAGAACGTTGAATAAAAAACCAGATTATTCATATATTGACCGAATTATCGACACAAATTTAATACAAAAAGCGATCCTTTTAGGTCTTCAACCGGATTTGTCTAATTTTCTAGCTTGGCAATATAAACTTTCCACTATCATTAAACGCGGGTTAAAAACATCTCAAACTGCTTGCGCCCGACACTTTAACATAGAATTTAAAGAAGAAGACTTACATGACAGCCTAAAAGACATTGAATTGTGTTTTAAAATACTCTGGAAACAGTTTTATTCGATAGAAATCTAGAGTTAAACTTTTTAATCATTTCATCTGTAAAATCTTGACTTTGGGTTCCAAACATGCTAGAATAGTGTAAATTCAAGATGAAAACTACACTATTAAAAATCATATTAAGTTCGATAATAATTTGTTTAAATTTCGGTTGTGCATCCGCCGACCCACATACAAAACATTTTACAAATTTATCAAAACATCCAAAATCCCGTGCAATTATGGTTCGTCTAACGACCTATTCTCGGACGGAAAAAGGTTGCGACAAATGGACTAAAAAAGGTAAATCGTCCACCGGAATTAAACTAAAAGATAAAGTTTCGGCGGCTGTTGACCCTAAAATTATTCCTTATTTTAGTAAGGTTTTTATACCAGAAATCAAACTGAATTTATTCGTTTGCGATACTGGCGGAGCGGTTAAATCAAGATTGGCCAGTCGAAGAAACGGAAGAAATGAGCCTATTCTCGATCTCTACTTTGACCGTGAATCCGACGCTAAAAAATTCCGATTAAATAATCCAGAAATAGTAGAAGCTTTAATACTAAACTAATTTTGGAATATCAGCCAACAAACAGAGAAAAACGCCAAGCCCCCGACAAATCTAAATGGTATTGCGTTTGCGATAGAAATATAGTTGGTGATATTGGTCGTTGCTCCGTTTGTGGAAGATTCGCCGACAAGAAAAAGAAAAAATAATTATGAAAAACAATAACGATCCAACACAGCCGCCCGCGCCTATAACTCCAGAAGAAATTCTTGCGTTAGACCAACATATTGAAGAAATGAATAAGACTAAAACCGGGCCGGGCCGAAAATTAACAGCTAGAGGAATTTTAGATTTAGATTATGATAAATATATGTGGAAAAATTCTAAAGAAACAGATACATTAGGTGAAAGTATAGAAGAATTATCCGCGCCGATAGCTGAGAATTCTGAAAATTTTAAGTTTAAAATGCCACTAATTGATAAAGTAGTAGAAAAAATTGGTAATATTGGGAAATTATCCGCTCCGACTTTAGATGAATTTTATGAACAAATACCTTTAAGCAAGGTAAAATATACAGAAAATAGAAAAGTAAAAAGCAAAGAGTTTTATCCGAGCGATCGAGTTAATCTTAAACAACATCTAAGAAATACTTATAATATTCTGCCCAATATGTTTGAGTTTGGGGCAATAATTATAGATGTTTTAAGTGATTTTTGGCCCGACGGACAAGTTATTAAAACCTATATACTGAAAGAATATATTCCATGTCATTACCCAAAACCAAAAAATCAACAACATTTAAAATTTCAAGTTTTAGAGGGGCAAGATAATATAAACAATTATTTAGAAGTTTGGAATGAAAATGCTGACGTTCAAATAAAAAAGAAAATAGGAGTATGTTACAGCAATGGATCGGTCGGCTCAATTTGTAGAGTTAATTTAAATACATATTATTATGATGAAGTAAAAAGTTTCATGCCGAGTCTTAGTGATGAAGAATGCGCTGAAATGTATAAAAAAGTAGAACAAGAATTTAAAAAACAAAATAAAAGTTATTGGAGTAAGCCGCCGGAAAGACGCAAAACTGGACATCCGTTGACTAACCAATTTAAGAGAGATTGAAAAAAATGTCTTTTGCTAACTTTGCCTCGCCTTCTGTATTAAAAGATTTTATATATTTACCCTTGTAAAATAAAACCCATCTTTTTGTTGTGTTGTCGAAATAAATATTTTTATACTTTGAAGTTTTCTTTTTATGCGGTATATTAAAAACTTCCTTAAATTTTTTATGTTTTCTGATTAAAAATACGATAGCATCCTTGTAAAGATAATCGTATATTTTACGAATATTATTGTTTCCGCTTACATTATAAACAAAATAGGTTTTAAAATCTCCTAATTTAGTTATACTAGTATCTATATTTTTATGAAATATTATGTTTATGTTTTCACAAATGGTTTTAGTTCCAACTATACTAAAATTCATTTGTTTATGACCCGTTTTGGTTATCTGAGAGGTTATACACCCATCCCCGTCAAAATAGCCGCGGATAAAATGGTGAAGTAATTTGGATGGGACTTGTTCTTCTTTAGGAAATTCTAAAACCAACGATTTAGTCGGAATACAACCTAATTTTTCTAAATCTCTAGCCATTTTGGTTGAACATATTTCTAATCCAACCTGATCTTTGCATCCTTTTTGTTTTTTAGATGTTAAATTCCCAGAATACTCTAGCTCTTTTTTAAAATTTTCGATAATATGAGAATCTTCAATTTGGAGAGAAATACGAAATTGACCACACTCTACATTATTTTTCCTTCTAGATCGAAACCTTACGTTCCCATCCGCATACATTAACCCCAAGAAATAAGCTTTATTTGGGGTATTAATTTTCTCAAAATAAGATTCATCTAATTTATATTTTCTACACTCTGTAAATTTTCGAGCCTTGATATTATATCTTTTTAATAATCTTAAAATAACCCCTTCGTTACATTTAAAACATTTAGCTATTTTAGTATAGGATTCACCGTTTTGATATTTTAAAATAATTTCTTGAATCTGTTCTTCTACAAATATAATTCTAGATGCCATGTTTTTATTCTCCTTTTAAATATTTCTCAATCATTTCTTCACTAAAATAAGTTTTGCGCGGGCTAGGTTTAAATGCTTTTAATTTACCTTCTGAAATTAATCCAGCGACTCTTGAATGAGTTATTTTTAGCAATTCCATTACATCTTTTACTTCCAAATAGTTTTTATTATTTATAATTATCATGTTTTTATTCTTTCTAAAATCTATTTACACTAAATAATTAACAAAATGAAGAAAAATCTTTTAAATCCTTAAAATAAAAATTATGGCTATTATAATTACGAATAAAAAACGAACGTTTTCAGTCGCGCGGCCAAGTAGATTAGGTAATCCATTTATTATAGGCAAACATGGCGATAGAACCGAAGTAATTGCAAAATACAAAATCTGGCTGGACGAACAAATTGAAAATAAAAATGCCGGAGTTTGTTATTGTTTGAACGAAATTTATAAGGCCGCGCTGACTGGAGACGTATTTTTGGAGTGTTGGTGTGCTGGTTGCGGGGACGATTGCCACGCGCGGATAATTAAAGAAGTTGTTCTAGCAAAAGCTAAAAGTAATAGTAAAATTGATTTAATTTGCAAAGATAGAAGTGGATTTTAGGTAAAAATAAAGGATATAAATTTGGGATGTATAATGTAATACCTCTTTTTTCTACAACTTATTCTATCGGGTCCGCGCTTTTTACAGCCGAGCAACCAGAAAAAGAATGTGAAAAAGATAATGAAATTGATTTAGAATCCCCTATTTCTGTATTCCACGCGGCTTATAAAAATAAGTTGCCATATATCTATATTTCTGACCGATCAATGTCAGGCTTTTTCAAGTGTTATAAAACTTCAAAATACTATAATATTCCATTTAGATTTGGATTAAAACTAATTCTGTGCAATGATATTGATGATAAATCTGAAAGCTCTTTAAAAACCGAATCGGCTATAACTGTTTGGTGTAATTCTAGTGCTGGATATAAAGATTTAATCAAGATAAGTAGTCGCGCGCATTGCGAAGGATTTTATTACTTTGCGCGGATTGACTCAAAATCTCTAAAATCTCTCTGGTCGAATAATTTAACATTAACAGTTAATTTCTTTGATTCGTTTATAGCAAATAATTTACTTAAATTTAACACCTGTTTACCAGATTTAAATTTTACAAATCCCATATTTTTTGATGAATCCGAAACCCATGATTTACCATTTTCATTTCTAATTAAAGATGCGTTATACAAATATTGTAAAGAGTATAATTATCCAATAGTTAAAACTCATTCAATTTACTATTATTCTCCAAGTTTATACAAATCCTATCAAACACTTTGTTGTATCTCTAAAAGAACGAATATTAACAAGCCAAATCTAGAACACAACTCAGACGACTCCTTTAATTTTTTAAAATGGAACGAGATAAAACAAGAAAATAAAGAAGATAATATTTTTGAGTCTAAATTTTCTACTTATGATTTTCCTTTATATGAATGGGTTAGACTACCTGAAATTAAAATTAGTGAAGAAGAAAAGAAAGCTGTTGGCGCGCGAAAAAACTGTTCAAATTATGACTTTTTGAGACAAGTTTGTTATAATGGTTTTAAAGAAAAATTAGAAAATGGTAAAATAGATAAAGAACGATATAAAGAATATACAGAACGTTTAAAATATGAGTTAGAAACATTTAAAGATTTAGGTTTCGTAGATTATGTCTTGGCGATTTGGGATATTTATCAGTATGCTGTAAAAAACGAGATTCCGCGCGGGCCAGGACGCGGATCAGTTGGTGGAAGTTTGGTGTTTTATATGATTGGTTGCATTCATCTTGACCCAATTGGAAAAGAATTACCGATGCAATTGTTTTTTCAGCGTTTTATTAGTAAAGTAAGAGCTAAAAAGAAAGAAGTTGACGGAATTACTTATTTGCTAGGTTCTTTAATTTGTGATGTGGATCAGGATTTTTGCTTCTATCGCAAGGGAGAAATTCAATCTTACATTCGGGATAAATTTAATGGTAAAACAGCTAAAATAGTTTCTTTGCAAGAACTTCAATCTAAGAATTTAATCAAAGAGGTTGGAAAAGTTTTATATGAACTAGAAGAATCAGACGTTCATCCAATTGCAGAGCTAATCCCAACAATTTACGGAAAACCAGAACCAATAGATAAAGTCTATAAAGAAGTTCCAGAGTTTAAAAAGTTTTGTGATAGTTATCCTGAAATATATTCGATTTCTAGAACGCTTTACCAGTTAATAAAATGTAAGTCAGTTCATGCCAGCGCGATAGCAATCACATTTGAAAATATGGATGATGTAATGCCTTTAGAATTATCTTCTACTAAAGAAATAATTACATCTTTTTCAATGTATGAAGCACAAGACCTATCAGTAAAATTTGACATTTTGGGGCTCAAGACAAGCTCAACCCTTTTTGAAGCTGCTAAACTCATTGGAATTGATCCATTTAGTATAAATATTCACGATCAATCAATTTACGATTCACTTCAAAATTTCGAGCGCACTTTTGGTATTTTTCAATTAGAAACATTTGCTCAGGGTAGTTGTGCTAAAAAAATTAAATGTAAAAATTTCTTTGAATTAACGTGTTGTCTTGCAATATCTAGGCCGGGGGCGATGGATTATTTAGAAAAATACTGTGATTATATACATAAAGGAATCTATAAAGAAACATATCATGTTATTGATGATGTTTTAAAGCCTACTGGCGGCGTTTGTTTGTTTCAAGAGCAAGTTTTACTCATGCTTAACAAATTAGGCATGGATTTAGAGAATTGTGAACTTGTCCGCCGGGCCATTGGTAAAAAAGATGAATTAAAAATTAAAGAATCTAAAGACAAGATTTATAAAGCATGTAAAGATAATAATCATCCATTGGAAATTGCCGATGTAGTTTGGAAAATTGTTGAGGATTCCGCCGGGTACCAATTTAATTTTTCACACAGCGCCCTTTATGGGATGCTTACAGCAATGACAATATGGGTTAAAGAAAATCATCCAAAAGAATTTTTTCTTGCTTTATTAAGAATGTCTAAAAATGAAGCAGATTCTCAAGAATATATTGCTTCAATTCAGAAAGAACTTCAATTATACAATATTAAACTATTGCCGCCATCAATTAAACATGGTAATTTAGACTTTGAAATTGTGGGAAACGATATAAGATTTGGATTATGTTCAATCAAAGGAATTGCTTCATCTGCTTTAGAAAAGTTAAAATCCTTCAAATCTGATTATTCGACAAAATATGAATTATTCCAATGTTTTCGTCAAAGTAAATTAGGAATCGGAATTGTTAGCGCGTTGATCCAATCGGGTTGTATTGATGAATTTATTACTGAAACTAGAACCAAGACGGTATTGGAAGCGCAAATTTGGAATCTTTTAACAGACAAAGAGAAACTATACTTAATCAATAATGGTAAAAATAATAATTTTAATTTACTTGATTCTCTTAAAAATTTAGATAATTGGACAGATTCGTTGGGAAAAAAAGTTGCGCGCAAGACAAGATTGGGAACGCTAAGAAAGAAAAGCATTGGCTATTCCAAGATTTTCAAAATGAATTCACAACATGAAAACCTAACCAGTTTAATTCTAGAGGAAAAACTTCTTGGATACAGTTATTCTCATACATTAAAAAGTGTATTTGGAGAAGAAAGAAATGATTTGATTAACATTTTAGAATTCCAATCAATGTTAGAAGGTGAAACTGCAACCTGCGTGGCTACAATCAAAGAAATTTACAAAAGTAAGTCGAAAAAAGGAAATATGTATTATAAAATGAATATTTCTGACAATACTTCTTCGTGTAGATTATTATTTTGTGGAAAATCATTGATGAATCATATAGATGAAGAAAAGAAATTACCAGAAGAGGGGGAAATAATAGCATTTCGCGGACAAAAGAAAGGTGATACGATTTTCGTATCTGATTTATCAGTCCAAAGCGAAAAAGTGTATTGGCGTTTATCGGAGTTAAAAGATTTACCCTCGGCGGACTCAGAAGATTTACTACCAAAAACAATCGAAACTACAGTAGAAAATCCCCAAACTGAACTAAACTTAGTTTAATCATTCTTAAACACGTTTAATTGTCCGCCCGGTTAAAAGGATATAATTTTGTATGAAAAAAATTCAACAGGGCGTCCAGCCCATTAAATCTAAATATTCTCATTGTCCGGCGTGTCGAGTTGAATTCCACTATTTAAATTCTAACGAACCAAGTATTCGTGCGATTTTTACGGAATGTATATCAAAACCAATTCCAGATTTAATAAATTTTGAATTTGAATGTCGTAGGTGTTATTTTAAGTGGAATGAAGCTACCGAACAAATCAAACCTATAGTAACTCAAACAAATTCAACTTTTTCACAAAATAAAATCGCCGATGGTTTTGACGGTGGATTAAATGGGTATATTGGAACTAAATAATGAAATACTATAATAAAAACAAAACAATAATGGTGGAAACTAACTCTATTGAGTTTTATAGATTTACGCCGGAAGAACCGGGCAGGCCACCCGATAGATTAGAAACTTTAGAATTACAAATGTGGGGTGGACAGAAAAATTTATTCGGCGCGGACGCACGAGAATTATATGAAATTTTAATTGCGCGCCAAAACTTAGGTTTTGTAGATGAAATGGGATTGGATTATAAGGATGAAACGTAATACAAACTCCAATATAGTTTATACAACTAAAAAAGAATTAGAAAGTTTAGGATACAAAGAATCAACTCCTACATATTCTATTAAAAAATTCGAGCATACTAAAACGATTGATCCGCCCGCGCCCGGATGCATGTTACTTTTAACAAATAAAGGATTAGACCTCTGGTGCGAATTGTCTGCCGAAGATATAAAAATAAGTAAAGTAAATTGTATAAGTCACTTAATAATGGAGAAGAATAATTAAAATTATGCCCAACCCTTATAAATACGGAACACCCGAATATAAAATTTTTGAATCTATAGAAAATTTAAATATTTCCCTCCAAGAAATTTCTAAATGGAGACAAGATATTGGAGTTATTTCTCAAGTAGAATCTATAAATTCTTGCGGAAAATTGTATAGTGATTTTCAAAGTTATTATAATAATTCACATTCTTATTATAGACCGTCTTTTGATAAACTTAAAAGAGAACATATAGAAGAGGCCGCGCAAAATGCTAAAAAAGAAGCAGAAGTCGCCCGGCTTAATGCAGAAGAAATTCATAAAAAGAATATCCCAGCGATTGAAAATAATATTAAATTGGTAAGCAAAATTAAAAATATATTCAAAAATTTGGGAATTAGTGAAACTTATTCTACTTGGGATTATAAAACAAGCCGTTCTTCAAGCAAAACCGAAACAACTCATACGGCTGGATATATTGAAGATTTAAAAAGAAATATTAAAACTTCTGACGGATATGAAACCAATCTTGCAAGTTTAAAAAATTACGAAGCAAGAATTGATAAATGGCTTTCCGACAATCTAAAAGAAATAGCTAAAATAGAACAAGAAAAAGTAAAATCTGATAAAGAATTAAGAAAATTAGCTCTAGCCGTCGAATTAGCCAAAAAATATCAAATTAGTTATTCAACCAACGAAGAATTATTCAAATCAATTGAAGAAATAGAAAGAGAAAATTTCAGAAACAAAGAATATCCCGACGGCAAAGAAGTTGATATTTCGTGCTGTCAAGAATGTTCTAGTTGGACAGTGGGTAATCATCGTTGTAGCTGTGGAAATCGAAGAATGTATTTAGATATAGAAGGTAATTTTATGGATGGGTATTATGGAAATCCTATGGCAGATTAAAAGTTTTAAATAAAAATATGATAAAAACAAATACGCTAAAAACTCAATTAGATTTTCATAAAAGTGAAGCTGCGCGGTTGGAACGTGAAATTTACCAACAAAAAGTAAAAACTGCAATTAAAAAATCCGGGCGGCCAATTTACAATTATAAAGATTTTAAAGACAAAGACTTAAACATAAGCCAAGCCTACGAAACCAAAATTGAATGGTGGGACACTGGAACAATAAGTGACATGACTTTAAAAAACGTAAGTATTTGGGTTTGTAAATATTGTAAAACCCCAATTAGAAGAAAATATATTAGTGTTGGTAATCACAGGGATTACAGTTATGATGTTTGCGACTGCGCTGGGGCTAAATGCAACGGTGGAAAACATTATAGTAAATTAGATTAATATTTAAAATAATGAAAGCAATTGTAGCGATTGACGAATCCGGCGGGATTGGTTATAAAAACGATCTTCCGTGGCCTAAAATTAAAGAAGATTTTCAGTGGTTCAAAGAATTTACTCTCGAAAAAAATATAGTAGTAGGAAATAAAACGTTTTTAACTCTTCCTCCTTTAAAAAAGCGTATTATTTACTGTTTAAGTAAACACCAGGTTTGCTCTACTCAAACTTTTTCTAGAGATAACAGAATTGATCGAGTAATTCATAATATAAACGATATTAAATATATACCAGAAGATTCTATTGTTTGCGGTGGCGCGCAAATCTACAAACTTTTGATTCCTAAATGCTTGGAAGTATATGTTACTCATGTCGAAGGAGTTTATTCTTCTGACACGTTCTTTCCTTTTAGCGAAGACGAAATAAACAAAATGTTTCCATTGAATGAATTTGTTAGAGGGTTTCCGGGCGGTCACAGAGTATTTAGATATTACAAAAAATAAAATGAATAATACAAAAAATAAAATGAATAATACAGATAGCGAATATTTTAGACTTCTAAATCTAGTTTTAGAAAACGGAAAGCTTAAAAAGAACAGAACTGAAATTGATACATTTGGTGTTTTTGGCGCGCAGGCGCGTTTTGATCTATCCGATGGATTTCCTGCGATTACAACTAAAAAACTATATTTTAATAGCGTTGCTCATGAATTATTATGGTTTTTAAGTGGCTCCGCAAACATTAAATATCTAGTTGATAATAATGTTCATATTTGGGATGATAATTGTTACGATAAATATTTAAAAAAGAAAGGTTTAAAATGGATTCAACATAACGGTCAACCTTTTAGTAAAGAATGGTTTATAGCAGCGATTAAGAGTAATGATCCAGCGGCTTTAAAAGAAGCGAGTTTAGGAGAAGGAACTTACGGGGGAATGTGGAGAGAATTTCCTTACGGCTACGATTCTCCAGATGGAGAAGAGATTAGATACGTTGACCAAATATCTAAAGTAATAGAAAGTCTTAAAAATAATCCCGATAGTCGCCGCCATATTGTGTCCGCTTGGCATCCCTATTGGGTTGACAATTGTGCGCTTCCTCCGTGCCATGTTATGTTTCAATTCCACACGGAAGAATTAACCTTAGAAGAAAGAAAATCCTTAAATAAAGATTATCATCCCGATTATCATACTTTCAAAGATTGGAATATGGCATTAGATAAATTGGGAATTCCTAAACGCCGTCTTAACTGTCAACTTTATCAAAGAAGCGCAGATTTATTCCTTGGTGTTCCATTTAATATCGCTTCTTATAGTCTATTAACTTGTATGATAGCCCATGTAACCAATATGATTCCCGGAGAATTTATTCATACTTTTGGTGACTTACATCTATATGAAAACCATTTAGATCAGGTTAAAGAGCAGTTAAAAAGAGAACCGCGCGAATTACCTGATTTGTATTTAAGGTCACAAGTTCAAAATATTTTTGATTTTAAATTTGATGATATTCATCTGGAGGATTATAATCCGCACCCTCCAATTAAAGCTAAAATGGCAGTATAGTTATGAAAATAACTCATTCTCAAATCCAAAAACTTAGTATTTTAGGCTATCAAAAGCTTCCCGGCTCTGAGCCACCCGTGTTTGTTGGCGGCGGACAATTTACCGTAGGTATTTGGGAAATTTCAGAATCTCAAGCATTAACTCAATTAGAACAAGCGGAAAACATGAATAAAGTTTGGTTAAAAAGATTTGGTAAAAAGTTATATAAAATTTAATGTTTAAAATATTTAAGCCATTTGAATCGGTAAATTCCAAAAGCGACGTTTTTATAACTAGTTGGAATATAGCCGCGCCGGACGAAATTAAAAGTGTGGTTAAAAATATAAATCGCGCTGCCAAGATTCGCGGTGTTGTTGGTTTTAGTAAACAGTCCCATGATTGCAACGAATTAAAGGCTAAGGTCTTGGAATACGCTAAAATGGGGTGGAGTATTAAGGTTTTACCAAGCTTTCATGCTAAGATTTGGTGTATAAATTCTAATTCGTGGATTGGAAGCGCAAATTTCTGCCCGGATACTCTTCAAAATTATATGATTAAATGTAAAATCACACCGCGATTATTAAAATTCATGACACAAATCTGGCAAAAAGCATATAATGTTAACTCAAGTTCTAAACTTTGGTTGCTACCCCAAAAATAATGGCCCAAAAAATCAATTTAGCCGCGCGGACTTCACAAATAAAAATTATTAATTTAGTAGAAAAACTCGACGGAAATATTATCCTAGATAAATCTTTTTATATTAAATATTGTAATGTATTGGAACAATTTGAGAGAGTAAATAAAGAATTAGAAAGTTTAATACAAACCGGCGACCAAAGTATATAATTTTACAGAGCAATAACGCTCGTAATTAACAAAGGAATAAGAAAAATAAAATAATGAGTAAGTCAAATAAAGTAAGTCAGTCAAGTCTATCCGCTCGGTTATCCAATTCGCGCGGACGCATGGTAGGAGTTCATACAGTAACTTCTCGCGGAGAGGCAAGCTACAACGGCCAAATCCGGTCAGTCACGCCGAATTTTGTCACGCTTTTCGACCGCAACCAAAAACGTCAAGTTAAGGTAGCACTAAAAACTATCTCTGTAGTTACTGGGGTCTAATTGAAGAGACGAGCATGACAGTTACTCGTGGTAAATATCCTGTCAAAATTTCAAACAAACTAAATAAAGTAAAAATATGAGACAACTAACAGACCATAAACTAAACGGATTAAATGATTTACTAGATATTCTAGTATTAGATGCGCCCGGCCAAGGCAATGCCAATCACGAATATCGTATTGAAGCATATAATGATCCATACGAAAAATCGGGAACTCCAGTAGTTTATCAAAATATTAGTTTCCAAAACGGTCCAATTAAAGAATTTGGAGTAAATGGAATATCTAATGAAGCCTTATTAGCTATCATAATTGATAGGCTGCGCGGATTTCAGTCCGGGGAATATACTTGCGAAGATAATAAAGAATCTTTACTGCACGCGGAAAGCTGTCTTGAATGGCTACAAAAACGAACTAAGGATAGAATTTTAAGAGGAGTCGAAGGTCAAAATTTAAAATAATAAAACCATGATGCCACAAATAAAAGAAACGATGAAAAACGATAATAATAAAGCAGAAAAAGTGCTAGAAATCTCAGAATATATTCAAGATATGAATAAGAAATTTAAAGCCGTTAAACAGTCTTTTCGAGAAGAAATAAAACGCGCCGAAAAAGAAAGAGAAGATATTCTTAACGGAGAAATGACCACAATGGAAACGATTTCCAATGTTGCCGATATTCATGATTTAGAAGTGGTAAAATAAACTAGAAAATTCTCAATACTAAAGTATATAAAGACAAGTAAGTTAAAACAAACCAAATAGAAAAGATAAAATATGTTAGGCAACGATAACCAAAACGACAATAACAAACTCTTAATCCTCAAGCTCATAGTACAGGATGCTCAAAAGCACAAAATTGATCCGACCTTTGAAATTAGAGAGAAAATTGAAGGTAAATGGGTGGTTACAGGAACCAATGCTAGTGTGTCCGGCGACCTGACTCGAATTGAAATTAAAGAAAATAATTGGGAAGGGAATGTATATCATACGGTTTCTCTGACCCTTAAAGATTCAGTCCTTGGGGAAACATACCTTGTGGATACAAAATTAAACATGCTATCACGGTCATTATACAATTCCTTACTTAATCTTGAAGAATATACCGATTTAAAAATTGGATTATATACAAGTAAGAAAGACTTTGCTTCGGTAGCATTACGCCAAAAAGGAAATATGGTAAATTGGAAATTTTCTCTTTCAGAAATCCCGGCTCCAATCGAAGTTAGTTTTAAAAACAAAATACAGAGGGACTTCACCCCTACCGATGATTTCTTTATTGAGAAACTCCGCGAGTTATCTGTAAAGCTAACTGTTACCGGAGCAGAACCAGCAAGTAAGCCTGCCGCGCCAAAAGCTAAGTCCGCGCCCAAGAAAAAGGAAGTAATTAAAGAAAAAGAAGATGTTGATGGGGACGTAAATATTGATGATAGTAGTTCCGACGACTTATTTTGAAAGAAATTAAGTTAACGCGAGACAAATTTGCTCTGGTAGATGATGAGGATTACGAGAATCTAAATCAATATAAGTGGACCTTTCATGCTCAAGGTTACGCTTATAATCAATCTATCTTAGGAAATAAAATTTGTGTTCTTATGCACAGATTAATTACGAATGCTCAAAAAGGTCAATTTGTCGATCATATTAATCATAACAAATTAGACAATAGAAGGGAAAATTTGAGAGTTTGTAGCCAGTCGCAAAATGGCGGAAATTCTATTATGAGTAAGAATAATACTACCGGATATAAAGGAGTATCTTTCGATAAAAAAAGTCAAAATTATCATGCCTATATAATGTTAAATAGAAAAAGAATTAATCTTGGTCGTTTTGATAATGCTAAAGACGCCGCGATTGCTTACGATATAAAAGCTAAAGAGATTTGGGGAGAATTTGCTTTAATAAATTTACCCGAAGCGAGTAAAGATGACACTCTAAGAATATCTAAACTTCTCTCAGGGACAGAAATCAAAAATTCTGGAGAATACACATCTAAATATCGTGGAGTGAGTTTCTCTTCAAGAGATAAAGCTTGGTGCGCTAAAATAGGATTTAATTACAAAGGAATTCATTTGGGTCTTTTTAACTCTGAAAAAGAAGCCGCCCGAGCTTACAACGAAGCCGCAATTAAATATCATGGAGATAAAGCAAAACTAAACATCATTTAAACATGAAACATAAATATAAAAACGCAGAAATATTCAAATTGGCTAAAGGAAAATATGTAATAACCGATCCATGTTATGTCTATCCAGATGAAGAATGGGGTAGTTTATGTGATAAATTAAAAGATGATAGCAACGGAATCGAAATGGATTACAATGAAACTAAGTTCGTGGTTATTGGAACAGCTTTTGGGGACGGCGGATATGCTGTAACGAAAGCCGGGCGGACTATCGCAATAGTAGGAGTCGATTCAGGACTACTTTCTATTATTCCACTAAAATTAGCAAAATCTTGGCCAGACTCAGAAAAAATGCTATCTAGAAAAGACGATATACTAAAAATAGTTGAATTAAAAGAAGATTCAATTTTAGAAGTTGAAAATGGGGATTTTAGATTTGGTTCTTATGAAGTTATCACTGGAGATGATGAATTGGCAGAACTGATAGAAGAAAAAGCCAATCAATAAATTTAAAAGCTGTTAGTGTTAGGTGTGTTGTTCATTGAGGTAAATCAAAATTTCTACAGTTTTAATCGACTGTAGATTTTTTGTTTTTATTTATAAGTAATTTGAAAAATAAAGGATATAATTTTTGATGGAGATTTTAGGATTAACAGAAAAACAGCAAGAAAAAATAATTGATTTGTATGTAAATCAAAATGTTGGATATACTAATATTGCAAAACAAATTAATATTGGACATGCAAAAATTGCTGAGTTCCTATCTAGTAAAAGTCTCCTAAAAAAGACTCATTTTTCCACAGTAGATAGAAAATCTTTAACTAAAGATGAAATTGATTTAGTTTTTTCTCTAAACGAAAGTGGAATTAATATATCTTCTATCCATAATCAAACCGGGCTACACGAATACTTAATTATAAGAGCTTTTATTGAAAATAATAAAATCCCTAAACATTATGATAATATCCAACGTAAAAATTTAAATTTATCCAAAGAAGATGAATTGATTATTTGCAAATTATACACAGAAGAAAATTGGACACAAAGAAACATTGGAAAACTCTTTGGAATTAAAAATAATCCAGACGTTGCGGCTATTATTGTAAAAAATGGGCACGTACTAAGACACCCTGGAAAACTTAAACGTAGATTCTCAGTAGAGACTGAAAAAGAAATTTGTGAAAAATATACAAATCAATCAGAAAGATCTTTAACAAGAGAATATAATTGTGATCGCACCGTAATTCAGGGGATTTTAACTAGAAATGATATAAAATTACGAACAATTTCAGAAGCTAATATAAAAAAAGAATATGATATTCAGTTAATTATTGAGTTATTTAACGCTGGTAATACGCTATCTTTTATAGCCAAAGAGCTAAAACTGGCAATACTAACAGTAAGTAGAGCCTTAGATAAGGCTGGTATTAGGAAAATGAAGTCTGGTATTTCTGGTTTTAAACCACAAAAACTCACTAATCCCGAAATTAAGAAAGAAATAATTAATAAATATCTACAAAATAAAATTAGTATTGAAAAACTAGCCGCCGAGTATTTAGTTAGTCGTCCGGTTATAGACAGAATCTTTAGAGAATACAAAATTCCAATTAGAGATTATTCTGAATCTGGCCAAAAATATTTTGTGGATAAAGACTATTTTAATGAAATAGACACGGCCAGCAAAAATATAGTTATGGGATTATTATATTCTGATGGAAATAAGCATGGACAAAATAATACATTTTCTATAGAATTAAATAACATAGATTTAGATACAGTTAAATTTATAAAATCTGAATTAAAATACGAAGGACGCCTTTTTGATCAAAAACAAAAGAATTCGGTTATTTTAAGCATTAAAAATAAGGTATTAGGGAATCGTCTAATAGAATTAGGTATTGTTCCGAATAAAAGCCTGATCATAGAATATCCAAAATGGGTCAGTTCTGAACTAGAATCTCATTTTATTCATGGAATTTTTATGGGAGATGGTGGTATAACTTTTGGTAAAACATTAGGATTATGTATAACGGGAACGTTAGATTTAGTTTCAAAAATTAGAGACAAACTTTCTACAGAGCTGGGTATTAATATCTATCTTAGACAACAAGGAGAAAATACATATACAATATGGGTTCAATATTGGCAGCCAATTATAAAAATATGTAACTATCTTTTTCGAGATACTCCATTTATAATGAAAAGAAAATTTGAATTATATGAGAAAATAGTTGAAATGGTTGTTGGGAAAGCTCGATATTCATCTGGCAAGGCAGTTTTAGAAGACGCTAAATTAATAATAAAAGATATTAGAAATAGATTAGGTTATTTACTATGAAAGATTTACATAAACTAATTTATATTTCAGACTGCGCTTCCGCTAAAACGGGATTCGGAAATGTTTCGCTTCAACTACTTAGTAAATTATATAAAACTGGACGTTTTCAAATCCTGCACATCTGTCAGGGGATGGTTGACGGACACCCTGATTTTCAAAAGTTTCCGTGGCAATGTGTCGGGGCGCTTCCTAACGATCAAAATGAAATAAATAGACTTAATCAGGACCAATTTTTAGCTAGGCAAGAAAGTTATGCAAATAGCGCAGCGGACAGATGGGTAAGAGAATTTAAACCAAAAACATTAATATGGGTTAATGATCCGTGGGGATCAAGCGATTTACTTGCTAATAAAAAATTCAATAATAAAATAAATTCTATAGCATGGGTCACCTTGGACAGTACTCCTTTATATCAACCATGTCTCGATAATATTGATAAATTAAAAAATCTATATGTTTGGAGTTCATTTGCTACGGAAGAATTTGCTAAATTAGGCCATACGGTCAAAACAATTTTTCCTCCAGTCGATACAGAAAAATATAAACCAATAACATCTACAGAAAAACGAGAACTAAGAGAAAAATTTGGAGTTCCTAAAGATTCTTTTATTGATTCATATTTTTTTAGATCACAGTTAAGAAAACAAAGCCATAGTATTATTGAGGCTTATGGATTACTAGAAAAAAACAGTCCAGAAATCGCCAAAAATACCTATTTATATTTTCATACCAGCCTTTCAGAAGGATGGGATCACAAGAGATTTTGCAAAAGATATAATGTAGATTACCACAAAATTCTTTTTACTTGGTTATGTCAGCAATGTAAAAATATTTCAATTAAAATTGATGACGATGATAAAAATTGTAAATGTTGTGGAGCGGAAAAATCATTAACCACTCCAAACGTGATGTTCGGCGCGGATTCTAATGAAATGTATCAATTGTATGGAATTGCCGATTGTTTTACTTTGGTAGCCAATAGCGGAGCGACAGAGCTTCCCGGCGTAGAATCAATGTCGTGCGCTGTCCCTCTTGCTACGATTGATTATTCTTACGGTCATGATTTCTGCAAAAATGATTTTGTTTATACCCTTGACGCTTCTAAAAGTATAGAGTTTGGAACACAGTTTGAAAAAATGACTCCCTCAGCGTGGAGTATAATGAAATTTATTAAGAAAATATATGAATTACCAGTTTCTAAGCGTGCAGAATTAGGCAAAAAAAGCCGACAATGGATTATTGATAATTTTGACGTAAATAAAGTAGCTAAAGATTGGGAAAATATACTAGATAATTTACCAGAAGTGAATTGGGATTATTCTTATGAAGAACAAAGAAAAAACGAAAATTATCCATTTCAAAAAAATAATTTAAGTGACACAGAGTTTGTGGTTGATTTATATAAAAATGTGTTACTCTGTGATGGCGACCAAGAAGGAATTAGTAATTGGACTCAAGGTTTACTTCATGGCAGAACAAGGGAACAGGTGTATAGTTTTTTTATCGAGACGGCTCGGAAACAGAATTCTGAATCTGGACAGCAAAATCAAATAAACTTAGAAGATTTATTTGACAAAAATGATCCGCGCAAAAGAGTGTTATTAGTTTTACCGCAGTCTTATGGCGATCATGTAATTTTCACTTCTTTAGTTCCGAGTATAATTGAAAAATATCCACGCGAAGAATATGCCATTTATTTAGCCGCAGAGCAAAAGTATTGGGAAGTTTATTCAGGCAATAATGATATTAAATTAATTCCATATGCTCCAATAATGGACAATGAAATGATTATGACTGGGGCGGGCCAAGATAAAGGAATCGTTAATGTTTATATATTGGTTCCAATAGCAACACAAAAAATTCTAAATTATCTTACTAATAAATACTAATGAAATTACTGGAATCTTATAGTTTATCATCGAGCGTTGAAATTAAACACAAGCCTGTTTTACCGTCTCAATATTTTCCAACTCCAGCAGACAAATATATTACTATTCAAAATAGTTCTGGACAGCCTGCAAAAGATTATGATTTGTGGCAAAACGTAATTGACTTAATACTCCCTCATTTAGAAAAAGAAAATATCAAAATAATTCAATTAGGACAAGGAGAAATAAAGCCCTTAAATAATGTGATTGGCTTAGTTAATCAAACAAATTTTGCTCAATCGGTTTATATCCTTAGAAATGCCTTGGCTCACGTTGGTAATGATTCTTGGGCTTGTCACGCCGCCGTAGAGGTGCCTATAATTAGTTTGTATGGGTCAACTAGCGTATCGGTCCATTCTCCATTCTATTTTAATTCACGGTCAAAATTCATAGAAAGTCATCGTTGGGGCAGAAATTGCAGTTTTAATCCGGGGGAAAATCCCAAGAGTATAAATCTGATTTGTGTTTACGATGTAGCCCGCGCGATTCTTGACACTTTAGAAATCAAACACGAAATTAAAGGTAAAACTGTTTTGGTTGGACAAATATATCCAAATCAGTCCGCCGAGGTAATACCAGATTTTATAATCAACGATCCTAATTTTTTACCGGGTCAAGTATTAAACATGCGCGCTGACTTATATTTTGACGAAAATCTAATTTTTAATAACTTAGCTGCCCGAAAATATAATGTTGTAACTGATCGTCCTTTAAACCTAGAATATTTAAAACAATTAAAACAAAACATAAATAGTATAATTTATCAAATTGACGACCAACATAATAAAGAATGGTGCCAAAAAGTAATAAAACTTGGAATTCCACTAGTCTTAATAAGCTACGAAGACAGAGAATGGCTAAAAGCTAACGTGCTTCTCGACTATATGGATTTACCTTTAATTCAACAACAAGGCCGCCCGACTTTGGAAGATTTGAAAAATAAAATAGTTAAATATTTAAATGTCCCGGCGGAATCAGTAAATGTTGAAGATTATAAAAATTGTAATTATAAAAGCTCAAAACTAATCCTAAGTAAAGGTCAGTGGTATTCAGATATTTCAGAATGGCGGGCGCAAAACCCTTGCGATCCACAAAATCCTGTTGGAAAAGTTAAGTTGGATAATAAAGAGTGGATTTCAAACCAAGATTTTTTCTGGATTCATTCAGATTAGCTTAATCAATAGTCTGGCGGAAAAGGATATAAGTTATTCATGAAAATAAACGCAGAAAACCTTATCCAGTCTAAAATAGACATGAGCAAAATCCCAGTTGGAACAACCTTATATCCGGGCAAAGATGAAAACGGAGAATATATTTATTTTGCAATGCCGTGCGAATTTTCTAAACTAAAAGAGATTGACGAATTACAATTTAAAGAATGGGAATTAGAAATGGAAAAAGCGCAGATTCAAGAAGTTATAAAAAGAACTCAAGGGTATATTGATGTAATGACGGAATCAGATTTTAAGGAAAAAGAAGAATAAAAATGAAGTTATACCATTTTAATCCCAATGATTACGGAGAAGAGGCATTTGTCTGCGCGGAATCTCTTGAAGAAGCTAAAAACGCTCTAATTAAAACTAAAAAAGAAATTCCGCCCGGCCCAGAACGTGATGAAAACGGAATGTTAAATTCTCTTATTTGGGACGCACATTATCAAAATTCTAAAGTAGATAATATGGTTAATTGTGTTAATGGATATACTATTGATGAATTTGAGTCGGGCCAGGTTGTATTTAGTGAAATTTGTTAAGTTAAATTTATGGAAAACAACGAAGAAGTCACTCCCGAAACACTTAGAAACATGAAAGTTTTAAATATTCGCGCGGACGAAATGGATTATTTATCACAAAAATATGAAATTCGTGACCACACCGAATTATTCGCTTGGGGAATTAAAATGTTGGTTGATATTTCTAAATTAGATGAAGACGGCTGGAGGTTAAGTTTTTATAAATGTGATATAGACTTAGAAAATAAAAAAGTTGATTATAAGAATTTCTCACCAATTCATTTTAGTAGTTTGAATGTTTTAGCTCCAGCAAAAGAAGGATTCGCGCGTCTTCCACTACCAGAAGATTTAAATATAAGTCAGAAAAATAAATAAATAATATGAAAAAAAATAAAGAAGAATTAAAAAATGTGTCCCCAGACCCCTATACGAAAGACGTTAGATATGATGATATTGTAAATAAAATTTCAGAAGATTATAAAGCCGTAGAAGAAGTCCACCCGGTTTGTCCACTCAAACGTAACAACTGTGGCTTAATCGAAGGAATCGAATATAAATACCGTGAAGACGGGTTTATTGACTGGCGCGCGATGATTAAGCCTGAATATTTATTTTTAAATGGACAGGACCAAAAAACTAAAGATAAAATGGAAAAAAAATATGGTAAAAAGTTTTATGAAATAAATATTATTGAAGATAAGGTTCAGGATGTTGATCTTTTAATTGGCTTGGCCGGGCTTAAAGAGCTTTTAAGACTTCGCGGCTATAAATCAGTTACTTTTAAAAATGATTATATTTCTTATGATTTAGTATCTAAAACATGTTCAATTACTTATATTGGAAACTATGAGTCCGGCGGACGACACAATGATCAGGTTTTTGAATCCTGCGCGGACGCCACTAGAGAAAATGTTTTCTCATGGTATTCCAAGTATTTAACGACAGCCGCCGAGAATAGAGCCTTAGCGAGAAATATCCGTAATTTTCTTAATATTCATATTTGTTCTAAAGAAGAAACGGGCGCGGACATGAAAGATGAAGAAACTCAAGACCCTAAAATGTCAGCCGCCGGGCCACACGCTAGCCTTCAGAAAAAAATGGACGAGAAAAACATCTCTTTTGAAAAACTTAAAGAAACGTCTATTAAAAAACAGTACGAAAATGCTGAAAACTGGAATTCAATAATGGATATTAAACCCGCGCAAATCGTTCAGATTTTGGATCAGATTAAAGAAAAAGAATCTAAGGAAAAATAGTTAGCCTTGTATAGTCCATTATTCTAATGGCTCTACAGTAACATCGCATATTACTGAATGGTCTTATATTGGGGATAAATTATAATACCCAATATTCTATCGGTTCAATACTTACGTTACAAGATGGTGGTGATTCGCCTTCCGGTACTGAAAGTGCGTATAATGGAATATTTTTTCCCAAAATAGTTAAGCTCCCAACTCCTTGTTGGGATGGAAAAGAGTGATGTGAATCTGTAGATATTTGCACTGAGTATGATTCTTCTGCTGGACTTCCAGCTACACTATTTTGTAGATAGCTCATATGTATATAATATTTTTTATTATAAATATATATTTCGGGCCTTATAAAGAAATTAATAGTATTATTAATAAAATTATCTGAATAACCAAATGGTGATTCGGCGTGGTGTAGAGGATTGCCACCAATTCCTCCAATATATCTATAAATATTTTGAATTCTCGGAAAATAATCTTCTGTTCCATAGAATGGAACTATTCGTGTATTAGTTGTAGTTTCGCCAGACTCATCATATGAGAATTTTGCAGGCAATGATGTAGTTATTGTAAATTTTTTAATCTGATAAAACATGGTCATTAGTTCGGGAATTGTGACTTCAAGCGGCGCAAAAAAAACAAGAAAATCTGTTATCGACGTTGGATACCCGTAAAAGTCTAATAATGCCTGCGCAGCAATAGGATCATCTAAATCTACAAATGACCAACCAACTCCAAGACCAAAATTAGTAGATTGAATAGGAGGATTATTAAAAAACTTATTTGGATTATATGATAAATTATATGACTGTATAATCATAATATTATTTATTATACGGCGTATGGATAACTAGCCGCGATAACAACAGGATTAGTGTCAGATTCACTTGCTTTACCGCCAATAGCAGACAAAGCCATTCTAAGATTAGATGTAACTATTTGGTTTACCGTAATAGCACCATCGGTAATAGCAATAGTGGCTAAGACTATTCTTGCTTTTTTTTGCGTATAAACCTTGGGAGTCCCAACGCCACCATCATGTTCAACCTCTCCTGCCGCAAAATCGTTATCTACTTTTTTAGATTTAATTTTCGCAGTACTAATAGTTGGCCATCCGGCAGTAGTAAATTCTAATTCTAACCAAATAGAATCTCCATCTCTAGTAGTAGCCCATCCCGCGTCATCGGAAGAAGGCGAACTCTCAGTTAGTAGACCAGTTATCGTTTTAGTATCCATATAAGACAATGAATTAAATAATTTAGAGTTAAAGGTTACACCTCGTTTCCATATTTTTCCCACTTTAATAGTAGAAACTTTAAATGGGTGGTCTGTAGTTATTGGGTCGCCGCCAACTCTAATTGGTAAAGTTCTAAACATATTAGTTTTTTATTATATTTTAATTATTAGTTTATAAAATTTCCAGTGACTAATATACTTATACCACTATTAGTATTTAACCCTGAAATAGTTAATTTAACTGTATCTATTAATGTATCCACACTATTTATATATTGTAATTGAGTAATCATAGTAGAATTCATGAAATACTCTGGGTAATTATTAGAATATTTATCTTTTTCGGCGTTATAATAGCTATTATGTCTATAATCTAGTGGCGCAAAAACATCACCAGTTAATAAATTCCACGTTCCAGTAAAAGTTTTTATATGATCTATAATTACGCCTGTTCCAAATAAATACCCTGCGCCAGTGCATACATAATTGCCGCTTCCAGTAAAAGTATGATTAATGAATCCGGTAATTTGCCCCGTTGTAATTAAGTCTCTTCCTACCCCTATAAGTTGTCCACCGCTTAAATTAGGACCGGATAAACTCATATCCCCCAAATTCGTATCATCTAAAGATATATTAATATTAGTTGAGTTCAGACTAGGGCTATATAGTCCACTTAAAGTAACCGTATTAACAGTATCATCTATAGCTGTTACATAGTGAGTGCCAGTATTAGAATTTAAATAGGAGGTTAAAGTCGATAGTGAGGTATAATGAAAATTATTGACTATTGCAAAATTAGTATTATAAATATATAATTTATCAAAATTCGATGGAGTATTATAAAATATTTGTCCTGTCCCTCTAATAAATCCAGTATGACCAATACTATAAATTGACGTTGAATCTCCTGTAAAAGTATTATTTAGATAATAAAGACCGCTTCCAGTTAATATAGTTCCTGTTATTTGAGCGTTATAAGTTCCAGTTCCTATGCCAGAATAATTAAATCCAGTTCCATATCCAGTTACAATTACTGGCAGCGGCCAAGTAAAATTACCGGTTGCATAAGTAAAAATTCCCGTAATATATCCGGTAGCTAATCCGCTACCCGTATTATTTAATTGTCCACCAATCCCCGTTCCAATTTCACTCTTACACTGAATAATTAATCCGCTTCCTGTAACTGCGCCCGTTATGTTTCCCGCCCAGCCGGTCAATACATCTATACCTGTATAAAAAGTTCCGCTCCCATTAAGATACTCTAAAGATGCCAACATCGGTACGGGAGATATGACTGATTGTACATTTGACATATACAAATTAGTCATTCCATCATAAATAGTATTATCTCCATTTAAATTAAACGAATAAGATTCTACAATAGGTGTTCCAGTTATGTTAATAACCGTAGTATATTCTAATAATCCACCGTTAGTTAATAACTGTAAATTACCAGTATAATTTCCTACTGAAGCTCCGTCAGTTGGCAAAACATAGTAATTTCCCGTTTGAAACAACGTTCCCGTATGAATTCCAGATATAGTAAAAGGCATATTAGCAAAATTGCTAAATCCGCCGGAATAAATTATTACAGGTAAATTGTTATTTACTAAATATCCGGTCCCCTCCCTGTCCCCACTAAAACAATTAATATCTATTAGAGAAATCGATGGCTTTGTCCCATTAATTGATAAGCTATAATCAATAGATATATTAGTAGGATTAATATAAAAATAATTATATGTTCCCGTAGCTCTATAGTTTCCAAAAGAGATTGGAATATCATTGATAAAAATATCATATTTATTATTTATAACATTACCGGCTATTTTAGTATTATCTCCATTTTTATAACTGGCTACAAATCTTCCACTACTATCTAGTATTTTACCGCTTACATATGAAAAATTCAGAGTTGTAGCTCCATTTAATCCAGACTGTGATACTCCCGAAATGCCTATATTAGCATAACTCAATAAACTGTCTAAATTTAAATTAGTTTCAAACTGAAAATTACCAGTTTGATTAAAAAAAGAAAATTTAATTCCAGAGGTTGTAAGCATACTTAATACCTATATTTATTTCATAACTAGTGGATAGTTATTAACAGTATTTGTATAACTTCCGTGAGTTAAGGACATATTAATACTATTATAATCTAAAACACTACTATTAGGCAGTCTCATTAGTCTAGTCCCAAATTCATATTCAGCATAAACTCCATTAGAAGAATCTAGTCCAATTTGTAAACTAATTAGACCGTTATCTATACTAGGGTAATATCCATTTAATTCAATCCCGGCGACCTTGAATGATTTAGTAATTGTTGGTTGTGTATAATTTAATGCTAAATTGTTAGAAAAATCATCATGTATTTTTTGAATAGTTTTAGTATCAAACTGGCACACACTATTACTTTTCTTTAAAACTCGCAATGTATCGTCCGAAATGTTTGTATTATTTACTATTAATTTAGCAAAATTACAAGAAGTAGCTCCTGATGATAAATTAGTTGAATTAAATGATTCTACTTTTTTAATAATTCTTTTTTTCTTGGTAGTTTTTTCTATAATAATTCCGAATAACGAATCCGTGGGTTCAGTATACTCAAAAGAAGTTAGTGGAGTCCTAAAGACTATTTTTTTTGCATGTAAAGCAGAGGTACTTCCGAAGCTATTATTACCTACTATTTTACATTTTAAATCTGGGTATTGATAAACTATTTTTGTCGTTTGATTTGATGGGTCTTGTTCTTGGTTTATAGGTTTGCCATCAAATAATGTTCCCGGACTAGCTAAATTATTAAATCCGTTAATTTCAGTCAATCTAAAATCGTCCGCCGAAGTAACTCGCCCAATAAATAAAGAGACATCGCTACTAACCGAACTGGCACCTGCGCCTAGCTTTCTAGATAAATATTCTCCACGTATATTATTTTTATTAGCAATTTTATATGGTAAATATTTTTTTACCTTATCCAATAAATAATAATCTCGTATTGATGAAAATCCGCCAGTTGATTGTGTGGCTCCGTCTGGAACGAAAGTATTTCTTCCCCTTTCTGCTACTATTAGCTTAAAAGGAATGAGATAACTGGAAGAACTACCCTGTCTATTTTTAGAATCTCTTATAACTGAAAGAAATTTTGAAAAGGGTAATTCACCAATCTGGGTTCCGTCTCCGGCAGAATTGCCTTTCGATGAAGTATTATAAAACGTTATATTACCCATATTATCCCCTAAAAAGTTGTAGGAAACATTTCCGGTATTTACAAAGTAATTTACTCCACATAAATTAGTTAGCTGAAAATCATACTCTTCAAAAAATGTATCATTTGAATCTGGAACATAAACAGCATATTTATGTAGAAATCCGGCGAATTCTCTTTCTTCATCTAGATAATATTTATTTAAACTTTCATTTTGCTCTCCGAAAAAAAAGAAATAATTACCAGGATTTTCTATAATTTTCCATTGAGTTTCAAAATCTAACATCCTTACACATTCATAAAAATCTGAATTATTTCGTATAGATTCAGCCTTAGTAGTTAATGAACTCATTTCTAATAAATCTGCATTTTCTGACGCAAATGGATCAATAGAGACTTTACTATCTGAAGCTTCCGTTGCTCCGCTAGGAGTATTAGCATCATCAAGTGGTTTAGCATTCGAGCCGCCGGAATCCATTTTAATAACATTAGATAGAATAGTTAAGCCTAACTTTTCCAATCTTTTCCCAATTCGGAAGTTTCCTTCATTATACATCTGATATTTTGTATAAAAGTAATATAAATCTCTTAAATCTTCGTTATAATAAGAGAGCCCGGCGGCCACTCTATCTATTTCTGGACTAATAGTTAGTGGCATAGAAAAAGCGTTACTACTAGTTAGCGAACTAGCCACTAAATATCTAGCTTCTTGACAAGTATATAATTTAGCAGGATCGCCAGGTCTACTAAAATTAGTAATAGTCGCAGTTTTCACGGACTCTTTCATAGAATAACTAACATTATATTCTAAAACATTAGGACAGAAATTTTCTATATCAGAATTTACATTAATAGTATTTCTTAAATCCTTAAAAACTACCGAGCCGTTATTCCAATAAAAGAACCATCCAAAATCTCTACACCATGAATTTAATACATCTCGTAAAGAACCTGTATACTGTGATAAATATTTAGGATTAGGGTCAATAGCGTTTATAAGTGAAATCTTATTTCTCACACTCGATAACAAATCGGAAAAATTATATTTAACATCTAGAATCTCATATTTAGCTTTTTCTATACAGTCAATAAGATTAGCTGTCGTATTCTGCTGTTCAGACGTTAAACATGGATGACATGGATCAAAAAATGTAGAAGGAGAAGGATTACCATAAGGATCATCTGAACATGGGCTAATCTCCTTACCTACTATAATTAGATTATTTGTAGAAGTTAAGCCATGCCGTTTATATAATCCCACATGAATAGTATCTAAAATCACGCTTGTATCCACAAAACTTAAATCTAATATATTGCCCGCCGGGGACACTCTTAGGTTTATATCTTCTAGATACATGTCCAAGGATATTTGACTACCTACTATGGATATATTATATGGGGTGCAGTAAGTATTAACCAAAGTACCTGCATTAATATCATATTTTCCGTCCTCCGAAACCATTGAAATTTGTAATGTAGATGGAGATTCACCATAACTGATTTGATACCTAAGACTATAAGGATAAGAGTTAAAAATTTTGTTTGAACCGTTGATCTGAATTTGTGGGACGGAATGTATAGCCATATTAAATTAATTTATATACTTTCTAAAAATCCTAAATCACTAATAAAAATATTATTTAAATTATCTAAATAGTGTCCAGAGTTATTGAGTAAAGATAAATGACTAATTTCAATATAATCATCGTTTAAGTTCTCTCTCACGCCATTCATCCATAACTGTGTGGTTCCACGGGCAAAATAACCAGAATTTAAATCTAAGTTATTCCAAACTCCAGAAGTAAAACTACTTTCAGTATCAATCGGCGCACTCCAATATCTTCCACTATCTATAGTATCATACCAATAAGAATTATTTAAAATTAAATCCGTTCCAGATATTCTATAGTCTAGTCCACTTTTAAGTTTTTGTCCACCCAAAAATACTAACGAGTTTGGTAATCCCATCCCAGATATACCAGTGTTATTGTTTAATACCCAAAATCCCGTGTTAAAAACTCTATTTCCGCTGATTATATCAATAATATTAGTATCATTACCTTGATAATCTCCAGATAAATAATTTCCAGAAACAAAATACATACCGCTTTTATCTATCGTTAAATTATAAAAATCTCCAGTTACGTTATAACCACTGCCAAATTGTCCCACTGAATTAATATAAAAATTAATTTGATTAATATTATATTGAGATGGTAAAATAAATTTATTTAATGTAAAGTCGAAAGATAATTCGTTATTGATATTTATTTTATTAGTAGATCGAGGAAAATAATATAGCTCTGAGATGTCCGTCGCATTTATTTCTTTTAGATAGCTAACCGCATTAAATCCATGACTAATAGAATATCCGCTATTCTCAATCGGTCCGCCGCCTGTAATTCCAGTTATGTATGTAGTAATTGTTTGAGTTAGAGGAACCGTTCCAATATCATACACGAAACCGGTTAAATTAATACCCGAGTATACAGCATGAATTGAATTACATGCACCCGTAATATAATTGTAGAATTCGTTTGCTTCCCCAGTAGTTCCAGTAAATATACTCACTAATCCAGTAGTTTGCCCCGTAACCAAACTAGTAGTATAAGAACTAATTGTTTGAATTGGATTAGTTATATCACAATATAATCCTGATAAAACACCTAATTTTTGACTTGGTAAAAGTGCTGGTGCAAAATAAAGCCAGTAATCCATAAACCCCTTATATTTTTGTCCAGAATAATATCCGGGGGTTCCCGTGCTCGCTCCAATATACCAATTGTCACTAGGTAAAAAATATACAGGATCAATTGAAAAATTTTCTGAAATTAAAGATTTTGTATTATAATCTAAATAATCTAAATTTATTGCGGAATTATTCTTAGTAATAACTATTGTATTTTGTGTTCCGTATGTAGTGTTAGATATTAAAATTTGCGGACCTTGATTAGAATAATATTCCAGGTATACTGAATTCGCATCGTTAACACCTATTATCCATCCGCTATTTATAGTTCCAGACGAATAGTTGGAGAAAAGCACGTTATTCTGTCCGCCTGAAATTTTATAATCAATAATCATACTCCAAGTTTGACTAGAAAGCCCGGAAGCATTATTTACTCGAATACTAGTTTGACCTCCGAAAAATCCGCTTCCAGAAACATCATAAAACGATCCAGTATTATCTATAAATCCTGAATACGCGGACTTACCAAAAGGTAAACTGGGGATAATATGAGTTCCAGAACCGCCCGTAAATGCATAAAATACTTGTAGCTGGCCGCTCGTATTCGTTTTATCGCTATGTGTAAAATATTGGACTCCTGTGGGGTTCATTCAATTAAAATTTTCTTATTCCTGGATTATCTTTACACTATTTTAGACTTAATGTTTCAATCCAATTCCAAGGACTGGTATTTGCAGACTGCGTTGCGTCAAATGACCATCCGAAATTAAACGAAAATGAATTCCCTTTTCCTTCGTTAGTTTGGACTATAGAATTTTTATCTAGAAATGTTCTATCATTATTATATAAATTAGTTAACCAGTAATTTCCTAAATTACGAATTCCAGTTAGAGTGGTCGTTGCGTTGCCAGTGCATGTTCCAACCGCACGGCCCGCGATTTGTATTTGAGCCCTATTATTAAATCCTAGATCGCTACAATACCAGTTCCCAGAACATAAGCTAGGCGAATCCAACTTAACAAGTGGCAATGCTCTAATTTGACGAATAGCGGGGGTAACAGAAATATTATAATCTAAACTTTGAAATTCTGGCGGTATTAAATCTTTATTATCGTACTCTGTTGAAACACTGATTTCTCCAACAAATTGATTTTTACTTATTGAATAGTTTAACTGCTGATTTCTCAGTGGGTAGACCGGCGCGTTATTATAAAATTCATTATAGCTTTGATAAGCTAAATAATATAAATTAAGTTGAGTGTTGTAGTAATTTTCTACTAAAGAATATTTATTTTTTAAGTCCCCGCGAGACTTAATCGTTCCTTTTACGCCAACCGTGGTTATATCTTGGTCGTCCAATTTTATTGAAGTTTCATACTCTAAAAATGTGCGCGGGTTAAAATCATTATCAAAACTAACATTAAAATTGATTTTTTTGCTAAATTGATCCTCGGTAATCCCGCTGAATAAAAAATTTCTATTTAAATCTAATCGACCACACGATTCATAATACGCGCGGACAGCCGCCGAATAAACATCAAAAGACTGATACTTAGACCGTAAAGTATCTAAATCAACATTTTTACAAGATTTAACTTCACCATTGATTGATAAAGTCGCCGCGCCTCGCAATGCATCACAACTATAATCTGTGGTATATCTTATATATCCATGCCTATTATTATAAACAATACTAGCTGGAGTTCCTATTACTTCAGTTACTCCAGTGTCACTAGTTCCATTTAAATTAACGGAAATTAAACTACTTTGGTTATTTGAAATAAGAGTTAGTAAGCTATTAGAAGAATTAAAACTACAAACAGCATTAGTTAGAATTAGGTTTATAGTGTTAGCTAGACTCTCTCCATAATCAAGCGGATCGCCTCCAATACCAATATCTAGTAATGTATATGATGGATTATTCAAACTAGAATTATTATCAAATTCTATATTTATTGTGGTAGTTATTCCATTATCCGTATAAGAAGCAAGAAACGTATCTCCATCAACTACTGGTGAAATACTTATACTTACAGATGCATATTCGCCAGATATAGATTCAATTATTGGAGAAATTGATCCTTCTGCTAATGGGTCTAAATAATATTTTTCTTCGATTCCGAACGTGCAATTAAATCTATCTATGTTTTCGCTAAAAGTATCCAAACATAGAGAAACTCCGGTGCAGTGATTTGTAAAATATGGGGAAATAAAACTGCTAGAACCCGTTAACGATAATACATAATTTTTTGCATTATCAAAAGAGTTACTATAGCTATTAGATGTCTGAATTCCCTTAGCTGATACTCTATGGTTAACAATTAATAACTGATTGTTATCTTCAGAAAAATTCCATTCATTAACCGGCTCTATTACGCCGAAATAGCCACTAAAAAGTTCGCGCGGATAACTCTCTAAACTAACACTATAATCAAGCAATCCAATATATCTAGATTGTTGAAAATCAATTTCTCTAATGATATTATAATAACTATCATAATAAGTCCGCCCGTCTTGAATTATTAATAAGCTTTGAAAATCTTTGCTATAAATATTCTCTAGTCTGGATTTAGCAGTTTGGATTGCATCGTATGTACAACCGGACAATTGGCCGTTTAGAGTAATTGTGGTCGTAGTACACCACTTTCCCCCGTACCTTACAGCGTTTTCAGTTTCACTAAATAAAGGTTTGGGGTATCCAGTCGGATACGCCAATATTCCACTCCCTCCATAATAAATTTCAATCATTTGTTCTTATTCCTGTGTTTATTATAATTTTACACTTTTTAAAATAAAATTTACATTTTTCTTTATTTTTTAGTGTAAAGTATATAGTAATAGATAACAATTAAATTAACTAAGAAATAAACGTATGAATCAAAAACCTAAACTTATCCGCGCGGATTATCAAATATTTGAACATCAAAAAGAAAAATTAAAGAAATTAAGTGAGAAAACGGGCTATACAATTTCAGAGTTAATTAGAAAAGCAATTGAATTATTGAATTATGGTCCAGAATAACCATCAAAAATTTATTTATAATAAACATGAATTTTGTTGTCTAGATGGATACAAATTTTGTAAAACATGCGAAAAAGTTTTAGAGCTTTCCAGTTTTTCTCTATCTGGAAACAATATACTAAAAAGTAAATGTAAAGATTGTAGCAGTAAACAATACTATGAAAATAAATATATTAAAAATAATTTGCCACTACCAACAATTAAAGGCCAAAAATTTTATATTGAACCTACAGAAAAAATTTGCATATGTTGTAATGTAATAAAATTAGTTGATGAATTTTATATAAAAAGAATTATTAGAGATACAAAAAGATATAGAGCTAAATGTAAAAAATGTGTTAACGAAGATATTAAAACATATAAAAAGAAAAATAAACAAAAAGTTAGAGAAAGAGAACGAAAAAGGCTAAGAATAAAATCTTCTGAACCCGAATTTAAAATTATGAAATGCGTTAGACATATTTCTGCTGTTATTAGAAAAAATAAAAAATTATACAAAAACTCAAAAAACCTATTAGGAATAGGATTAAAAGAATGTAGAAGTTATATCGAAAATCAATTCAACAACAATATGACTTGGGAAAATTATGGTAAAGATAAATTATGGGTTTTTGACCATATAATTCCAGTAACTTTATTTGATTTTGCATTTTTAGAACCCCAATTTATGGTTACTTACTATAAAAATTTAAGACCACTTTCCAATAATAAAAATTCTGTTAAGAATGATATTCTACCAGATGGGCAACGCGCACAGAATATTCCTAAAATCAAATCTAAACAACAACTTCTCGATTTAATTCAAACTTGGCCGAATCCAGCGGAATTTGAATGGGTGAAAGAAATAAACGTAAATCCAGTTTTATAAAATAAATTGGTTTAAGTTAATTGACTCTTCGTAAGCCCATTCCGTTGATATATTAAACGTGTTAGTGAGAGGCGCGAAACTGTAATTTAAATTACTAATATAACCGTCTGTTCCGGTAGGCGGATATAAATTTATAGTATTTTTTGCTAAATTTAAGTATCCCGTAAGATTGGTTCCACGGTTTCCTATAATTTCCAATTCTAATGATCTTTTTGCTAAATTAGGTATATTATTTGGCTGTGCTATTTGCTTGACCGATGGTATGTCAAAAAGATTTTTACCGGGCGTAGCATGATCGTCCGTTAAACTAATACTCATTTTTTTGACTCCGCTAGTCGAGTATAAAAGGTTATCGGAATAGTTAAATTGATATTTTATATCTCCATTAAATTTACTTTTTGTTTCACTTTGATTAATTAATTTAATTGGATTAGCAAAAGTACTAAATCCGGTATAAAAATTATAAGTTCTTAAATAAACTCCCGTTTTTACTCCGCTGTAAGCAGTTAAAGCGTTTAAATATCGCGCGGCTGGATCACAATTGGTACTTAGTCCAATTACTTGACCGTCTTCGGAGATACTATAAGTACATCCACCATTTTCTCTTTCAATATTTTGAGTATATTCCCAAGAGTAAGAATTGTTAGTTCGTGGATCATTTGAGTAAGAAACCTCATAATCTACAGTATCACTAAATTTATTCAAACTTTGACCATAAGTTAGCCGTCGAGAATTTAATGGATAACTACTACCTAATTGATAAGAATTAAATAGATTATTACAGCGCAAATAAGAAAAATTATTTACTTCATATTGTTCGCCGGAATAAGCCGCCGGGAAATATTGATTTCTACTATCCGGTATTAATCCTTGAACTCGTCCTTTTTCTGATACTGTGGTTATTGAATTTTCATTTACATTTAAACTATTAATATAATTAATAGAATAAGTTCCACTAATCCCTTTTAATATTTTAAATGTTTCGGTAATACTAACTTCGTTAGTAATAAGATTAATACTTTCTTGTCTTTGTCGGCGGCCCGGCTGTCTGCGCCAGCCTGAATAAAAACTATCTATAAAACCCACTGGAGCATTTGTTAAGATAAGATTGGAAGCAAAATTTTGCGCCATTGTTATTGGATTTTTTGTAGTCCCGTCAATACCCGAATAGAAGCGTAGTTTAATTACTTGATTTTCCGTATATGACCCGTCTTCCGAGACTTCAGACGAAAAATTTTCACTAAATTCATCAATAAAATGTGCGCTATAACTAGAATTATTTAATACTAAGCCAGAATAAAGTGGCTCTGTCGGCAAATTAAACGTATTTCCAGAGTTGATTATATCAAAATTACAAGTATAATTTTTTAATTTGACATCTACCCCTTCTGCAAAATTTAGGCTGTTTATCCGGCCAAGGCCAAAGTACGTTCCATTAATTAAAATAATTTGGTTATCTTGCGTTTCTAAACTCATACCGCTCAACTGAGTTAATATCCCAGAAATCCCAGAAACGTTTTTTAAGTCCAATAAATATCCGTTTATTGTGTATGAATCTTTGATCGCATATCTAAAACTGTCGCCAAAAAATTGATTTTGACGATTTTGTGAAAGTAGACTAGCCCCGCTAAAGCTTAACATAAAATTTTCTTATTCCTTTAATTAACATTTTATTTTACACTATTTAACTAGCCCCGCGATTTGCAATGGGAGGCACGGGTTTTGCCCCCGGAGTTGCGGCCTCAAGGGAAGCCAAACGAGCCTCAACCCTTGTTTTAAAATTTGCAAGTTCTTCGTTTATCACGGCGGTCTGCGCGTCAGTTTTAGCAGTTATATTTCCGTTAATTTCGATTTTAATAGTATGGGAAACATCTATGGGTCCATTTTTCTCACTATTATTAACAGAATTTTGTGAATTATTTGTAGTATTATTATTTTGTTGACCAACTTTATTTCTTAAATCTTCTAATTCCTTTTTAAGAGAATCAACTTCATTCGTCGCGCGGCCAACATTTCTATCATATCTATTTTGATTTCTTCCGCTATTTCTTCTAGCATCTCTTTCGATTTCATCAGAATTAAGTTCGCGCGAGCCGTATCTTTGCGGTCCTTGGAGACTACCTGAACGTAATCCACCGGACGATTGAATTGAGACTGGGCTAAATGCGCTGCCTTGGTTTCTAATTCTTTCTTGAATATCTATTCCTTTGTATTGTGAGCTACCAGCAAATTGAGAATTAAATATATTAGACTGGTTATTAAAATCGTCTCCAAATATTTTGCTTCCGCCGAAATTATTTTTTCTTTCCCGGTTAGTATAATTTTGAAAACGATTTTTATCGAAACGATTAACACCTTTAATTCTTAAAGATTCTTGATAAAATTTATCAATTTCTTCATCTCCAAAGTACCCTCCAGCTTTATTAGCAACTAAATTTTCATTACCACTATTTAAAATAGCAATACATCTTTTGACCCCTTCAATTCCATCTTTTTTATAGGCAGCGGCTAATCTACTCAATTCATCATTTGCTACGATATTATCTCCATATCTTATATCTTTTTCAGATAATTTAGATAAATCAATATTTCCGTCGGCGTAATTATTTATACCTAAAGATTTTTTCATCTTTCTGTTTAATACTGCATCTCCGCCACCTGCAAAGTTTCTTATTATAGATTCTCCAGTGTTAACAACCGCCGGGCCTAATCCTTTAATTTGCGTTAGATAGGGTTTATCGCCCGCTCGCGCACCACCGACTCCAGAACTAATAGCTTTTTGTTCGGCTTTTAATGAACTGATTAATCCGCCCGCATATTTAGGAATATATCCGGCGGCTTTATTTTCAGGTTTATTTTTTTCATCTAATTGTCTTTGTAATTCATCTATTTGATCTTGTAGTTTTTTAATTTCTGATTGATTATTTGGAGTATTACCTAATTGCTGATTGGTTGAATAAACATAATTTAAAGTTTTTCTCTTATCTCTGTCAACAGCATCTCTTTGTAATTTCTCTAATTCAGGATTTTTAAAATGATTTTGATCCGGTTGAAATTGTTTATCATATAAAGAGCCTAATTGTTGTTCATTAAATCCTAATCCGCCAACGTTCCTAGAATAATCTGTGAATTTAGAATCTTTTTGATTAGCATATTGTTGTCCAAAATCGTTAAACCTACGAATTTGTTGTGGATCAATTCCTAATTCTGCCCCAACAGCTTTTTCATCTAATCTTCTACCAAACAAACTTTTTGACGGCGCAGTTTTATCTAGTTGTTGAAAAAATGATTTATTTTCTTCGTCTTTTGCTGTTTGAGATTGTAATAAGCCAAGTTTTTTACCCTCTAACTCTTTCTTTTGCTCATTTAATGCTACCATTTCTATATTTTTTGCAGCAACAGCATTAATATCACTTACTTCTTTAGTTGCTTTAGCTAAATCAAGTAATGCGCTTGCCGCCGTTTTAGAATTGTCAAATAATAAATTAAAATTACCTGTTATCCCAGCGTCAAAACTAGTTTTTAATCCGGTTAAACTAGCACTTAACTCTTTAAACGCGCCTTCCGGGCCGAAGGGAGTATTTAAGTTTTTTTGATCAAACGGAATGTCTTTCGCCGCTAAAAGTGCTGCATTTCCAGACACCCCTGTTTTTTTACTTCTTAATTGATCTGCGAATTCAAAATCTCCAGAATTTTGAGCATCTTTAATTAATTTATCTAAAGTTTCTGTTTGTCTGGCTTCGTAAGCTTTCGCAACTTCAAATCTTGCTTGGTTAATTTGTTCGGGATTTCCATCTAAAAATCCTTCTTTAAAAGCTTGAAGTTTTCCGCCCGCCAATTTAGAAAATACATTTCCACGACGAGAGTTTTCCGCTTCTTCATCAATTTGTTGACCTTGGAAGAAATCTTGGAAACTTGATCCGCGCGATTTAAATATTCTTTTACTAAAAGGTCCGTTAATTGAATCTCTAATTGTTTTTCCTTGACTTAAACCACCTTTAATATCACTGAAGTCCGCGGACGGTAAATCCTTAAAGCTTCGTCCGCCGAGGAAACTTAATTGTTTTGTTATAGAAAGGTTTAGTTCGTTAAGTTTGTTGGTATTAGCTTGTAAAAGTCTTGCTTCCTCACTTTGAGCGCGGGCTAACTCCACAGGAATGCTCAACCCCTCGTCTCTAAATTTGATTAGAGCGTCAATTAAGGGTTTATTTAATTTACCGTCTTGTCCTCCAAGTAATTTAATTTGTTCGTTTATTTTTTCAACGCCAGAATTTGCTGCGTCAACTGGATTGCCGCCGGCAGCTAAAACATTTGCTCTTAATTGTTGTAAAGTATTTTTTAATGATTCAGATTTTCCGGAAATATTTTTACCTTCGCCTTCTCCGTTTCCGGTAGTGAATTTCTTAAAAGCTTCTTCAACTAAACTTGGTAAAGAATCAAAACTGTTAATAAAACTTTTACTAATGTCGTTAGTGCTAGTTATTAATTCATTTTTAATCTCAAACTCTTTATTTCTATTTTCAAATCTATTTTGAGATTCAGGAGTAATAAAATTACCTAAAGTCCCTAAAGCTTGATTTGCCCCGGATAACGCGCGATTTCTAGTTCCAGAATCTCTAATATTACCTAAATCAAATTTAAAATTTGTTGAAGTTTGTAATTTATCTAGTAGTCTTCCTAGATTTACCACCGACTGAGTATAAACTTTTAGATTCTCATTTTCTTTTCTGAGCGCATCGGCGGACAAGTTTCGTTGAACAACGTTTTTAACAATAAGTTCTTGTTCGATTAATGCTAATTGATTAAATTGTTTTAAGGCGTCGGAACTAATATTTAGTGTGCCTAGCACACGTTGTAAACTTTCTAAACCAAAATCTCCCTTGGTATTTAAATCTTCTAAACCCTTAATTTGTCCGGTGCGTTTAGTTGCATCTGACTCTAAGGGTAAAGCACTTCTAATTAAGCTAGTTACATCTGTTCTATCTTGTTTATTAAGCAGAATATTTTGTGTATCGCCAAATTTGTCTTTAAAAATATCACGATTTTTACCAATTATAGATTCTAGACCCACTCCTATACCTTTTTCTGCAACAGCTTTGGCTTGGGCTGACGAAATTTCTGCTAAAATATTAAGTTGCTCATCGTTAGTTTTAGCTCCGACCACTTTGTTTCTTAAACTTGGATCATCAATCGAAGTAATTAAATCTTGAATGTTTCTTGAAACTAAATCTATTTCTTTACTTGAAGCTCCAGAATTTATTAAATCTTTTAGTTGTTCACGGCCTTGAAACACACCAGCCGAGGCATTTTTATTTCCTTCAAATGTCCCGCGCGTATCATCAACTTCTTTAGTTAAATCTTCTAAACTTTTTCTACTAGCATCAGCTATTCCTCTTAATGAACCTAAAGCTGTAGTAGCCGCGCCGACGGCAATGCCAAAAGGACTAAATCCGAATGTTGCAGCCAAACTTAATCCAGTTCCGGCGGATTCTCCAACCGCGTTAATTTGTCTGGATGTTTTATCATTTGCTGGAGATAAAGATGTTAAAGCATTAGTTAAAATGGGCGCTCCGATAGCCGCTGTAAAAGCCGCTCCTTGAACTTTTCCTCTACGTCTGTCTGCCTGTGCCGCTTGAACATTAGACGTTTCTAGATCAAATCTATCTTGCGAAGCTTGACCCAATCTAGCAAATCCCGGCGACGCCTTTAATTCTTGTTCAAAATCTTTTAATATTTTACCAGATTTTCTTCCACTAAAAAATCCTTTTTGATTTTCTAGAGCGGCTTTTTTAGCAAATTCTCTTAACAATTCTTGTAAAAATTCTTCTTGTAGTGCGGCGGGAGCGCCAGAAAGTAAAGTTGGGGGTTTTGGTAAAGCATAATTCGGAATCAATCCCTTACTTGCTCCGTAAGTTTTAGGATTTCTACCTTCTTTAATCGCGCGAGATATTCCCTGAGATATTCCGCCCGGTTCATCAATTTTATTAGTTACAGCCAGTCCGCCCGGATTCGCGCCGGACACTAAACTTGGATGATTTTCTACTTTTATCTGATCTAATGGAATTCCAGCGTTTTTCTCTCTGTTTATAGCGGTTTTTAATGGACTGTTTGATCCGCCCAATATTTGTGCTAATAATTTAGCTTTATCATCTAATCCTACTCCGGCATTTAATAGACTATTAGATAAATTGAAATTGGGAATTAATCCACCAGCAAATCCTCCATTGTTTTTAATCAAAGCTTGAGCCGCCGGAATTAAAACTCCTAATTTGTCTAAATATCCAGAATATCCAGCTTGACCTTTTCCTTGGTCGTCTTGGCTAAAGTTTGCTTCGACAACTCCGCCACCCTTTCCTATTCCTAAATACTGTCCAAGCAGTCCTAATCCACTTTTGTTGGTTTCTAAAACGTCAAATCCTGTAATTGAGCCGCGCCGGACTCTTTCCGGGGCATTCAATAATACTTGTTTCGCTTGTCTAATAGCTATTTGAGATTTTAAATAATCTTCAATTCGTCCAGATTTAACCGCTGAAATTAAACTTGAAGGAGCATCGCTTAAATTTGGATCGACTTCTTTATATTCATCTTTAATATAAGCTCCGCGACCCAATACTTGAGCACCTTTACCCACGCCAGCTAAATTAACTCGATATTCTAGCCCTGTAGTATTTTTAATTCCCTCTTGAATATAATATTGTTCTGGGTCAATATCTTTTAATTTTGAAATACCTTTATTAGATGAAAATACTTCATTACTTTCTTCAAAATTTGAGCCGCCGCCTTCTTTTGCTTTAATGAAAAAATTATTTCCAAATTTTTGTGCAATAGCTTTTTTAGCTTTTAAAAAATTTTGATTACTTATTCCTCTAGATTTCAAAAACCCCGCCAGTGGAGAAACTTTTCCTAATTTTAATAATCTGGCTTCATTATATTTATCGCCTTTGAAAGAATTAGCTGATAAAATATTTAGAAAACTGCCAGTTCCATTCTTGGTAAGTTGAGCAGTTGGATCAATTATTTTTAATTTATGGCCTTTTAGTATTTCTTCATTTCTAGCTAGAAAATTAACGTCATCTGGATTCAATAATTCAAAACCCTTAGCCCGCGCGGCTAACCTTTTACTTTTACTGATTGCTTCGTTTTGGTCTGCGTAAATATATTTATAATCTTTATCAATTAAAGCTCCATTATAATTTGCTTCTTGTTTGTTGTATTTGTTGAAGTAATTGGGAATAAGTCCGCGCGAAAATTGACTTAATAATCTGTTTCCGCCGCGTCTAAAATTAAATTGAACCGGTCTTACTTTGTTGTCGAATCCACTAAGATTTCCAGTCATTGTTGCTTCTGGGTAATATTTTTGAGCCAATATTTCTTCAATTTTACCATCCTGATATAAACTTGGCGCGCGGCCAAAATCTTTAATATCAAATTCTACTGGAAAGTCTTGAACGCCTTCCAAAAGCGCGGCTGTCGCCCTATGTCGCCCTTCGTGTCCGGTGATTCCGCGCCGAGATTTTCTATCTCTTTCTAAACGTAAATAACCCGGATCAATTTCTTGTCCTTTTTGTATTCTATTTCTAATATTACTAATAGATTTTTCATCTCTAATTCTTGAATCCAATGGTAAGGCAGATTCTAAAAATTGATTAGGACTAATATATCTTAAAACGCTTTTCCAATCAATACCGACCATTCCAGAATATCCGCCCCGACCAATTTTAGGAGTTTTAAATTCAGGATAACCTTTGAATTCATTATAATTTGGTATAAGTCCGCCGGACGCATTTATTTTTCTAGCATTACTAGGTAATCCATGTCTAGCCACCATTTGTTGATTAAATATTGCCGACCCATCAGAACCTCCAAAATTAGGAACAATATATTCATCAGTGTTAGCTACAACTGTTCCTCTTTTGCCTCCGCCGAAATTAAAGTTTGGAATAACTTTAGGCCGGGCCGAACGCGATGCCCCGCCGACACCCCGATTTATATCATTTTGTTCTTGATTCACAGGAAGAAATCCGCCGGACGCCCGTGGTATTTTAAAACTACCTTCAGGTGTAACTCCGCCTCTATTTCTAGCAATATTTTGAACAGCACTAAAGTTTCGCGCTCCTTGCTGAACTTGCAAAGCGTTAATTTCTAACATTATACTTTTAATGGCTAACTCTTCTTCCTTAATTGAGCGGGCGCGGGCCAATCTTTCAATATATTTACCATTACCAGTAGCTAAAATTTGATTTATAGCATTTTGAATAGAACCCTGAGATTTAGAAGCACTATTTAAAGCTGCGTAATCACTTAAAACACTAAAAGAAAATTTACCTAATTGTTTTACTACATTAACAATAGCACTAATACCAATAACCGCGCCGGGGCCAGCTAACGCTTTTCCAAATCCACTTAAAAATCCTTCGGCGAGTTTCTGTCCGGCGGATTTACTATCTTGATCTTGATTGTTTAAAGAGCCTAAAACATTTTGCGCAAAGTCCGCGCCGCCTTTAATCGTTGGTTGAAATACTAGTTTACCAAAAACCGAACTAAATTGAGTAGCAGTTGTTTTAATAGCATTTAAGTTTGTTTGTAAAGTCTGATTTAAAGCCTTATTTCTTTCGATAGCAGAGTTTGTTTCTTCGGTGGAGACAGCTAAAGACTGTGCATAGATTGAATTACCCTTACTTAAATCACTTAACAAAGCTTTTAATTGGTTAATTTGTTGAATGCCTGCGACTTTTTCGGATAGCGCAGCCTGTTCAGCTTGACTCAATGTTTTATAAGTATTAGCTAGATTTTTTAATACTTGGTCAACAGCTAAAACATTTCCTTGCAAGTCTCTTGTTGCAACACCAAATTGTTGAAGTGCATCTAATGTAGAACCCCGTTCAATTCTAGTAAATATTGATCTTAAAGCGTTACCAATGACAGCACCGCCGCGCGCGGTTGTTTGCTGAAGTGAAGCGGTTAAAGATAGTAATTTCTCAAAACTAATACCAGCGTCTTGTGCGGTAGCGCCTGCGCGAGATAGTGATTCAACTAAATCCTTTGAAGATACAGCAAAGTTAGCATCAACATTTGCTAACTTATTAACAATACCAATTTGATCTAAAGCAGATTTATTAAATGAGTTGGTTGCAGCAGTTAGAGCTTTTACTGCCTCCGCCGTTCCTAATCCTGATTGCCGAGATAATATTAAAGCTGCGTTAACTCTATTTTGAACTTCTTCTACTTTTAGACCTTGGCGCGCCAGTTCTTCTGCCGCCGAAGCCGCTTCCTCGAAGGATTTTCCGGTGTTACGAGCTATATCAAATAAAGAAGATTTAAATTTGTCAAATTTTTGTGTAGTTGTATTAAGGACAATTTGAATTGATTTGAACCGGGCCTCCGTTTCGATAAATGCGCTCGCGATAGATTTTACGGCAGTACCAACTCCATATAATAATGTAGTAGCAGAAACGAATGCCAAAGTTCTTGCCTGCGCACTTTCTAGCGATTTGGAAAATTGGGCTACATCACTACTAATTCTACCAAGTCCAGTTGTATTGACTTTAAGGTTAATTGCTTGATTACCTTTAATTAACCCACGAATTCTATTTTCAGCCGAACGTATAGATTGTTCGTCTACTGATACTCCTAAAATTATGTTCCCAGAATTCGCCATTTAGTTTATTTCTTGTTCCTTTAATTAGTTATATAGTATTTACACTATTTTTATTAAACTTTTTTAAAATATTTCTTCATTTTTATCAGAATTAAGTGTAAATAAATATAGCTAAAAGGATATAAAACTATATGAAAATAAAAACAAAAAAAGAAAAAATTCGCGAGAATTATTTTTTCGATCCCGAGTTGGTAGAAAAGCTACAAGAATTAGCTGAAAGAAAAAATTACACGCGAACACAACTCGTAACAATGGCCGTGGAAAATTTGATTAAAGAAAATGAACTTAATTCCGAACAAAAGAATTAAGGATTTAACCGGACAAATATTTAGCAGATTAACTGTTATCGAATTTTCACATGTCGATAAAAACAGAAGCGCTAATTGGAAATGTCTATGTCAATGTTCTGAAGATAAAACTACAACAACAATTGTTGTTGGAACTAGTTTAAAATCTAGCTCAACTAAAAGTTGCGGATGTTTAAACCTGTCAAAAATAATAGAAAGAAATCAATCTAGATACATAGACCTAACTAATCAAAAATTTGTCAAATTAACAGCTTTGAATCTTTCTCGTAGAAACAGTGGAAAAGACGCCAAAGGAGCAAAAGGATGTTATTGGAATTGCCTATGTGAATGTGGTAATTATACTGTAGTTCAAACCGGAAGATTAATATCGGGGGCAACAAAAAGTTGTGGATGCTTAATTGGTAACAGAAAAAATATAATAGGTCAAAAATTCAACAGATTGAAAGTTATATCATATCATCATACTAAAAATTTTGTGGCTCAATATACATGCCTATGTGATTGTGGAAAAGAAATTATTGTATCTAGTCAACATCTTAAAAGTTCTAATACCAAATCCTGTGGATGTTTAAAAATTGAACGAGACAATAACCAAAAGAAAGAAAATCATCCTAATTGGCGTAAAGATATTTCCGAAGAAGAAAGGGCTAGACTTGCTAATTATGGAAAAAGAAATTATTTACCAGAATATATGGAATGGAAAATACAAGTTTTTAAACGCGATAATAGAACCTGTCAATTAACAGGAATTAAAGGCCAGAAAATTTGCGCCCACCATTTAGAAGGATATAATTGGTGTAAAGAAAAAAGGTATGAACTAGACAACGGAATAACATTATCAATTGAAGTTCATGATTTATTTCACCATCTTTATGGGAATAGAAACAACACCCGAGAACAATTTAACGCATTCAAATCTCGTTACGATTCCGGCGAGTGGCGGGATTATCAGATTTAAGCAAGACCCAATTCTATCATCTGTTGAGTTGATAACTCTCCACCCGATTCTTTTAATTTAGTTGCAAGTTTTTGGTCGTTAGCATTTCCCTGTGGATTATCAATCCCGTACCGTTTCAAAATTTCCTTATTTACACCAGGCAAACTTACTACAGCATTATCTCCGCCGGACGCCTCTTGTTTTTCTATAACTTCAACGATATTTTTTCTTCCTGACGCCCACTCTTCGATGGCTTCTGCATTGTCCATAATATCGTCTGGAATACTATTATTTTCTAATATACCCTTAAAATATCCGCCGTATATGAGTAATTTAGATTGTACATGAGTCATCTGTATTAAACTTTTTCCAAAGAAGTCGGTCGGCGATTGACTTAAAAAATAAAGGTCATGAAAAAATCTCTGGACAGCAATTTTTTTAATATTTTTTTCACTAACATCATTTTGAAATTTATTGTATAGTGAAAAAAGGCTGTCAACCTCCTCGGCGGACAAATCTTCAAATTGCTTATCTGTATGAAAAGGTTTTTTTAGCCCAGCATCTTTAAAAAATGACTTTTTAATTAACAATAAATCACTAGATTTTCTTGCCAAGACCTCGGCGGTTTCACCTAACAAATTCCACCGTTCTACCAATATTTTATTTAAAAACTTCTCGTTTTCCTCTATTTGACCACGATAAAACTCAATATCCGCTGGCTTAAAAACTTTTCGTTTATTTGTATATAAATCTTTTAAAGTTTCCTGAACAAACTTAATTTTTTCTTCTTGTTTTTTATCCCAAAGTTCGTTTTTTATGAGATAGTTAAGTTTTTCGGACTCGGTAAAAACTTTTTTTTGTTTTAATTTATTTAGTTGATTTGTGTAGAGGGTGTCGGTTTGTAAATCATCAATAATACCAAAATGTCTTATATAACACTCTTTACTGTTTAAATCATAGATAGAATAACCTGCGCACAATTCCGCGTAGATTTTTCTAAGGAAAACTATTTCAGATTCATTTAGCATGATATTTCACAAGCTAACTATCTAAAATTAAACTATTTTATCTTCCGCCGGAATTACTTCAATTTTAGACTCTTTTTTAACTTCCTCGGCGGGCGGCTCGATTTTAACTTCTTTCTTTTCAATACTTTCACGGATCGCAGGAAATTGTTCTTTAGTCACTTTTCCAGTTGAAACTAATTTTAAAAATTCAGTGTTAATACTTAAAATTTCATCATATAATCTAGCCTTTTCTTTTGATTCATCGCTTGATTCGTCCGCCGCGATTTTATCTAAATATTCTAATTTTTCATCCAACGTGTCACCTTGAGTGTAAGGAATAATTTTGCCGGGGACAAACTCAACGTGGGAAAGATTGAGTATATTAAACATTAATTGTTTTGACCATGCTAAATTTTCCGCCGAATTCTGAAAAAGTGACTCGTTAACTTCTTCTAGCGATGCTAATTGTTCATTAGCCCAACTAAATTTCTCCATTAATTCTTGAATTTTATCTTCATCTTCTTTAGATTTAGTTTCTTTGGAATTGATAGTTTGGTATTCGTCCTTCACATCCTCAATAATTTTGTTAATCTCTTCTAACGCTTTAATCTCATTTGGAGTTAAAATTCCTTCACTTTCACGAAATTTCTTACTAATTAGACTACGGGGCAAAATCCCTTTTCTGATCGCGTCGGACCATTCAATTTGATAAACGCTATTTGCAGCCGACATATCTGCCCTATTTTGCTCTTTTAAAATTACCCTTACCGGTTTCTCTACTAATTTAGTAGTAATTGTTTTTTTACCGGGTTCTAATTCTTCGGTCACGTCTTCTTTGACCTTATAGAGTAAATTATATGAAAATAGTTCGCGCATATTTTTTTATTTTTCTTATTCCTTAGTTTTGTTTGTTAAATTAACAGGTTATTGGTATGTTTTGATAGAAATCTAGCACCGATACTCCAGATAATCCACTTAATCCGCCATATGATAAATAATTATAATTGAAATTTGCCGGATTATGGTTATAATAACCACAAGTAGAAATATTGCCAGAAATAACCGGCGGAGTTACCTTATTAAAAACACTATCTAATTTAGTCTTAATCAAATTCATCTGGCTAATAGTTAATTCATTTCCGTTAATCGCAGAAAGGAATCCGTCCAGCCAACTTACATATTGTTCACTTGTCATTATTTTATTTAGGTTTAGAGGTTTGCCCTGTCATTATTTCTTGAAATGTTAAAATTGAGCCGCGCGTTAAATGTTTTTGATAGTTATTAGGAGTCATAATTAACAATACAAGGGTGGTAATCCGGCGGATGCACGCTCTATATTAGTTTGTCTAAGAGGATCGGGGTATTGAGATAACTTGAAAGATAGAATATTTCTATTAAATACTAAATCCAAATGATTTCTAATTTCCTGAACTTGTCCGGCGGATAAATTATTTGAGTTACTAAGTTCAAAATATCCATGCAACCAAAATGTAAAATCGCGCGGATTCATTAACTTGCTAGTTCTTGACTTAAATTTCTCTCAATAAATCCTTTAAGAAAATACTGATATTCACCGGCCACGGTTTTTAGGAAGCTGCGTTTCCGAAATTCATCCCAAGTTTCATAAATCCGCGCGAAATCGGCGGACTCAAAATAGTTTAATGAAATTGAAGGAAGCCTGTAAAGTTCTAAAGATCGGCTGGTTGACTGTAAAGATAATCTATCTTCAATAATTAAACGTATTTGTTTTTCGGTTTTAGGTAAAGGTTTTTGTTTCATATATTTATTTTGATACATATGGTTTATAAGATATAATATACTTTTGTTTTGAAATTGTTAAGAATATTGTAAAAATCTTTTATCTTTTCCTTTATAAACGATTCTAAAATTAAGGTTATTCTCATACATGTTTCCGCCGGATTTACGAATATGTTCGACGTAATCAGTTAAATGTCCTTTATCGTCCGTGGGCCAATATCTAATCCAACCTTCAATATCATCGGCCTCCATAATACATTTATTTTGCATCATGTCAGAGCTATTTTCGCTCACGCAAATCCAATCGCCCATTCTCATATTTGGATATGGAGGTTTAGAAACATCATAGTGTCCAAATTTTGGTTTGTTTGATTTAAACGGAATAGCCGCCGCGGCTAAAGTTAAAAATAGTGATTTTATAAAAGTAAATCTATTCACAGTTTCATTGTTCTAATAACTCTTTAGTTTTGATTTAATAATATTATCGTGATATAATTTTTCTAATTCTAAAAATTTATCTAATTTCCTTTTTAACGAGAAAGAAAAATTCTCATATAACCAGTAATATAATTTTTTTACCTGTTTATTCCCTCCTACCGTTAGAATAAAAGAATTTATATTTGAAGACGTATTTTTATAAACACTTTGGTTTCGTATATAAGAGTTAACATTTAATTCATTTTTAATAATTAACTGTATTGATTTAAGAAATTCCATAGTTCCACAAAAAGTCATTGTAGCATCCTTTTTAACGATACAAATACTTCCGTCCCCATCAAAATAACCTCTGATAAAGTGAGAAAGCAGATAGTTAGGAACCTGATCTGGTGTAGGGAATTTTAAAGTCAAAGATTTTGCTGGGAAAACACCCTTTTTATTTAAGTCTCCAATCATTTTAATTGACCTAACACTCAACCTAGAACTAAAACAAATATTTTTACCTAGACCGTCGCCCGGCAATAGTGTTTTATCGGTAATTTTTCCTTCATAATTTAAAGCTCGGCTAATCTGATAGAGATAATCTTTGTCTCTTGATGCTAATACAATATTCAACTGTCCACCACAAACATTCCCATCCGCATAAATAAATCCTAAAATCTGTGCCTTTTCGGGAGTATCTATGATTTTGAAATAATCTTGATCAAAGAAGAATTCTCTTCTAGCATCTGAGCGGGTTTTTATTTTTATGTTCTTTTCTAATAATACTCGCCTAATAGTATGTGGATTAACTCCAAATTTTTTACCAATTTGTAATAAAGTTATACCCTTAGAATATTCAGAAACCATAAAATCCTTATCATTTTCTTCAAAAAATATCAATCTAGACATATTATTTAGTATTTTTTAAAATTTCTTCCAAGTCTCTCTTTGAGCTATTTACTTGGTCCAAAATCCTTTTTCTACACCAATTATATCTACTATTATCAAAATAATTACTCATGTCAACAACTGGCCCGCATTCGGGCGGCAAATTGTCTTGGAGCTTATTAAAGTTATTATCGTGAACACTTTTTAAATCCTCTACCATAACAAGTAATCCGCGGCCTAATACCGCAAAAATTCGCTGTAGTTGAAATCTAATAACTTCGTCTTGATCCTGGTTGTGCATATTTTTAATGTAAAAAACTTCTTATTCCTTGCTTTTTAGGGCTATCTATCTTTACACTATTTTTAAGGGAATATGAAATTTAAATTAGTAAAACTTTTTTATATATTCGGCTGGCGGATTGTTTGGGTCAAAATCATATCTTATCCAACCTTGACATTTATGACCGGGTGGATAATCTAAGTGAGTAATTTTACCAAAATAAGGACCAGTTAAGTTAAACTCCTTGCAAAATGGATTAATCCCTTTAATATGATAAATGATACCATCAGGGCTAATAGCCCATCTTTCTTTATTTTTATGTAAACTTGCATGTGCTATATTTTTATCTCTACATTTTTTCTTAGTTTCTTCTGTATGTTTTCGTCCGGTAGATAAAATTCGACAAAGCTCTCTTTTTTCTTCTAATAGTTGATCTTTAATTGATTCTCGATATTCTATATCGCTCTTTAAATCTAAATATTTTTGATGTTTTCGCGGCATAACAAACTTAAAGTCTTCATAAATCCAATCTAAAAATTTCATAACTTGTAAATTTCCAGAAATTCTTAATGAATGAGAATTTATATTTCGTTGTTCTAATTTTTTCTTTCGAGAAATGGAAGATTTTATTTGTAATTTTAATTCTAATATACTTTGTAGTTTAAGTAAAAATTCCATTGTCCCACAAAATGATACATATCCACTTAGAAATCTACTTTTTCCATTCTTATTTTTCTTGTCTTTGCGAATATTGAAGATACTTCCATCACCTTCTAAATATCCTCTTATAAAATATTTCCACAAGTTCTGAGAAACTTTGCTTTCGTCTGGAAAGCCTATAGTTAAAGATTTTCTTTCTGTTAATCCTATTAAACTTAAATCATCAAATATTTTTATTGAAGTAACAGCTAAAATATAGTAAAAGGCATTCTTACCTTTTGGATTTATTCTATTGACTGGTCCCGTATATTCCATTTGATTTTTTATAAACTCCAAATAATCATTGTCGGGCTCTCTAAGAATAATAGATAAAGCCTTAGACCTTTCTGTTCTTTTAGATAAGCATCCGTCAGCATATATCATTCCTAATACTTGTGATTTTTCGGGAGTATCAATTTTCTCAAAATAATTTTCGTTTAAATTATATTTCCTACTAGTATATTGAGTAGTCCTAATAGGGATTTTTAATCGTTTTAGAATTTTGGAAATACGTCTCTCGTCAATTTTTAATAGTTGAGATATTCTTCTAATAGATAATTTATCGGCAATATAAAATTGTTTTATTTTAACTTCTGACTCTGGTAGTATATTCATATGTAATAATACATTATATCCTTTAAAAAACTGAAAGACTTTTATTTCTTTCAGTAAATTAAAAATTAACTATATCTACTGGATTGAGCCGCTCACGAAGAGCCCATTCGTTGCTTGTGGGCCACCAAGAGTTGTAACGTAGTTGAGGCTCACACGTTTATTAGCTCCTATTGAACTAGTTGTGTTGTAAGTATCAAGTTTGCAGCCCACTAAACGATAACGAACCGCGATAGGTCCGCCACCGCCACACTGAGGACGACGTAAATCTATGTCAATTTGTTGGGCCAAATCGGTGCAGTATAACAACGAAAGATCGCCCGTTATCATATCACCTAGATCAGCTTCGACTGCCAGAGTTACATCAATTGGAAATTGAATTTCTTGTGAGAACGCAAATGGTGATCCAAGTTTAGTAAGTGGCTGGCGAGATAGAGGAACGCTAATATTATAACTTTGAATTTTTAAGTCACTTACGGCTGGACCGAATACGGCAGCGGGAATATTTAAAGTAATATCACCGGGACGGATTGCTGATACAGCACCATCAACTCCACTTACCGCACTAGGAATAGTAAAGTTATTTACCCCTAAAGTAGAAACTCGCTGCCCACCAGAGGGAACAATGGCTGGGTTAGCAAGACCAGTAGAACCGATATATGTAACTAAATTAAGACCAGCTACAGTAACACGTTCCACTGGAAAATTACCAACGGAGCCCTCAGCACTGAAGTTGGAAATAAATCCGTTTCCGACTGCTGTAGTGAATTTAGTAGAATCTGCATCGGTCGTATTATTTATAATGTCTGAACCCTCCCGGCTCGTAACCACGAAATAGTTACGTTCGTCAGATGCTTTAGTAAGAATACCCGAAACGACCGACGCACTACCGTCAGTTGTAAATCCTAAAGTATTAGCATTATAAGTGTTAGCTACTAGATAATCAAAATTAAGTGATACCGTAGGAGCTTCTAGAATAATACGTTCTAACGCATCTAGTTGACCATATTGGTTAACGGGAGTTCTAGTCACACTGGCAGAATAGCCAATTGTCTGAACTCTGTGAAGCTGCCGAACTAAATTTACGCCACCTGTTCCGCCAATATTTAAATGATAACCAGTAGCTACCCCCGTAATTGGTCCTACGAATAACGCTTCACTTTGACTAATAGTTCTATTTCTGGGCATGTTAGTTTTTCCTTCTGTGTTTTATAATTCTTTTACTCTGAAAAATTGTTTATTTTTATAAATTTCTTAAATCTGTATAACTATTTACACTTTTTTTTCTTAATAGTGAAATTTTTCTTCGTTTTCTTTAATATATTGATCGGTTAACTGTCTTAACCATCTTACAGTGAAACTCACAGAAGCCAGCCTTGAGGTCTGGATATTTATCACTAAAATCTTTACTGCTTAATCTATAAAAACTTGCATCATCTATAAAAGCTAAGTTTTGCCCACTAGTCGGACCAATATAGTCAATATAGTTATAATTACCACTTTTATAATCCCCGTAATAATTTAATGGGGTTTTGCTAAATACCGGGAAAGAACTATATTTTTCGTCCGCCAGAAGTCCGCCAACCGCATCGAGTTGATCCTTACTGTCCGCCAAAATAACACAGTGGATATTTGTAGTGTTTTCAAGTAATCCCCCAAAAGCCAATATTTCATTTTCGGTATTTAAATTAGTTATAAATATTCCGGGGACTACTAATGCATTTTTATCAATTCCACTCAACCCTCTATTATAACTAGGATTTAATTGGTATTTAGTTTCAAAAATTAACTCTTCATCAGATTTTGTCGATGGCCAAATATTGAAATCCTTGATAGCATAGCGGCCCGAAACACTTAAATTGCTATAAGTTGAGCCGCCCGAAAATATTGCTCGACTATTAATATAATCAATAGCTATTAGACCTGATTGATTTTTAACTACATAATTTGAATTTACCCAAACTCCAGTGGGAATAGTAGCTCCAGAAATACTATGATCATATATCAAACTCTTAAAGGGTAAAGCATAAACATTTAAATTCGGTAATTCTCTATCTTCTACTTTATAGTAATATCCGCTATGATTACGGAAGGCCGCGCCGCGTTGTTCTATTTGATGCTGCAAATAAAGACAAGCTGAGTAATATAAATCATTATTAGAACTACTTATCATAACAATAATTTACACTTAAACACTATATAGAATCTTTAATAATTCAGAAATATACTTGCGCGGCTTATATTGAGAGTTTCTCAAAATATTCTTTCTTTGCAAACCCGTCCCTGATCTAGAATTCCCCCCAAGCTCTTTCTCATTTAAACTATATTTATACCGATTCAAACCAGGAATTCCTCTTTCGATACTAATCGCCCAGCTTCTATTTTCTCCCCAGCCGTCATCTGTATAATTTCCTAAATTTGTAACCTCTTTAATCTCATCAATCGTTGGAAATTGAATTTTAAACGTATAAGTTCTAGTTCCTTTGTTATAGGCGTAACTTGGTCCTAATTTTATTGACTTATTTAAATAACTTCTTAAATCTCCTACTGGGTCAGACCCCGCGTTAAATCCTAAAAAGCTAAATAAGTTACCATTAGCATCTCCTATTCCAAAATTAGGTTCGGCCCCGGCTTTTATTTCGGTTGAGACATCATGACTATCAAATTCATCCAAAAACTCTTTCTTTTTAAATTCTACTATTTGAGCCGCAAGTTTTTTCGCGGGGACAAGCGCAATTTTAGCCGCGGCATTCCCGATTATTTCGCGAAATTCTCTTTGGTTGATAGTAATTTTATTTGTTGTGGCCATAATCAGATAAATTTACTTTTGTCTATTTACATAACAAAGTGAATAGTTGGTGTCAAATAAACTTTGTGGAACATAATTCATAATAAATTGACAGTCTTCTCCATTTACTATAATCTTGCTTGATCCTGCTACTAAAGATTCATACTGTTTATCTATTTTTAATCTAATAACTCCAAATTTTAGACTTAAAGGAACTGCCGTTCCGCCAACTTGTCCGCCGCCTCCGCCCGCGAAAATTAATTCAGCATAATCTTCTGGTTTATCAAGAAATTTTATACGTGCGTATATTTCCTGAACGTTAGCCGAATAAGTTATGTTAGAATCTTTTCTGTCCGACATAGAATTATACGAACCGTCGTCAATTATAGTTGCATTAGCTACTTCGGTTATGACGGTAATTAATTTTTGATAAGTCTGCGCTAAATTATCCATCATTTCAGCAGCTTGGTTTTTTTGAGCATCAGAGATTAAACTGGGCATAGATTATTAACATTCTCCAATTTTAGCATACCTAAATATTTCCAGCCGCGATGTGTTATACAGTTTCCATTAATAATTGATCTTAAACCACTATAATGTAAGTTATGTTTTTCGGCGAATTGTCTGGTATATCCCATGCCCAAATAAAAAATCTCATTACTTGGAGATAACAATATTCTATGCTGCGGATTATCAAATCTAGACCAACCCGCGCAATATGGAGAAACTTTTTGCCACATAGAAAGTATTCCTCTGTATCCGATTTTGTTTTTTCTACAAAAATCTTTTAGTTTTAGTCTTTCTATTTCAACTAGTTCCCCCGAGGGAGAAATAAATTTATAATTTTCAAATTTAGTTAAATTGATTTCTGTACTCTCTAAATGCCAACCGTTATAATGTTTTAATTTCCCATCAAGAACCAGCCTCATCGGTTCTACAGAAATTTTATTATTTCTACAAAAAGTTCTCAGACCCTTACTTTTTATCAATTCGCCTTTAGGCGATACTATTTCAAATGATCTACCACGAATGTTTATTCCTATTTTCTCTCTATCTTCTCTGGATAATAAACTCCCATCCCAACCATTCGCTTTTTTAGATATATTATAACCGATATTTCTATCCCAAGGTTTATAGTAATCTAACCAAAACTGCTCCATTTCAACAGCTTTTTGTCTAGTATAATAATAAATTTCATTCGCAACCCCAAACACAAAATTATCTTCTCCATAAATATTCCAATCTGCTTGAAGAAATTTATTTTTATGAAGACGATTCTTTAAATCATTGGAATGCTTATTATTTCTAGTTATAAAACTATTAGTTCTACCAATATAATATTTTTTATTCGGAATACACCATATAAAATATACTCCGCCTAAATTTTTTAATTCTTCATAATCTTCAATGCCATTCATATTTTACGGCTGTTGTAAAGTTTTTTGATATGTCACGCAATTATAAAAATTTGAATGCAAACTCGCTGGGACGCATTTCCATCGCCGATAAGAATCTACTAGTTTATTCAAATAATCTTTGTTTTGATTTTTTAACTGTAAAAATGTTTTACTAACTTCAGTTCTAGAAGCAACTCTAACTACAGAATCGGCCTCGCGAACTTCTAAGACCTGAATTCCCGCTGCGCCGAGATTATCTCTAGATTGTTTCTGATAATAATAATCCATATAAAGAGCAGCATAAATAGCTGCTGTATCGTCAGATAATTCTGGAGAGCTGTCGTTTCCCGAGATTACATAATTCTCCGCTATTAAGTCATTTAAATCTCCAATATGAAAAATTAAATATTTTAATATTTTAACAACACTTGTATCAGTCGGCTCGCCCAATTCAAACCATAAATTTTCAGATAAATCAATTAAATGCATAATTATGTTTTTTCTTTTAATACTTTAGATTTTTTACTATCCTTAATAACCTCATCAATTTTGATTTCCTTAATCACTTCATCTTGAAATTTTTTGTCTTTATTTTCAGATAAATTTTCTTCGATTAATTGAATCCGCCCAAACTTAATAAGTCGTTTTTGCTCCAAATTGTTTAATTCGGTTTGTAGTTTTTGAATTTGTTCAATAATTTCATTATATTCTTTAACTTCTTTCTCTAATAGTGATTTATTCATAATTTTTATTTTATATATACTTTTTATTTAAAGCTAAACTGTTTCTATAGAATTTCGGTGACGATCCAGTTGGTTCCGTTGCTGCGGACGACGACATCGGCGCTTCCTCCGCTCGCTACGGTTGAGCCGAGCGTTGGCGTTAGCGCGTCGGTCACGATACGCGAGTGCCAGTCGCAACTCCCGCGAGGCGGGAGTCCACGAAAAGCCTGTCGATGATAGCGTAGTAAACGTCCCCGCCGCCGGAGTCGTCCCGCCGATAATAACATTATCTATAGAACCGCCCGTAATAACACCATTAGTTATTTTACCATCTTTATCTATAGTAAGTAGGCTGGCTCCACTACTATTTTGTATATCTAACAAATTAGCAACTTGACCAGCAGCCGCGCGTATTACTACTCCGGGCGTTCCTGTAGCATCTATTTCAACAAAAAGTTTAGCTGTTGAACCCGATCTACCTACAATTAATTGATCTAAAATTCTCATATTTTTAATTAACCTATTACAACAACTTTATATTCATTGGTTTGTGGAGTAAATCCCGATGCAAATCCAAAAACTAAATTTCCTACTCCGCTGTTAAAAACTGTTGGATAAACAAAATCATAATTTCCACTTAGTCCAGTGGCTCTACAACTCCAAATTATATCATCAGTGTTTAGTCCGTGAGAAACTACTATGCCGGTTGAAATTCCATTTCCAATATATGTAGAGTATTTTCTAGTTATATCCCCACTTAAACTTATTAATTTACCAGATAAAATAGTATCATTTATAAAAAGATTTGCGCCCGTCTGAAATAAATTTCCACTTAATAATTCTCCATTACCGGATAAGTAATATCCACTTAAATCAGAAATAACAGCGATCAATCCGTCTTTGTCCGGGGTAGTTAATGTTCTTGGCTGCGTCGTATAACCCGCTCGGATTTTACTATGGTTTGGAACCGCCGGTGAGCCCGCTGGAACATGCAGAATTAGTGTCCCGCCCACCGCCCCATTATTTGTTATTTGAATAGAACTATAAAAACTATTAGAACCACTAAATATATTACTAGAAGATAATTCAGCATAATTACTTAAATCATTACCACTAATAACAATAGTGTTGCCGCTAATAGAAATATTATTATTGATTCCAGTTATTTTTACAAGATCAACTAGCGCATTTGACCCCGAAATAGTTATCCCTGTGAGCTGTACAAAAGCAATTCCTGATATACTATTAAGTTGATTTTGTAAAACCCCGCTGGCTCCACTTAGATTTCCCGAATTACAATAATTATTAACATTATAAATACTATAATATTGACCCGACTCCACCTTTGCTACATAATTACTTAAAGCTATTGAGTTATTAATGTCAATGTTTATACTATCATTCTGTACAACAACAGAAGGGATTGACGAATCAATGACTATTATATCTACGGGTTCAGGCATTTAAATTAATTAATATAAAATTTCTGGATTGACATAAGCATGTCCATCTAACAATTTAATTACATCTAATGTACTATAATTTTCTACTTCTACAGAGTATAAATATATTCCCGCCGCGATAGCCGCCGCGCCGGACGCCGTTAAAGCTATATTACAAATTCCAGAGTTGGGGGTAGTTATAGAACTATTAAAAGATGCTATTCCCGTGGTAGAAGAATATTTTTCTCTAATGGTTGATCTGATTGAGTAACCAGATAAAGAAACTGGAACCCCGGCGGAATCGACTGCCCTAAAAGTTAAAGAGTAGGTTGAACCCTGAGAAATTCCCGACAAGTCATAATGAACACTCATAAAAGTTTAAAATGTAATATATTAATTATTTGTGACTAATGTATAATTTACACTTTTCTAAGATTCTATATCTAGAAACATTAAACTTAATGTAACTAAATTTAGTGTCCGCCGCGGACTTTAAACTCTTTGATTAAACTAGCTATTAGGCTTTCACGTTTTTCTTTTACAGGGACAAGGTTTTCTACAGCATGATGTTGTAAATCAAGTAAATTCATTTTATTTATTTTTTCTTCGTAACTAGCTAGTGACAAAGACCGTTTAGTTTTGTGATTCACATCTATCTCGTCTCCTAACCATACTTTGCCGTTAGCAATACTCATTTCATTTAGTTTAAGTTTAGATTTTTTCATAGATTTATAATATTTGTAACTACCGACCTTTACACTATTTATAAAATTATATCAAATATCCGAAAATAATCTCTAGGTTTAATATCTTTAATTTCAGAATAAATTTCAAATTTCCTAGGAAGACCTATGTGATTATCTAAATAGTCTTTATAAATAAAATTTCCAAAAATCATCGTAGAACTAACATGAAGAACAAAATAAGAATTTCTATGTATTTTTCCATTATCCTTACATATCACCTCATTTCTTCGGATATTATACGTTAAACCGTTTTTATCTAAAATTTTCTGTAAAAAAGTCCAATCTTGTTCAAAACTACTACAAAAAGATATTATTTTACCCTTTCTTCCAATATGCCCGTCTCCATCTAAAAATCCTCTAAACCACATATGCTTCAAATTATCGGGTATTCTAGATAGAATTTTACAAGCAGATAAAGATGATTTCGCTAGATAGTCATTTTCCATGAGGAATTGAACTAAAGGTTTGTTGCTAATTTTAAATTCTCCAGCAGGTTTTCTGTTTTTTCTATTTATATTGTATGTTTTCCAAGTTCCTATTTTATCAAATACAGGTTTAAACATATTAAAATCATTCAATTGACAAGCTAAAGCTACAGTGTGCCCACATGGTTTATTGATTATCCATCCATCTGCCCATAAAAGCCCCAAGACATAAGCAACTTCAGGAGTTTGGATGTTATAAAATTGTTTAGGGTTCACCGAATAAATGCGTTTTTTATTTCTTTCCCTATGAGACTCTTTTTGTAATTTGCTTGTAACATCTGGATTAACTCGTAGTTTTAGAGAAGAAGTTTTCTTAATAATGCTTTTTGGCTTTCTCCCTAAATAATTAGCGCAGTAATTTCCACCCTTAATGGGATAATTTAGTTTTAGCCATCCAACTTCCTCTTCAGACCATTTTTGACCAACTGATTTAGTTTCGGTGATATTCATATTATAGTGTTTATTTTTTAAAAATAATCAAAGAAAATCCAATAGACTATATTGGATTAACTTATCTTATTAGACTATCGCGTAAGCGGGCAGAGCATATGAACCGCCGCTCGGCCCAGTTACGACAAAAAATGTCTTAGTGCTTCCAAGACTTCCGGTTACTGACGGTTGAAGTCCGGTAACGAAAGTGCCTAGCTGTCCGGGAAAATTACCTGATAATATATTTTGAAATACTCCACCAACGGTGACTACATCGCCGCCGGGACGCACCACTTTTAATATACCAGACGTATCGGCATAAAGCGTGGATATACCAGTAGGAGAGCCAGTTGGCGCGGTCGATAACCATCTAAATTCTTTTTTCTGTGCCATTTTGTTTAATTCTTTCTATTTATTTTAATTGCTTTTGTTAAATTGTCAATATACTTTACACTATTTTTAGGAGAAAGTGAAAAATTATTTAAACTAAATAGATTGTATATTTTTATCTTTAGGGATATTTCGAGAATTTGTGTCTTTTTTGTATAATTTAATTAATTCATCAATAATAGATTGGCGATCAAGTAAATAAGTAAGATTTAATTCTCTTGCGTGATTTTCTAGCCCAAAATTGGTTAATTGACTAATATAATTAGTATATTCTTGCAAATCTTTTCCTCGATATTTAGACGTGTTAATACCCCAAAGAGCATCAATAGATTTAATATTGGTGATTACGTTCGTAATTGGCTCTACTTTTATTTTTTTTGTTTTCATATTGTTGTTTCTAATACTATATACTTGATTTTGAATTTATGTATTTAACCCATTTTGCCTGTCCACAGTCCCATATTTTTTTGTAACCTTTTGCTAATCCTGTATTTCCGGGAAACTGCATTCTATGAAAAGTCTCAATATAACCAACCCACCTAAAAGATAAATATTCCGTCTGCTTCTCAAACCCTAAAATTGGTAAATAGTTTCCTGATCCGTATCTTAAATCAATAAATGTAATAATTTTTTTCGCGTTGAGTTCTTTGACAGCACAAGACAATAATCTGGAAAACCCTCCAATTACACTATAATTTAATAAATTACAAAATCTTGCTATTTCATAACCGTCCTGTTTTTTTCTTAATTGGATACAAGAAACTAATTTATCTTTATAGAATAAACCGAAAGTCCGTCCAGAACTTTTACCCATTAAATGATTTTCTGTATAAAATTCTCTAGATATTGAAGGTTCAATTTCTCTAATCTGACACTTTCGAGCGGCTATTTTATTTTTGGTCAATCCTAATTTATTTAAAATAATTGATTCAACAATTTGTGACTTAAACATTATTTCATCTTCGTTAAAAAATAAACAATTGTATCCCCCTTTTAAGTAAAATTCTCTCTTCTCTTTATGATATGTTTTACCCCTTATGTTTTCAGAATGCCAAAATGTTCCATTTGCTTCAATAATTAGATTGGTATCCTCAATTACAAAATCCGCGCGCTTATGTCCAGTTTTATCATCATTGACAAAAATCTCCTGTTCTTTATATTTAATATTATTATTGTCTAAAATATATTTAATAATTGTTTCTATACTTGTTCTACCGCGTTCAAAATTTAATAATGCCTGAGAACCATATTTTCTTAATAATACATTAGCATAAGTTCTGGAAATTCCTGTTTCGTCCGCCCATTGTTGATCTGTTTTGCCTTCAACAAAGTTAATAAATCCACGTTCTATTTTAGTTTTAATTATTTTATCTTGAATTTCTTTGTTTTGTGTGGCGTATTCAAATCCATACGTTTTTAAGTTAGTCTCTTTAATTTTTTTTCTGGATTCTTCAGTATTCCAACCAAATCCTTCTTTAGACATCAACTCTCTAAATTCATCTCTTTGCATATGATATTCAAAACCATATCTCTCCAGACAGGTTTTTTTAATCTGTTCTTGAATTTCCGGGAGTTCAAAAATATTTTTTACTCCATATAGTTTTAACATAGTGTCTTCTCGTTTTTTATTAGCATCTGGCGAATGAGCAAGTGGACAATAATTAACTCCATATTTTTCTAGAAATATATCCTTTAACATTTCCCCAAAAGTTTTACCATACTTGTCTAAAAAAGTTTGTTTGCGTTTTATATTGCTAATTTCTTTTTCTTCCGGTGTTCTATTACGAAGAGATTCTGCCATTTTATCTCTTATTTCTAGTGTCTGATTGGCATGTTTTTTACCATATTTTTCTAAACAAGTTTCCTCTCTTTGTTTGTTACCCTTTTGTACAGCTTCAGTTCTATCTCGCGCGGCGTTACACTCTTTTGCTTTTAATCCACGACATTTCATACAACAATCTTTATTTATTACTGTATTTTTTTTACTTATCATATAATTTTTATAGGTATTTTCGGTATCATCCCCGCAATAATCACATTTTATAATGATTCTTTTATGGCTTCCGTCTAGAAGATTATCCGTATTGACCCCAAACTTTTCTAATGTTTTTTCTTTTTGTATCATAGTTTTATTTTATATCAATCAAGTATCCTTAACTTTATATCCTTTTCCAGACATTTTTACTCACAAAAAAACACTCAATTAAGAGCGTTAATTTGTTAGTATTATTTACTAATTAAACAATTAGTCCACATAACCAGCGGTTATCAATTACCGCATAACCATTTCGACGTGTAAAAAACCACCCGGCTTTATTTTGACGATTATAAAAGTACTGATTATCTACAGCTACTTTCACGGTTTCTCCACTGTCGCCAGATTCAACTGGGCTGATTGCTACATCTTGACTTAAATCCATACCTATCATTAGGTCTTGGGTGGCATTATTGTAAGTGGGAGTATTTGTTGATACTCCATCAAAAATAACATTTAGTTTGCGACCCAAACCTAATTCACGAAGTTCATGAAACTCAACTCCCCACATTTCTTTAGTTCCTGAAGCGCGGAAAATCTCTTCGCGAATCTTATCAGGTAAACCTAACGAAGTGGACTCGTCACTGTTAGGAATACCATAAGTATTCATAGGATTATATGACATTCTAGTAAGATCGGCCATACGTTCGGGCGACATGTATAAATCAGTTAAACCGTAATCTCCGGCAATTGATCCAGAAGCAAAAGATTGATATAATCTAGTAATTAAAGTTTTAAGACGGGTGAAATCATCAATCTGAAACACACCAGCAGTATTAGAATTAATAACATGGTTTTGACCATTTGTGTTAGTTCCGGCGGCTAGAGCGGTTAGAATCATAGTCCAACCCAAACGTTCTTCTATAGCTACAAACTCTTGGACAACACGATTTATTCCCTTGGCTAAGAGATCAAGTCGCGCCTGTTCAATATAATCTTTCTCAAAATATAAAGCAGAATCTAAATTAAAATAACCAAAAGGATATTCACTAAGACCTTCAACGGTTTGTGAAGTTAGTCCGCCGGGTTTTGTAATTGACCACACATGAAAATCTTTTTCGGCGTATCCCTCGTAAGGATCAACCAAAATAGTTTGTGGAGCGCCTTTCGCCATATATTCCTTACGGAAAATACCGGAAATAGTGCTTTTCTGATCAAATAAACGTTGGACGAATTCACGCATGAACTTAGCCATAGCAGTTTGTGCTTGATAAGCTACATTCATATCATCACTCGCCATGAGTTTCATCATTTCAACTCTTTTGGGATTACGTTCAATTGTAAATTGTTTTTTTCTCATATTATTTTTATTCTATTTAATTATTGTCTAATTTGTTAAAACTTAGTTATTAGGAACTGATAGTTTAAAGGTTGCTGAACCGTTTGCTCCGGTGGATGTCATCCAAGTTCCAATGCGAGGGCGAAGATCACCAATGTCACCAGCGGGATTTCCCACCGCAATAGTACCATTACCAGAATGAGAAAGATAAACACCTGAACCGGGGCCGGGGCCAGCCGAGCCAGAACTCATATCAATACCACTAACTTCAAAATATCCACGAGAAACGAATCGGATTGCGCGGCCAGAAGGAACTAGTTGTTTTTCGGCGAGTTTAGCGGGATCGGCAAAACGAGCATCAAGAGTCCAAGGATCAGTTAGGTTAGTTACAACGGTGTCGAGAAGAATACCGGCAATTTTCTTAGAATAGGCGGGCGCAGCCTGAACCTTCCAATTAACTACATAATCTTTAGAAATCGCATAACTAGGAACATTCCCAAAGGACACTCCAAAACCGTTATGATTATCGGGGTCAGCAGTAACATATTCAAGAATTGCACCTTTAGGGAGGTCGCCTTCAATTGTAGAATACAGATTGATTACTTCATGTTCCTCGTAGACTCTGATCTTAGTTAGATTTGTTTGGGTAGCCATATTATTGTTTTTTTCTTATTTGTTGATCTTTGATTTTTTTGTTTAAAAATTTTGTTAGTTATTACTAGTTATATTTATATTACACTAATTTTTTGTTTTTATGAAATTTATTTAAATTATTATTTTAAAATTATTTAGCTTTATTTTTTTCTTTATCTTCGCTTAGGTCTGCGAAAGCTTCAGCAAATAAGTCTGCCACCGATTTTGTTCCTTCGGCGACTTTATTAACAATCTTTTCGCCAAAAGGTTTTAGATCGGCAATTTGTTCGAGGATTGAAGCCTTACATTCTTTTTTAGCCTTAGCTTTCTTCTCTTTTTTCATTTCCTCGTCATCACCATCTTCATCAGGCTCAGAATCGTCAACCTTATCGCCTTTCTTTTCAAACGGAACAAATTTCTTAGCAACTAAGAACGGCTGCATTTTAGCAAGCCACGAAGCGAAACTTTCATCGTCGAGACCACGAATGTCCGCGGCGATGGATTTGGATTTATCAGCGTCCAGTTCAAATTTCTCATTGAGGTCGGCCATACGAACACTAAAATCAGCTTGGACTTTTTCTTGTGCGCGGACTTCATTAAGATTTTTTAGTTCTAATTTAACTTTTTCAAGATCAGCAGCTAACGCGGCGCTATCTTCTTTAAGTTTGGCGGAGGCTTCCTGCGCGGTTTTAGCTTCGGCGGCTTTTACATCAAGCTCGGCGGAATACTCAGTCATTTTCTTATTAAGTTCTTTAGCAATTTCATACACATCGGTAGAAGCCGCGGTTTCTAGAACTTCTTTATCACTATCGTTAAATTTTAGTTTGATCATTTTGTTTGATTTTATTTTGTTTTTTGACGTTAAATCATTATCAGGATTTTTCTTGATATTATCATTTACACTATTTTTTTGAGAAAGTGAAATATTTTTATCATTTTGTTCAAATTTATCTAATTTTTCTTTCGCTACGGCTAATTCTATAGTTAAAGACTCTATAATATTAGTTTGTGAATCCGAGGCTTTTAAAACTTTTCCTTCTTGATCTAAAGTACAATCACAATTTGGACAATGAACCGCACCCATTGAACTTTCGCTAACACTATTATAATCAAAAGGTTTATTACATGCGGCGCAAGTTACTAAATTTTCATTAGCTTTTAAATTTATAATTATTTCTTCTTGTTGTTTCGGGGTAGGCTTATCTTCTAAAACAGAAACTCCCTGTACATGGGCCGCCGGATTTTTCGTCAGAGAGAATCCAACTGGAAGCATTTCACCAACAATTAAACGATAGATAGGTTCTTTGGTTTGATTAAAACCGGAACCATTATTTGCTCTAAGACATGGATTTAATTTTTCTATCTCGTCTTTATCGGTAATAATTTTGGCTTCACTTAAATTTTGACTACCAACCATAATATGATAATCTGAAAAAAGGACTTCCCACGAATAAGACACCGTATTACTCCTTAATGAATTTTCATCACTAGATTCTATAACTAAATTAGCTAAATTTTCATCAAGAATTTTCCAAATGAATCCGCCGACAACCCAATTCACAGGATCATTTGATGCTATAGCTTCTTCTGCTGTCATTAATTCATTAGACCCATATTTAGAAAATCCAAAGTTAGATATAGCTCCAACCGCCCCCTCAGTTCTTTTATGTTCAACGGTTAGATATTTATTTATAGAAAATGGAGCAATCTTAACAATATCGGCATTAGATATGCAGTCCGCATTTTTATTACAAAGATTTCCAACGGCCCCATTAGCTACAACATATAATAAATCAGGACTATCTTCTGGATTTAGTCCGGGCGGGAATACGCCATGTAAAGACTTTAAACTTGCAGTAGCTAAAAACTTATCGTATTCCGCCGGAATTATTGTTTTAATTACAGAGGAAAATGAGGCACGATACTTAAATTTAGAAATGTCCATGTTTTATTTACACTTAATTATATTTTGATTCCAATCTTTTAGTTTGAGCCAGTCTTCTGATCCGTTTAATTTTTCTTCCATATGCCGCGCCCTTATACCAAATAAGAAATCAGATTTATCGTAATTTTCATCAGCTAACAAGATTTCTAAATTAGAATAATGAAAGCAAAATTTTTGAGCCTCTTTATTGTGCAAATCAAAAGCTTCGCAAGGAATTATATGGTCAACTTCATAATCAGCCGTCTTAATAAATTTATCCCAATCTAATTCATGTTTATATCTTAATTGAAATTTATATTCCAAATGTTTTCGTAAAAATTCTATATTACAACCAGTTAATTCTCTAGTTCTTTCTTCTTTGATTTCAGAGTTTCTTTTAAGAGCGTGCCAAATTCTACTTCTAAGTCTTCGACCCAAACTTTTACCTGGATCATTTTTAATTTTATCGTTCAATTTTTGTTTGTTTTCTTTTTGATATTTTCTACTTTTTAAGTTTAATTTTTCTTTATTTTTTGAATGAAAATCTACTTTTCTAGCTTGTTCACATTTCTTACACCTAACATCATATCCGTCGGGCCGCATTTTACATTTATAAAAATCTTTAATAAGTTTAGTTTCTTGACAGATAGAACATTTTTTATCTATTGGCGCGGGCTTAGTAGAGGAAATTTTATGTTTATATTCATTATTCTTTCGTCGCGATTCTGTTATGTCTTTTCTGTATCTTTGTCTTTGTTGACCTCTAATAACATCTATATTTTCTTTCCGAATATCAGATAGACACCCCTTACAATAAATGTTTTTATTGTCTTCATGAGCACTACACGCGCTAAAATAGTCTAAGTTTTTAATTTCAGAACATCTACCACAATATTTGTAACCATCTAAAACACAAAATCCGCGCCTATTGTCTCTGGCTATTTTTTGTGCTTTTGAAATACGTTTTTCTAAACATATAGAGCAATACTTTAATCGCATAAGTTGATTTCTTGCAGATGGTCTATAATTATCTAATGATTTTAATTCCTCACAATCAATACATATTTTCCATCCGTGTCCACATTCTTCCACAACAGTTAATCCAATTTTTCTAATATTCACTCTTATATTTACACTTGTTACAGAGAAAAATGCATTTTTAAATAATTATTTTCTTGACAAATTATCTAATCTATCTAATCTGTAATCATGATTAAGAACCATAAATTCATGTTGGTTAATCAAACGGTCATAATTTTTAATAACAATTTTTTGTTCTTCTAGGTCTTTTTTAAAATGTGAAACTTCCATTTCGCTCCGACCGATCCAAATACCTGCCGCCACTAACAAACTTACAAAAGTAGTAAATATTTTAATTGCATTATCTATTAGAAATTTTTGAAACATATTATTAAATACAACTTTCTACTAACTTCGCTTCTGATTCTCGCCTATCCGTTAAATCACTATCTGAATTAGGATTATTTTTCCACAATCTTTTCATTTTACGAAATTCTGTAGCTATAGACTTATAATTTTTAGTTGAAATCATTTTTTTAATATTTGCCATTTCTATACGTCTTTGTCCACCTAAAGCCGTCCCCCGATTAAAAACTAAAGAAAGAATTGCTGCCTGAGCATTTTCGCATAGATCATTAACACCTGGAAATACCTTCTCAGCTAAAGAAGTAAATTTAGGTAAAGTAAATTTATCAAAAATTTCTTTGGCTTCATCCCAAGTAATAATAATACCTTTTAGTTTTTTAGTATATGCTTGTCCCGCCGATCCAGATTTCCCAGGCGCCCCTAAAATTAAACTTAATTCTTCGGCGGATACATAGGGAGAGAATATTTCTTTAAGTTCATTTTTACTATAATACGCACAATCAATTCCAAATCCTATAGTTGGACCAGATGCCCCTTCGGGCCAAATAAAAGTTGACTTATAAACTTTCTCATAGTAATTTTTTCCACCAGTTTCCCAATTTATTATAAAATCCTTACCTTTTTGATTAATATTCATATTTTTCGGTCGGCTCCTCTAGAGTATAATCATCTTCTTTAGTATTATTATAAGTAATAGTTTTATTTTCGGTTATATCTATTTTCTCAGTTCTATCTTCCTTAATCTTTTCCTGCACAAAGCTAGTTGCCTGACTAATAACACTTTCAGTACCATGCTTCCAACTAACAAAACCTTCAATACCCAAAAAACTCATTACTACACCAGTAAATGCTACCATGAAATCGCGAGTTAATCCGATATAGGCTGGAACCAAAACAGCGGCCATATCTTGTGGATAAGCACTAAATGAATAAAGGTAATTCACTTGTTTCCAGTAAGCTAACCATAAAACACTTAAACCAAAAACACTCATCCATAATTTCTTACTTAATAAAAATGTTTTTAAGTCTTTGTGAACTTGAAGATTTCCTTTATTTTCGGGAATTTTTACCGATGATTCACTAGAAGTAGTTTCTGTTTTTTCTGTAGTTTCCATAATAAATATTTACACTACTTTTTAAAAAAAGACATAATTCCACTGATCAAACCACCAAATAAATTAATACACCATTTAAAAAACCACTTAATAGCGGTAAATATCACTGGTAAAAATTCGGGGGCTAAAAATGCCGTAGCTATTATAATTATTATTGTACCAATCAAACCTAACCCAAATAATCCTTTAAAAAATCCAAAGATTGACGAGAAAAATCCTTTATTTTGTCCGCGCGACTTCTCTAATTCATTCTCCTTATCAATTAAAATTTGATTGACTTTCTCTTCTGACTTTTTTAGCTCTTCGTCTATTTTTAGCTCTTCTTTTTGTAATTTAGGATTTTCATTTAAAATTAGTTTAAATTGTTCATCGTTCTTTACTATAACATTTTCTACTTTAGAGCCTTCTGGCAAAACTATAAATTTCTTATCAGGTATTAATTCTTCTTTAGTAAATATTCCTTTTTTATCTATATTTACCCTAACTGTTTGAAATTTATTAACCTTGATTTTATCTTTAGTTTTAACAGGCGGAGTTAATTTAACCAACTGATCAGAAAATTCTTTAGCTCTATCGAATCGCCCGACTTTTATACTATCATTTATCGCGGCGGATAATATTGAAGTTTGTTTAGTCTGTCTTTTTTTAACAGTTGAACAACCGGTAAAAGAAATAGCTAGACATATAAAAATAGCTAAATATTTGAGACTCATAGTTATATTTACACTTAATATTTAAAAATTTATAATAAAAATTAATCTAACCATTCACTAGAGCGAACGGCGCTTTACATCGGTGGTTTTTGCTATATCTATTCACGCCGTCGCTCAGTTCAAAGAGTTAGGCTATTCCCCCAAGTCTCCCCTAAATTTCCATACGTAAATTAAGAAACAAAAAAACCAACACTATGACTGACAACGAACAAGTTTTGCTCGATTTTACATCTAAGCTCGGGACGTATCTTTCAGACCTAATTACTTCTCACTCTGGTTTGTATGCGCTGGTTGCCGAGCATTTGCCAAACTTGAATCCCGAAGTTCGTGCAGAGCTAACTGCTCTGTCCAAAAACATCGCAAATGAGTCAAAGAATCTAAAAGAGATTTCAAGCCAGCTATCGCGTTTGATGAAGTAGTATCGTTTGTTTTCATACTATTCCTTTACACTTTTTATGGCCGCACCTAAAAATCCGAAGCCAAAGACGTATGCCATTTCAGTAGATGGGGTTGAAATCATCCAAGATGAGTCGGAGGATTTCATTATTGCTTTGTGTAAAGAACGAACCCGCATCACGGTTAAAGCTCTATGCCGAGAATGCGGTTTCTGGTCAGGAAGTAGTTATATTCCGATTAAAAAGTTCCCTCAGTTCGCGCCGTATGTCAGCAATTATTCAATTGAGGAGGCAGAAAGTAGTCCGCACCCAAACGCTGAATGCTATTTAAGCAAGGACGGCCAGCAAAGCGGCCCATTTGCACCCGCCCAAATTCGTTCAATGTGGAACGCGGGCTCCATAACTTCCGACACACTTTTCTACCACAAAGACCTTGGAGAATGGAAACCCGTCAAGAAGTTTTGCCAGAACGACAAATGGCAATTCTCTTCAAGCAGCGAATCCCAACTGCTAAAGCAGGTTGTCGAAGAACAACAGAAGGCAACATCTCATCTCGGCGTTCTCAGATGGGCTTTTGTTATCGTCTTCGTTATTCCACTTATTTTCTATCAGTGCAGCAAACACTAAATGCCGCAAATGGACCCCGAAGACTTATTGAAAATAATAGAAGCTAACAAGAAGAATGATCCGTCCGGGAAGAACCCCGGACTGCTACTAATTCTTGACGCATTAGCACAATTATTAACGGAACTAGATAAGCGAGCGGGAACTTACGCGGAAAAAAGCGTTAAACTTAACGAATCCATTCGGTGCTTAACTTTTGTCATTACGGCTCTCACCGTAGTCACGATCATACTCGGCGTTCCATCGTGTATTGTTAGCTGCCAAACTCTTATGAAGCCGCCAAAGACTACACAGAACGATACCGGCACCAACATATCCAATCCCGTAATCAACAACAACCCAAAGACGAAAGATATAACTGTCGATCCCATACCAAAGCCAAGCGTAGATACCAAAACTCAGGAAGGCGGTAAGAAATAGTCCGCCAGATACGCACAATATCTTTTTCCAATCCCTCCACAAATCGCCTAACCAAGCGATGCAGCGAACAGCTACGTCAGGCACGCTGCCTGCTTCCGCCTCCACTTGGCCCGCCCGCCGTGCAGGCATCGCGCCTTCCTCCGCTGTCGCTGATCTTTGGGTCGTTAGATTTGATTGGTTATCTATATTTTTATTTTCATTCATAATTTTATTTTAACTGCTTATTCTAATATATACTTTAACTAGAAAATTTGTATAAAAGTTTTAAAAGGAAATATGTTAAAAGCCCGCCCGCGTTAATTATCGGATAATTTAAAAGATTAAAAGAAATTAAAGATAAAATTAAAGATAGCCAAACAGACAAGCATGTTGAACAAGAAATTAATTTAATAAAAAAGTTATTATGATAAACACCTCTAACAAACTTTAAATAGTGAGCGCTGCCGCCATTCTTTTCTATCTCTAGATACTCTTTAAAATGAGGTGGATTTAACTTTAAAAATTTACAATAATCTGCAATAACATTTGTATCAAATAATAAAAATAATACTAAAGATATAAAACAGATGCTACTTAGTAATAACATTATAAAAACTACCATTTTTTATAAAAACAAACGTTTTGTTGGGGCTTATTGAAAACTGCTGACAATTTCCTAAATCATCGGTCATTCCAGTAAAAGAAGCTTCTAGATTCTCAATATCTCCAGTTACAAGAGTAATATTACCATTTCTCCATAAAGAGCATTCCCATACAAATGTATACGGTGGGGTGCCACTTGTAGCATTATACCCTTCAAATCTTATCCTTAATCTATTTTTTTCTTTTAGAAAATATAAGTTATCACAGCTATTATCTTTAGTATTAAAAAATATTCCTCGTCCCGGAGAATTACAGCTAGCACTTAAACTAGTCGATCCATATCCAAATGTAATATAGGAGTTAGTTCCAACATAAATATCAGACGAGTATTCAATATCGTAAAACGGAAAAACAAAATCTAATCCATTTGGAAGTAAATAATATCCATCATCATTACTGCCAGACTCTAAAGAGAGTAATGTCATTCCTGCATTACCTTCTAAATATGGAATATAATAACCATTAGATTTATTAGTAGTAATTACATTCATTATTTAATATCCAGCCAGGCCAATAGTTAGATTGGATAAACCAGAAAGCCCACTTAAAATATTTATGGAAATCCTATTATAGGCGGGTATATTAAACAAATAAGAGCCGGAGTTATATATCTGTCCCGAATTTAAGGAAAACCCGCCCATAAATGTAGAGTTATTAGAAGTATCAATTTTATTTATACTTCCCGTAAGTTCTCTTTGTAAAACAATGCCACTTGATCCGCTATTTAAATGCGCTCCGCCGCGCCCTGTAGTTCCGCAGGCAATTTGCCACCCAGTAATAACCGTTGGACGAAAAACGAATGAATTAACCAAATCGACTCCTGTGTATACAATATCTAGAAAATATGAAGATGTATAGAAATTACCAGTTATTGTTCCGCTGTTAATAAATACGCCCGCTGGTCCTTCTGGACCTACAATACTTGCCCCGGACAAACCAGATACTCCCTGTGGCCCTTGTATTACATTTATAACTGACCCAGAACCGGTCCAGCCAAAATAACTAATAGCATAACCACTATGATTTACCGTTCCAGAGTAAATAACATTAAATCCATTAGATGATCTTCCAGAAACATAATATGGTAATTGAGGATTTCCAGATGGACTTTCTAATTGGGTAAACACGTATGGAACTGCTGCATATGAATTACCATACGAAATAAACTGTCTATCTACACCACTAAGAACATTAACATGACCTAAAAATGCACCAGTATAAGGCTGAAAACTATGTCCGCTAATACTTAGTATATTTCCGTTTTGAGTGGTGGTGATAGTACCCCGTCCTTGCGTGAAAATAAAACCAGATACGCCATTTATAGCAGCTACTCCAGCAAACCCTGTTATATTTGCCAAACCAGTTAGAGTTATTGCTGTTATTTGGTTTTGTAAACTAGTATCGGCGGCAGCTAGAACATTTAAAATATGAGTTCCAGTACTAGTTAATTGAGAAAGTGGAACCCCGCCAGATGGTTGCGTGGCCGTAGGCAAATATACCGACCCCCCATTAAAAAAACTTTTTATTCCACTAACAACTTGATCTCCGCTAGTTTTAACGAAAGAATCGCCATTTAATATTCCTATTTGATTATTAAGATACTCTAAGCTAATTGCCCCACTATTATTGGCCGGATAAGGAACCTCACATACTCCAGTAAATCTTCCGGAGTTTATTAAAATTTTATTAAATATTTTTTCCCCGCTTACATATTCTGACCCGCTAATATGCATTAGATTAACTAAAGTGTTTAGCTGAAGTTGAAGTTGAAGGCCAGAATAATCTACGTATAATCGGCTAGGCGCTTGACCTGTAGCCCCTGAATATGGAACATTAGGATTTTCAACAAAGGTTTTTTGTTCTGTAAAAGTTTCTATTCCAGTGAGATGAGCAATATTAGCCCCGGCTAGATAAGAGTTAGCTAGTCCAGTAAAATTATTATTTAACACTGAAACTAAATAACCAGAAATTTCTTCTGATCTAAGTTGTTTTAACGCAATATTGAAAGGGTTATCGGCCATAAATTATAACTTAGCTAAATTATTTTTATTTATCCTATCTAATTCCAAAGCTTTATTTTTAGATTCGTTTATATAGGTTATTTCAACGAAATACTCTTTTAATCCATTAAACTCTGAAACTGATAATAAGTCCGCACGACCGTACCTTATTTTATCTAAAATTCTTTGGTATCCATCTTTTAAAAATGGTAATTTAACACAAGTATGAAATTTATGTATATGATGATTAGGAGTAATTGGTTGGAATTTATTCATTATATTTTACTCCACATTAGTAACGCACTAGTAATTTCATCCGTCCCATTTTCTTCTTTAATCTCTTCTATTATTCCAATATTTTCTATATTAGGCTCGGGTAAATTCTCATTTAAATACCTACCAATACTTTCTTTCCAATTCTCGGCGGCTTCATTCGTAAATAAATGAGTAGAAACAATTTTGATAATCTCTTGGTCTTTGTCTATTAGTTTTTTTCTGTGAAACTTAGCTTTATATTCTTTTTCTATTTCGTTAACTACTTCATTAGCCAATAAAATATTTCGTTTGAATTTTATAACATCAAATGACCCCGAACTTCCACCCTTAAAACCCGGATTAACTTTTTTCTTAGAAATTCCACTTGAGCCCGCCGGACGACCATTAACAGTTGCCTCTTTTTCTTGAGAGCCGCCAACCAACGGGAAATAGTATTCTTTATCTCTTAATTTTTTATAGTTTTCTTGACTTTTTTCAGATTCTTCTTTGGTTGGGAATATACCAGTTTTTACTGCTTCAAATGTTTCTTCTGCGCTCAATAAGCCTAATTGAGAAAATTGAGCTATTATTCTTTGAGATTGGGAAGGGTCTTCCAATTGTAGCTTGGAAAATTTAATCGTAGGTATCTCTTCCTCTCCATATCCAACTAATTTACAAACCCTATTTATTTCTTTTTGTAAAAACTCATTGATTAATAATTCTTGAGCATAAGTAAGTATAGCTACAAATACTCGTAACTTGACCATGATATTTGCAAACTTTTGATCACCAAAGAAAATATTCATTAAACCATCATTAATGTCTTGGTCTAGTTTTAAGTATTTTTCCGGACCAATTACCTTTTTTAAATCGGGGATAATAAAGTCAATTTTAGTAGTGTAATCCGAAATAAGTGTCCGCCCGGTTTGCTTAGTAGAAAATAAGGTTTTTAATGCGGTATCTAAAATAGGATTCATTCCACCCTTATCAGGTTCGGCACCGTGAGTAACTAACATGATAATTGATTCAACAGTTTTACTTACAATAGTATCACATTTTTTAAACTCTAATTTAAGATTAATATCTTCCAATACTGGATAACCCATTGGCATAGCAAAAGGTTCGTAATCTTGTTTATGGTAAAAAATTGCACTTATTTTTTCCGGTTCTAAAGGTTTAGCACTAATATTGCCCTTTAAAAACTTTAATAACTCTTCGTCTAGTCTAATAGGAATATCTTTGTTTTTTTGCATCTCCAATAGGCGCTGTTTAGTGCTTTGATCAAAAAACCTATAATAACTAGGAGTAAAACTTAAAGAATAGTTACTAGCACAACAAATATCCGCCGGATTTAAAACTTCGTATTTAACTGGAATGTCGATAGTTTTGGCGGCTTCACTTTTTTCTAACTCTTTATCTTTAATTTTTTCTGTAGTTTCTTCGCCTAAAACAAACTTATTGATTTTATTACTTTTAATCCCCCCATCATATCTGTACACAAATACATTACTTGATCTAAATAATTCTCTTAAAAGTTGCTCATTAAGATTATGTCCGCGAATTTTGTTCCACCAAACTTTCAAAAACTTCTTGCATTTATCCGAGCCGCCGCGCCAAACTATATTAGTATTGGCTAAAATAGTCATAGTTTCTATGGTTTGATTAAAAACGGGGACTTCCCTCCACGCCGTTTGACACAAAACTACAGAGTTACGAATATTCCAAAAACCGTTAGTTTCAGAGTAAGGGGTTGTTCGATTAACTAAATTATTATATTTAAGATAACTTAATTCGGAAGAAGCTCCGCAATCGTCCCCGGCCCGATTGTAAGGGATTGAAGCTAGAGATTCATGAGTGAATTCTTGGGCGGCGTAAGAAGTTCCGCACATCTGAGCGGGTAAATTATGTGGTTCGTAAACCACCTTAGCTGGAACTCCTTGATTTATTGGAATTTCGATTGGTGTTTGTTGTTTTTTGGGGCGCGCCATAATTAGTACAATTTATTTACACTTTAATCTTTGGTTTATTTAAACTATATACTTTTATTATAGAAAATATTAACCTACGATTGAAGGAGTCCAGTTGGAATTATAGTTGAATCTGTCGTCCGTGGACATCATATCAAAATATCTCTTAGCCATATAATTTCCTAAAAATAGGCTCGTCCACAAATCGCGACGCACCATATTAATGCCACGCAAACGACGAATATTTGATGGTAATTCAAGTTTAATACTGTTTCCTTCTGGTCTTAATTCTATAAGAGCACATTGACATTTTACATCTTTCATTAAAAATACTTGATGGTCTATAAAATCCTGTCTTCTAATTTTTTGCATATCATCGTTAGACATTTTTTGATCAAAGTCTTCTCCAGATATAAATTTAAGTTTATCAAAATTTGGAATATGAGTTTTCAACATTTTTTCCTCTTTAATCTCATGTGGTTTTGAAGCAAAAAGCATTTTCTTATATTCAATACAATATTTTAAATGCTCGTTGGCGGCTAATTTAAATGGATTAAGAAAATATTGAGAATAGCAAATCTTTTTACTGGTTAGGTTATAGTCTCGTCTAGCCCTATTTAATTCTTTGACATATTCTTTAGGATCAACATCAAAATCTGCACTAAAAAATTCTAACCTTAAATTCTTTTCTTTAAATTGAATGGATTCGTTACAAACATTTATAAAAGTCCCGCCACCAGCTTCATCTAGTACCACCATAACAACATTAAAATTTTCTAGAATATATGAAAAATACCAAACATAATCTATGATATTTAGCTCACATGCGGCAAACTGATTAACCAAAACAGTTGTATTGTCTTCCATGTTTAACTTAAATACAGAAATCGCAAAATGATCGCTTGAGGTCGCGTCGTTCATACTGTTGGGGTCAATAGAAACCAAATATTTACCATTTTTCTCTCCTACTATCTCAATAGATGGGTCTTCGCCTGATGGTACGGTTGCATCTTCCATTTTAGACATCTTAAAATAGCTATCTGAGTCCGCCGGAAATTGACCGCAATATTCTTTTTGAAATTCCATTGAAGAAAGAGAATTTTTAGCATTTTCTGTAGAAGCTTTATTTAATAATCCTTCCGGCGCGGCTTCATGACTCATCTGAAATAAACCATAAGAAGCAAACTGGTCTGGCTTTGGATCAAGAATAGATTTTTTATAATTCTTATACATTTGATATAAAAATTCAAATTGATATGTTGCCGAACTAAAGGCTAAAAATTTATTATTCTTATATATCATCCTATCCGATTCCGTCATTAAACCTTTAGCAATCAAATCATTTTCTCTATTTCTGGTTTTTTCTCTCTCTATTGGATCAAAGTTTGTACTCAAAAAGGGAATTATAACATTTGTAATAATTTTTTCTGGTACGAACCCGGCTTCATCCAAAATTACGACCTGGAATCTGTAGCCGCGAATTTTTTCGCCGCTCGATCCTAAAGGCAAACTAAATATTTCTGAACCGTTTTCAAACTGCATCCAACACAAATCCGGCGCTTGTTTTTTATCTTTAATACATTGTCTCAATAAATGCGCGCCCTTCATTCCAGCTAAATCCTCAACGCCCTTGTAAATATCTCGTGATTTACGAAAGCTCGGTGAAAGTATTCCTATCTTAGTCTTAGGGTATAAAATGCAATACAGCGCAATAAACCAAACGGCAATAGTTGTATTGTGACTTAAAAAACCATTAGACCAATAACAATTTCCATTAGGAATATCACAAAAATCAATGCAATCATCTTGATATAATTCTATTGATACAATTGGATCAAAAAAATAATTAGTTTTTTCTATTTCCAATAAATCATTGATAATGTCATTATTTACTTCATTCCGTTTAAAAAAATCTAATACACTACTTAGTCGTTCATAACTAATTTCTTTCTGCTGACTTTTTCTTCTTTTTCTATGTTTGGTATGCCATTCATTTGACATTTCACCAATCATCTTTAAAGATTTCTTAACAAGAGACATCTGTTCATTAGCACCGTAAACAACATTATTATTAGTATTAAATTTTTTATTTAACGCTAAATATTTTAAAGCTAAATTATTTTTTCTAGATAGTCTAAAACCTATCTTCTCCATAAATTTCTTACAATTTTCCCCGGTAATATAAACCAACCAAGCTTTACCAAATTTAGATTTTGTTGTTTTTAATCGAATTCTACTAGTAATCCCAAAAGTCAGAAGCAGCGTATGAACTTGGTATGCCATTTCTTCCGAGGTTGAGCAAAAATCTATAATTGTACCATTTTTGCAAACCGACCCATCACAATCAAATAAACCTTGAAGGCAATTCTTTGTAGCTTTTTTAGATTTTAATATTCTTTGCGGTATCTTTTTGAAATAAGATAATTCCTCTTTAAAATCATATTTTTGTTTATACCATTGACTGATTTCAGTATTAACTCTTATAGAGCAACACGCAGACGATCTTTTGTCTGGAATAATTTTACACTTATATTTTTCTACGCAAAAATCAATTGTTTGTTTATCTGCTGAAGATATAGAATAAGCTCTAGCAGAGATACATCCATCTCCCAAAAGCAATCCGACAAAATAAGCTTCGTCGTCCTCTATAGATTCTATTTCCCACTCGGGCTCACTTCTATCTACGCAAATTTTATCCCCTATCTTTAATTCGTGATAACGTTTCCAAACTATTCTACATATTTTTTCATCTAAAACTTTAATCAGATGATTAGTTGATCCCCCTAATTTATACCCCAAACTTGTAACTACCGTGGCGCTATCTTTTTTTGACTGTTTTAGAATTCTAGATGTTGATTGCCAAGAGTCCCCATTCCATAATTCTAACCGATTTATATTTTCTAATTCTTCATCTTGATTAAATTTTAAATTAGGCAAAATATTTTTAATATGAGAAAAACCCGTATTTTTTTCTATTAAATATGTTGAATTAGAATACTGAAGACATTTCCCGATACCTCTTCCGCATATAGTTAAAACATTATCCTTGTCAAATAACATTTTGAGTAAAATTTCTTGAAATGGATACATCTCAATTCCTTTACCATCCGCGCCCGTGAGTAAATTCATCGTAAATGCTAAATTATTTTCTAAAAATTTCGCTAAATAATATTTATTTGGCTCATCCTCTAAAAAACCTTGTAAGGATAAAATTTCAGCATTTACATCTGTAATAATTTTGGGCGAGGCTGGGGATTCGATAAAAGACATATAAATATTATATCCTTTTAGAGTCGATTAGAAATTGAATATCGGTTTTTTTTATTTTTTTACCTAATTTTAAAATAATTTCAGTAATTTTTACTGCATGTTTTCTCCCTTCACAAAAAACAAATTGTATATTATCAAACTCTAAATACAAATCACGAATTCTCTTGGCTAGCCAAGAATAACTTGCCTTTACTCTTTTAGTTTGGGGTAAAAATTCGATTGATTTAAAATCGTTTAGACTTGACTCGCATAGAATAACTAAATATCCCTTATCTTTTTTTGCGCGGTTCAATTCCCGTTTAAACCTTTCATATCCATTTGTTCCAATTGTACCACAAAGATCATTCAAACTTTTTCTTTCGACAGCTATTTTTGTATTATCTATTAACGCAATATCTCCATAGTCTAATTTTTTACTAATTATTTCAATATGTCTGCCAAAAATCAAAGAGTTTTGTTCACGAGTATCGACTTGAACAAGAATTTTAGAAGTCAAATCAACATTAACATTTAAATTGGTATATTTTATTTTAAAACCTAAATCTTTACAAATTTGATTATAATCTCTATCAAAATTTTTATTAAACCATTCTATTTTGGGTAAATCAGACAATCTCAATAATGCTTCGCCGGGAGCATAAATTAAACTTTTCTTTTCTTTTCTTTTTATAAGTAAATTAATAAAATATTCCTTCGCTAATTCTATATTTTGTTTTGCCCAAGTATTTCTCTCTGCAATTGAATTAAAATCTGTTTCAAAGTATTTTTCTATTGATTCTTTAAAAATAACTTGTTTTCCGTCAACCGTCTTACGTGAGTCATATTGATTAAAATAATCACTAATTTTCTGACGATGAGTTTCCCAAAAATGCCCGTTGTTCTCTATCTGCTGTTTACAAATCTTACAAACATAATTCATAATTAAATTTCTTCTGAACTCAAACCGAGACAAAGCAAAATCGTATCGCTTAAAGTCTCCATACGCTTGACTTCATTTTTTCTTCCTTCTTTAATTAACTCCGCCTGCCTGACTGCTTTTTTACGATTTTCTTCTTCTCTAAATGCTTCAAACAGAGCGGCGACACTGGTGGTTTTATTCCCGCGTTCTTCATCTCTTTTTGATCTGGCTTTATTAAGAAGTGCATACACACGCTCTTGCCGACGCAAAACTTCCGATATATGAGTATTAATGTTATTTATACTTTCAACCAACGACATTGAAATTTTTCCATCTCTATCTTCGGCTATATCTTCTAAAAGATTTTTTAGTTTTTCTGCTTGTCTTTTAGAGTCCGTAACTTCAATATTATCCGCACACCAAGTTACAATCATCGAAATTTCTTCTGGATTTGCGTCAGGTTTAAAATAAACACTACGAATAAAATCCCCTTCTAAGCTAACCCTTTTTTCTACGGTACTATACGAGTTCATCTCCTGCACAAATCTTGGGGCGTGGAGAAATTGTTTTGTAGTCTCGATACATTTTTTTTCATAATTGCTCATACTATGCGTTGATAGTTCTTGATGAAGATATAAATTTATTTTAGCTAAAACCGTATGAAATTTGTCTGGAGCTTCGTATTTCCCTTCCGCCATTTTAGGTTCATCAACTTTTTTAACCAAATGTCCAATCTCTTCTAAATATTTATTTATCGCGCGGACTTCTTTTCCTAATGGTTGTAATCTTTCGCCGGGCGCGGGTGGGAACAAAACAATAGCCATTTGATAAACTTTATTGTTTTCGCAATTGTTACGAATGAATTCCTTATCTATGTCGGAAAGGATAATAAAAGTTTTTCCTTCTTCTTTCTTCCACTCTGTTTTAACTGGTTTAAATTCTAAAGCGGAAATAATAGCCCGGACTCTTTTTCCTTCACTTGTCCGCGGATCGGTGATTTTGCCCGACGTGAAGAAACTTACGATGTCGCCAAGGGACGGGGTTCGCCCGGCTTTCTTCTCTGAATTCCAGAAATTAGCCACGCGATCACGCTCTTCTTGAGAAAATTGAATTTTATTATCTTCCGACATATTATTTTAATTCCAAATAACTTTGCTTATCTACTTTAACTAGCCCTAAACCAAAAATAACTTTACGAGATTCTTTCTCCCAATTATTAAATTCAAATTCTCTTAAAGCCGCGCGGCCTTTCTCATCGTTGGTAAAATGAGGAAAATAAGACCAAGAATTTATATCTTCACATTCGACCCGCCCAGCCAATAGTTTAGTTGGTTTAAGACCGTTCGCGCGGACAAATTTAGTCATTTCTTTATTTAAATCGTCAACCGTTAACATATTAATTTTTAAAAATTACTTTACCTATAAATTGAATTATAGAAAAAATTATAACAAATCCTAGTATTAGATGAAATATAATCATAATTAATCTTCTTCTTTTAATATTTTCTTAACAACGTCCAAAATTGTAGCCTTAACATTCTTAATCTGTCTATTAACTTCAGTTTTAGTACTTATTTTATATCCCAATTCTTTACTTAATTCAGCTTCAGTTTTATTATCTATGTATAAACCTAGAAATATTTTGTAGTCATTTTGAGAAAGTTTTGTTTGGAGTTTTATTTTTAAATGTTCTAGTTGATCATCAAAATTGATTTCTTGAAAGGGCATGGAGCTAACTTGCAAAAGATGATTTTCTAAAGATACGGGTAAATTAACGTCATAGGATGCTTTTTTAGTTAATCTCCAATTTTTATACAAATTACAATCCTCGGATTCGATATTTCCAAAAATTTTACATTGTCCGCCCGAATTCGAGGGGCATCCAGCGCAAATATGGGCGTATTTATGATAAAATTCTCTCTGTAAATTAAATATTCTGTTTTTTAAAACCGTGTTCAACCAATTTCCCAAAGGAAGTTCCTTATTATATTTTTCCCACTGACGGTGTACGTGAATTAAAAGTAATTGCCGGATGTCCTCCGGTGAAATAGATGGAATCCCCGCTGACAAATGCCATTTTGATAATTTTATACTAATTAAATTATTTATCTGTTTTATATTGCCTGAGAAGTCATCAGAACCGCTATCAGAATTAGCCATTAGATATGTTTCCAGGTTTTTCTATTGAGAATACTAGAAATATTACTTTCAGTGGTATTAAAAATCCTAGATAATTTTTGCATACTTAAATGCTCTTTATCTCTTAATTCTCGCATTCTTAAAATATCATCATTTTTTAATTTAGATAGGGGATTTCCTTCCCCGTTATTGCAATCACATAAATTATTCTCAACAGCGTGTCTAACATTCTGTTGACGAGAACACCATTCAAGATTCTCTAATTTGTTATCCGACTTATTACAGTTTTTGTGATTGACCTCTTTTAATTCATTAGGGTTTTCTAAAAAAGCTAAAGTTACTAATCTATGAAGTAATCTTCTATAAGCTTTATTGTATTTGTATAAAATTATATTCAAATATCCGTTACTATCATATTTGGGGTTTAAATATTTACCTTTTCTGTAAATGTTGCCGCCATCTTTATGTATAGTTAATCTATCTAACGATCTAACCCTTCCATAATTAGATATTTGATACCAATCTTTAAACCCGTCAACATCCCTCCATATTTCGCCTTCTAAACTATATTTACAAGAAAATATTTTAGGAATTTCTAACTTAATTTTTTCTTTAATCGGTCGTTGGTTATTTTTTACATATTCTTTAGTAGTACCCAAAAAGGTATAACGATTATTTTTGGCAATTGTCACCCATTCTAGATTATCACTCCTATTATCGTTTCTACAAAAATTTTTGTGGTGAATTACTAGTTCTAAATAATTATCTATTGGTAAAAAGGTGACACCTACTATTCTGTGGACTCTAAATAATTGGTTACTACCGTCTTTTAAAGTAAATCTAACGGCACGGTACCCGCATCTAGAACTTTGTTTTTTAACTCTCTCTTTGATATAAAAGTTTTTACCATTCTCTAAATTAAATTCTTTATAGCGAGAACGAACTCTCCCCAAATTAGAAACCTCATGTCCTTCCGCTATATCAAAATGAGTTATAGGTTTCCATATCTCGCCCGGCAAATCTTCTAAACTTAAATTTTTACTAATATCTTCCATACTTATTCTTTCTTAAAAATATCTTCACCTTTAACAACTTTTAAATTTTTAATTGATCCATTCTTTTTTAATTCTAGTTCACGCTCTAAATCTTGAGCAATCGCACTGAAGTCGAACTGTAAATCTGAGCCGCCGAAATTTCCAATTATCCGCGCGGACGGATCATTAAGTGACTTTTCTAAATTAAATAAATCCGCCGATAGTATTCCTAAAGGCGGTTTAACTTGGACTAGATTCGCGCGGCTTTCGCTTTTAGTTTCAATTTTTATAGTTCCGAAAACGGTATTACATTGGTCACATTTTTGATCGTGGTAATCGCTAGCAGAACCACACATTAAACAGAATTTTTTCATTTTTTAATTAGTTTCTATTGTTAGATAATTTTCGATGGGAAAATTAGTTTTAGCTTTCAAGCCTAAAAGTTCTACCGCTTTCTTATCATAAGATTGAGCAGCTTCTATCTCAGAAGTAGAAAAACCCCTATTCCTAGAACCGTTATGTCTTACCTCCCAACAATAACCATTCTCTCTTTGCCCATGTTTAGATACACCGCGAAAATTAGAAGAAGTTTCTCGATTGAATTGTTTTATACTATTTTTATAATAGTTATAGAGTTTTTCCAAATCTTCTTCCTCATATCTCTCTATATTTTCTGGAAAATTCAAAACAAAAGAATCTTTATACAGATACCAACAAATTTTATCATGGATAATAGCTGCGTCTATTTCTAAATCATATTCACCTAAATATAATCTTGTTTCACCTTTGCCAATTTCTTTAACCCTAGAAGAAAACTTTTTATCATTTTTGTTGTAAAAAACTCCTAAAAAATCTGAAGAAACCGGACGAGTATAAATAAACCAATCAAATGTTTTTTGTAAGTCTGAGTTTTTATACTCGCTAATTTTTTCAGGAAAATTCAATCGCGCGTTATCTCCGTAAAGAAATAAAGCAATTTTATCTGAAATGTCTATAGCTATCTCTAATGTTTCTACTCTTTTACGGAAAAGCTTTCTTTTAAACGTAACTGATACAGACCAAGGATTAGTATTATGCTTTCCGTCCGTATTTCCATAGTGAACTCCCCGCCAACCGCTTTTAGACGGTTTTCTTTTCGTTTGGTGAAGACTATTTGTTAATTTATTGCTAGTTTCCTCGGAAATAAATTCTAGTCCATCTCCATATCTATCTATAATCAAATTATATCCATATTTTTGATTGTTAGAATTATAATATTTAATATAAAACCCTTCCAGCCAAACCATATGTTTAAAATCTATCGCATAATCAATAACTCTGACTCTGAAATTTTCTTGACCGTATTTTCTAATCGCTCTTGAAAAATAACAGTTTCCAGTTTGTTTGCTTTTTCCATTTTTCTCAAAATAAGTTTTATTATACCTTTCTCCGTATTTGGCATGAGCAACATGAACTGACCATCGACCTATTGTTCCGTTCTTTCCTTTAGTTCTTCCAATATAATATTTTCCATTCTTCAAATTAAGAATTTCGTAAATTATAAACTTGGTAGGAGTTTTTAACATATTAGCTTTCAAACATCGGTGACTTGGATAAATCTCTTGTTCCGTCTAGTTCTTTAAACTTTGTAACCATAAATTTACAAATCTCAGACCTAACAATTTCTTCCTCTGTAAAATAAACGGTATTTATTCCCATCTCTTTACTAGCATCGTCACCAAATAATTTAATTAGTTTTTCAAATCCACCCTGTTTATTTAATGGAAGGTCACTTTGCCCAGGGTCAGAAAGACAAATTACTCTGGAATGGGGTCCAACGCGTGACAAAAGCGTTTTTAATTCATGTAGCGTAAAGGAGCTAACCTCATCAAAAATGCAAAAATCATTTGATAGCGTTAATCCGCGGATATAATTAACCGGAATAACTTCGATTCGTTCATCGCTATTTAACTTTTTAATATCTCCTGCTGGTAAAAGTTCTTCTAAAAGATAATTCATTACCGCCGCATATGGCTCCAGCTTATTTTCAATAAATCCGGGGAGCATTCCGAGCTTAGAACCTGGATCGGAAGATTCTAACATTGGACGCGAATAAGTAATTTTTGAGATGCGTTTTGTATTAAGTAATTGTAAAGCGCAGTACAACCCAAGCATTGTTTTTCCACAGCCCGCCGGACCCGAAATAAGAGTAACTTTATTTTTCTTGTTTAGGATTAAATCTATAACTTCTTTTTGATGTTCCGTAAAATCTGGTCTAGTTCGTATTGATAATTCAAAATCTATTTTACTACGCTGCCACACGAATTGGCTATTGTCTTTCTTCTCTCCGTTGTTAGCATTACTCCGACTTTTTGTTTTCTGCATATTTTATATTTTTACTGCAATTTTAGAACTAATTATATATTTACACTTTAACACTTAAAATATTATATACTTATCTTTAAAAAAATAATTTATTTATTTTGATTTAACCAAAACTTAGCCGCGCGACCGGCATTAAACTTTTTTATTTGAAATCGCAGATTTTACTTGACTTTTAGTTTTGGTATGGTATAGTGGTTTAGATGAACCAAATTAAAGTAACTCCATTCCAGCAACTAACAGACTATTCCTGCGTGGCTGGAATCTTTCAGACTCTCTGTGATTATCACGGATACGAAATAAATCATTTTGACGCTATAGAACTTCTGAACATAGACGAAGATGGTGGATACTTAAAGGATGTCGCCCGCGCCTGCAATAAATATTTAAATACCCGGCATAAAACTTTAAAATCAATTTTTCAGGTCGAGAAGTATATAAGTTTAAAATCTTTGATAATCAGCGCGGACAATTTAACTTATGAGTCTAGCCACTGTATACTAATCGTAGGTTTTGACAAAAATAGTTTTTCAATCCTTGATCCTAATACGGCAAAAATAACTTTTTGGAATAAACATGAATTTTTTGAACAAACTGATGAGTTTATAGTAATATATAAATAAAAATATGAAAAACAAAATACTAATAATACTAACTGTAATTTTAACTCTAGGATTTACATCTTGTGGTAGAATTGATTTAACGGAGAATAAAATAATAGTAATTTCAAAATGGCAGCCTAATCCAAATTTAGCGGCATTATATGAAGTTAGAATTTTTACAGATCAGCATAAATATTATTCTGACTATAAAATTTATATAAATAAAAACTTTCAAGTCGGAGACGAATTAGATTTAGTTGTAAAAGAAAAAGAGTAATATGAAAGTAGAACTAGAAGAATTAGAAAAAGTTTTGGAATACATAAGTCAAATAAATAAAACCCCTTTAGAACAAATAGTTTGGATGAAAAACAATGAAATTGTCCGCCCGACTCCAGAGCAGTTAAAACAATGGAAGTTCACTGGACTAAACAATAGAGATTTTGCAATATTCTACTTACTAAATAAATAATATGGAAAATATATACCTAGTTGGATCAGAAGATGTTTCACGCGGCGGCTCAAACATGGCGTCCGCCGCTCAAGATATACTTCGCGCGGCCAATAACATAGATTCTACGTTTTATCAATATAGAGATTTTATGAATGATTGGTTAAATAGATTTGAACAAGTATTGAAAGACAATAAAAACAATGAACCAAATAAACTATAGCTACTGGAACACCAAAGACAAACAAATAGTAAAAATTACAGATATGTCCGCCGGACACTTAATCAATACTATTGATATTATAGAAAATAAATGGTTGCCAAAATTAAAAAAAGAATTTCAAGAGCATCAAATTAGTTTTAATTCAAAAAATTGGGATGATATATCCATTTGAAGATGTTGAAGACTTCTCTCCTCAGTATATTATTTTAGAAAATTATATAAAAATAATGAAATTAGAATTAGAAAGTAGAAAGGTTTAATAAATTATGGAAAGATTAATATCTGTATTGGCTTGGGCGGGATTCATTTTAGTTTTCCTAATAACGAGAATACTTTTGTGGGCTATGTGTGAGCCTGAGCCGGGCTATAAACATATGGGTTTTGATGAAGAGGTAAAATGGTTAATGGAGCAAGGATTAACTAAAGAAGAAGCAGAGGAAATAGCTAATTTGCCTTGGAAATAATATGGATCAAAATATAGAAATCAAAATACTAAAACAACAAATTAAAGATTTAAAGAATAAATTGTTTGAGTTAACTATTGTGCAGTCGTGCGACAGAAATGATGATAGATTTTATCCAGAAGAAACAGAAGGAAGTAGAATAGCCGCCGAAATCCGCGCGGTTTGTAATAGTTTATCTGATGAAGAAAGACAAGAATGGCGACAAAAAGCTTTAGATATTATTTATAAAGATTGTCCAGAGCAAGACCCCAGAAATAAAGTTATTCCAGCAAATCAAGAATTAAAAGATAAAATGTCTCGTTTGGCCGCGCGGCCACCCGTCAGTTTTGAACAAGCCAAAGAACAAGTAGATAATACTAAAAGGGGTTAAACTTTTATATCAAATCTCTTGACTTCTCAAAAGTTTTTGCTAAGATAAAATCATGAAAATACTACCAATAGAAAAACCAACCAAAAAAGATAATCTTGAATTAGAAAATCTTAACAAGAAAGAAAAGACTAAAAAACTAACAGATAAGGAAGCCTCGCGGCAGATTTTCCTTAGTGTTAAAAACTTATGGAATTGTGAATGTTAGTTAAATATGAAACACTATACCTTTAATCCATTTACTAATATAAAAATCGGGGACTTATTATTCTGGCGTGACCGCTGGCAAGAAATCTGGTATATTTCCGATGACGACGGACTTTTACTAAACGGTTCTTGGATTAGCTCGGATCAAATCTATTATGATTCAATCCAACCGTCTTTTGAAATTTAATTATCGCCCGCCAACTCCCGGAATCATCGGGGCAACAAAGTATAGAATTTGAACTACAGCAATAAGTCCTAAAATTACATCAACAATCATTTTAAGCCAGTCAGGAGTAAAAGGAATATAATGATTGATATAATAAAGAGCAACTAGAACAAGTAAGAGAATAAGTAGAGAGATCATATTTTTATAATTTAAATTTAACTACTATACTTTACACTATTTAATTAATTATGAATTAACAACTAAACAAAGAGAAGAAATAGCAAAGATTTTAGGTTGGAAGAAATGGCAAGAAGAATATGGAGATGGGTGGATTTGGACGCCGCCCGATAAACATCATATAAATTTTGTGCGCGGACTTCCTGATTTTGAAATAATTATAAAAAATGAATAACTTAGAAATGATGCTAAAATCTGAATACGTCCCGCCGCCCGAAAACATGGATAAGAAAACCTCTCAGTTTTTTGTCTGCGCGGCCTATATGAGATATAGAAATTCTAGAGAAAATTACAACAGAATAAAAGAGAAGGATTATCCTGATTCTATTCAGTGGGAAGCATGGTCGGTTATGACTGAAAACTGGAATAACTTACAGTTATATAAAACTTATTATTATGGTAATTTAAATCGTGTCAACACTGAAAATAAAGTTAAATTATAATTTATATATTAAATTTTTTTAAAAAAATAATATTACGTTTAATTTTCTGTTTATAACTTTTTCGATTGTAGATTTTATTAATGATTGCCTATTTTTAAATATACTAAATTTATTTTCAAAAAATTATTGAAATAATAATAATCATTATATGGGGACAAGGACTCCAACGGTTCCACTAGTTCTAAAATTACCGTTGGTTCCACTTCCATACCCGCCAGCAACTTGAGCAGTTCCTCCCGACTGCCCTATGTCTACCCCCGAAGCGTGGGCTAAAAGTTCAGAAGCGATTAAGGTGCATGTTCCGCCGCTCACAGTTACTGCGCTTACCGCTGAGTTAGCAGTCGTATCTATGGACATTCCGCGCAATTTAATAACTGCCGACGATGCACATAAGATTCCGCCACCAGACGCGGCAATGTAAGTTCCATCAATAATTTGCACCGTGCCGCTAGCCGCTCGCCATGCGTGTCCCGTGAATGTAGATGGATCGTAGTGTTTAACGGACAAGAAGGTTAATCCACTCCCACTGCTTTTGTAGAATAATGCTTGGCTTACGCCTCCGTTTTGCGTAGCTGTCCATTTATCGGCTGTAATGTAGGTGATTCCGCTTCCGTCGATTTGCGCGTTTCCCCAAATCTTTTGAGCAGTTACATAAACCTTATTTCCCGACCCAGCCGAACACAAAATTGAGCGAGATGTGGAAGTGGCCGCGGTACCCTTTAGGACAGCACAGCGAATCCAAACTCCGGCGGTGGTATCGGTTCCATTATTCCAAATCGCATAACTTGGCTGCGATGTCCCCCCAAGGGTCACATCGATGAACTGAGCGTCAATATAGAGGTCGCCTGTTGGCGTAGCGTCGCATTGAAAATATACAGCGGCAGCGTTGCAGATCATCTCGTCGCATCGCACAAATCCGGGGCCGTTAAGCCACCCGATGATAATACCCGTATATCCGTTAGCGAACATCCTCTTCGCCTCGACGTGCATAACTCCAGATTCCTGCCAAAGACAATATGCCGAACTTGTTGTTGCGGTTGACAAAAATTTGATTTCTCGCGCCTGAATAAAAACATTCGTATCCGCATGTTTCACGCCAACAACTCTAGCGTGAATCCCGCTGACGGTATTGCTAGACTCTTCTCTAATAAAATCTCCATATCCGCTGATGCGTGTGGTTATCGCCGCTCCATTGTCATCGAGTAGTCCGTATTCAGAAGCAGGGTTAGTGAACGTCACGATAGCCCCGACTACAAAATGCCAATTAACTCCATTTTTTAATATACTATCTGTAACCGTATAAGAACCCGGCCCTACATAAATAACGTCTCCGCTTGCCGCCGCCGTTTTTGCCGCTGCTAAAGTAGCAAACGGTTTAAAAAAATCGTATTTACTATAGCTGCCGCGAGTATCTGTTGCTAAAGCATCTTTAGTTACATAAATAATTTTAGATGATGTAAATAAATCTACGCTCGTCGAAGAACTAGATGTAGAATTTGTAGAAGAAATTTGTCTCAACTGTCGTGTATTAATTAATGACATATTTTTTAATTTTTAAATTAGTAACTTGCATTATTACTACCCGTGAACGGTAATCCCAATTAACTTGGGCCAAGCCCCTCCGCGCCGAGTTGGGTGCCGCCGATGAGGCCGGAGGAGCCAAGACCGCTCGTGGCGGCGCCTTGGGCGCTCGCGAATGCGGCGAGAATCGTATCCGCCCATACTACATGCCCGTCGTCGTCGGGGTGGATGCCATCAGTCGGCGTCACCGCCTCCGAGATCATGGCGGCGCGGACGGCGGCGAACTGGCATCCTTCGGCGACGGCGGCAGCTTCGGCGGCGGCGGCAAAGGCCAGGGCGCGCGTATCGTCGCCTTGCCCTGCATAGCCCGATGTCACGCGGGTCGGGCCGGTGATGGTCACATCCGAGCCCGTCAGTCCACACATCCGCATGATGCGCCCGAGCGTGGCAGAAGCGGACGACTGGAATACTGCGGCGGTGAGGTTGGTATCGGCGCTATTTACGTCGTTGGTTCCGTAAGCCAGCGTCACCTTTGTCGGAGCGCGGTCGCAGATGCGGGAAATGACGGACCACTGGCCGGATTGGTAGGAGGTATGGGTTCCGTAAAGCGGTATGCCGGAGATTCCCTGCTTGCTCAGCGTCAGGCTGAGCCCTGTGGCAACCAGCGAGGCGTATTCGTGGGCTGCATCGGAGGCGTTGAGTCCGAAAGTGATCGAATCGCCAAAGGCACCATATAGGCCCGTGCGTCGGCTGGCGGCGATACGGCCAACGAAGGTTTCAAATGCTTCGGTGATCGCTACCACGTCGGCCTCCAGTAAATCAGTGGCGATGAAATAGCACCGGATTCGCCCCACGTAATAGAATCCCGCTCCATAGCTGCCGACTGTGACTTCCGCCGCTGGAGATACTGGCCCCTGCGTGTTGTTGCTGTCCATCAGGATGCCGTTGTGGAAGTATTTCGACACGTTACCGGCCTCGCGTGTGAGAATGTGGAAGCCCTCCGTAGCGGCGGCGTTACTCATCAAACCGCCGTTAAAAATAATCGACCCCGAAAACTCCGGGAAAAAGAATGTTGATCCGTCGCCAAGGGCAATGTTTTGGCCTCGCGAGTCTGCCGCGGTGCCGCTCACAAACACGCCCAACGCGATATTTGCGCCTGTCACCCCGTGGTCGCTTGGGATCGTTCCGGTAGAAAGGCGCTTGCTTACCCCGTCGCCGAGCAATCCCGTGATGGCGTTAAAGTCGCCAGAGACGAAATCGGTATTGATGCAGTTACCCGAACCGCAGTCTTTGAGCTTCACCATCGCCCCGGTAAAGGTGCCGCCGCAAGGCGTCCAAAGCTCGACCAGATTATCCCACTGCCCGCCGCCTTTTAGTTCAACAACCAGCGCATTGAAGGCTGCTTGATCGGCGGCGCTCAAAGTATCGCCAGCCAGCGCGCGCCGGTCGATGTAGTCTTGAGCGTCGGCGTCCATTATTTCACAACCGCCGTGAACCAACAATCCGCCGCTCCGATCGTCTTGGTCGGGCCGGTGCTTGAGTTACAGACCACGATGCCGGTCGAGAGCGGCAGGCCGGTAAGTGGGATGGTGAGTGAGAAGTTGCTCGTAGCGGCGACGGCAAATAGTAAAATCGGCACTTCGGCATCGGCGGGAAGGCTCGCGGCGTTGTGAAGCTGGATGAACTGCGCGGGACCACTGTTGTAGCCGACCACGGCAATCAGTGTTCCGCTGCTAGATTTTAGAACGTGGGAGGCTTCGTAAGCGGCGCTGTTGACCAAGATCGCTCCAGCTTCCGCGCCAACAGGGGTAACCCCTGGTTGATAATATTCTCCTATTTTTCTTAACTTATTAGTAGATTGTGATGACATATTTTTATTAGTTAATAACTACAATCTAGATAACAATATCCTGAACCATTAGTAATATTTTGAATATTTGCTCTTACTCCATTGGTTACAGGAGTGCTAAAAGTAGCAATATTCGTAATATTTACTCCAGTTAAAGGAATAGTATCAATAATATATCCGCCGTTACCAGCCGGATCACGAGCTTCCAGCACAAATGTTGCAGTTGAGCCTGTGGCTAATCCACTAAATCTATAAAATACTGTATTATTAAATGTTTTGTCAATATCCATCCACGAGCCAGAAGATGCAACAGAACCGGTAAGCAAGACAAACGTTTGCGATTGAATAAATTGTGCTGGCATAAATTGTTTATTTTTCTTTTAAATTTGTTATATAATAAAACTTATACTTTATTTACACTTTTTTCTTAATATAATCAAACTAATTTTTTAAAAAATCTCAAGTAGTGTAAATTTCCATGTTAGACGCCTCATCGTTTCGGACATAAAGGAAAATTAATTTTAGTTTAATCGCGGCGGCTAAAGTAAATAAGATTTTTTAAGTTTTTAGGAAAAGACTTCTAGAGGAAATCGTTTTCAGAGAAAACCCTTCCGAATTTTTTTGGATTTCGAGATAAGTAAATATAGATGTTTTCCAGAATTTTAGAAAAATGGGTAGGGTAGTATAAAGAAGTTTATTGTTGGAGAGAAAAGGTAGAATAAAGAAACAAACAAGTAAATAAAGATAAATTTTATTTCTAGAGAAAAGGTCTCCAAGGGGAACGTTCCGATTTTATTTTTTGATTTTGTATAGAACTGAATATGATAAATTACCAGATTTTTAGAGATTTATTTAGAAATAGGAAATTTACTCTGGTTTTGATTAAAAAAAGATATTTTAACAAAGATAACCCCGTGGCGGCGTTTTCCTGGAAAATGACTTTTCAAACTTCCAATAAGTACGGATGCCATGCCTAACACTCTCAATATCTATACTTAACCCTATCACAATCAACTCTAACTTACTTAATAGCTAGACTTGGAATTGACTAATACGGACACTCTATATGTACAGAAAGAAACCGCTTACTGATTAGGCAAACGGTTCTCTCTTTACTTACTTGTTTATTTACTTATCTAGTTTCTGACATAATCTCTAAAGCCCTTTCTAGTCCAATAGCTTCCCCTGTTACTCGCGCAATGGTTAGCATTAGTTTGCACTTTTCTTTTGCGCGGAGGTCTAGGTCTAATCGTTTTGCTTGCTTAGCAACGTACTTTCTTTTGCTTATCGCAAGCCTATGAATATCTCTATGGATTGACATATATTTGTTTATTTCTCTAAGTATAGTTCGCGGGCAATGCCGTGGATGTGGGGCGCGATAGCTTTGTGCGAGCGTAGCTTTCTTGCGATACAACGCAAGTGATTAATGATTCGGGTTATCATATACTTGTTTATTTGTTTAGAACGTTTCTGCCCCATCATCCGCTTGTGATTGCCCCTTGGATTCTCCATTGCTTGGCATCCAACCTGACACCGTACGAACCGCTTTTCCCGCTTTCACTAGCTCTATCATTTTTGCGATGCGTCCGGCACGATCATCAGGAAGGCTAAACATTGCAGCCATTTCTGGTGAGCAGCGAAAGCCTTTCCCTGTCATTTCCTGCCATTGATTCTCCAATTCAAGGCAATCGGCTGTCTTGTCAGTGGAAAACGATGCTGGCGAGGCACTGCGCGCAATCATGGGGCGTTGTGGGGCGTTGTCGCAATCAATCCCCGCCTCTTTCAACGCGTCACGATAGGCGACAATTTCGGCCACTTCTTTCGCAATCTGCTTTGGAGTTTTCGCTCCCGTTACAGATACGTAGAATTGAATATTCATTTGAATAGATACTTAGTTGTTTCGCTTAGGCGTGGAAACCAAGGGCGGCGCAATCGGCAAGAAAACGCTTACCCTTGTCAGTGGTGGCGCAACCGCCAACGACGGGAGAGACGAAAGGAATGCCGACCTTGCCCTTAGCGTCTGGTTCAGTACCGCAATTCATGAGGTAGGCGCGAGACTTGCGAATCTCGGCTTTATCCACGTTGGGAAACATCTGGCCAAGGCGAGCGTCCGACAAGGGCGCGTTAGCAAGCACCTTTAGCATCTGCATCTCAGTAATGTTGAGACCGCGTGGAAACATTTGAAGGGAGCGCAAGGCGTTCGTGACATCATCGGGCTTTACGCTTTTCCGCGCTTTCTCCCCGCTGCCCAAGGTGATTGAGAGTTGACGGGTGATTTTTTCCAAGGGGCGCGCAGTACCACGCGCACAATCCACGATACGCTTAGCGGCTTTGTCATCGCTCACCTCCAAATCGAAACGGGTAAGCATACGACGAAAAATCGTTTTCAATTGCGGCACCGTGTAGTCGGGCATGACATAGCGCACCGTACGGCCGTTCTCGGCGCTCAAAGCATCGGGCAAACGGGAAGGGTGATTAGTGGCCAGCATGATAACGCAATTGCGGCGGTTAAAGCTCGCGACCATGTTGTCACCAAGGGCAATCGTGCCGCCGGAGAAATTGCCGTCCAAACCTTTCATGGCGAGACTACCGATTTTCTTTAGTTGTACCGTACTTCCCGCACCGTAAAGTTCGTGCGCTTCATCAATCAAAAGCGCGTATTCCTTCCCGCGCTCACAGATCATGTTTTTAATCGTTCCATAAACCTCGTCACCGTCTTTGCGGAATTCACTTGGCGTACAGAAAATCACTTCGTAGCCAATCACCTCCAAAGCTTTCCCGTAAGCAATCATTACGGCGCTTTTCCCTTTGCCCGCTTCTGCAATCAATGTGCCGCTGAATCCCTCGCCACCCTTAAAGAGTGACATCGTTCCCTCAATCATCATCTGAATCAACTCCCCGCACCCTACTAGGTGCGCGAAGCATTTAGTAACGGCGGCTAGCGTGGATTTATAGTCTGAGTTTTTCATTTTTAGTTTTCGTGGTTTGTTTTGGTTTGGTTTTACTGACAGTGTTTCAAAGTGGCAATTCTCCCCGCGTGACACGTTCCATGTCTTCTCTCGTTGGCGTATATCCGGCAAGCTTGGCGCGGTCAAAAAAGCCAAACCACTTTGCTTTGACGGCTTCTTGGCGTTGCTTCTCTTCGTGCTCGGCAATGTAAGCGTTAATCACGTTGCCAATCATGCGCGCCTTTGTTTCCGGTGACAGCTTTTGCGAAGCTTTGATTTCTTCTATGCGTTTTTCGATGGGATTCATTTTTAGTTTTCTAGGTTTGGTTTTTGTTCGCGGGAAATCGCTCTCGCTTGGCAATCAATCTAGGGATTTTTGCGACCTACACAAGCGGAAAAAGAGATTTTTTTACTTATTTTTTCACCAGGAAGGGCGTTAAGCCCATATAATTCCCATAATCGCCGGGATTGCTAGAAAAGATTAACCCGTACTAACTTATTTAAATTCATGCCATTTAGCAAAAAACTTACTTATAGTTTCCAGAATATAAACTTTCATGCCAACAAGCGAAAAATCATTTTATATTTACTTAATAAAACTTAATGTTTAACCAGGAAAGATTGTTTACTTAACTTAAATAAATTGTCCACGCACCGAGATAGTTAATATATGTTAATAACAGCCCAGGAATTTAACTCATATTTACTATTTACTTACTTGTTTGTCCACGGCGGCTAATTGTTAATGTATGTTAATTATTTACCTAGTTAAATTTTCCCCTCATATTACGCAAATTGTTTAAAAAGTGGATGAGTTTTTACGAATCTGTATTTCATAAGATGAGTTTTTACATATGCGCAAAACCACATATATTAAGGAATTTTCTTAAAAAGTGGACGGATATTTACTTACTTAAAAAGCATCTTCACTATCATTATTTTTTGGTGATTTATTCACCTCAGAATTCGGTGGCCTAATACTCCCATTCTTTATTCCTTCTTTAATTTGTTTTAGAAAGCTAACATTCGAGCGTAAGCCCGCGGACTTACGTTTATTCCTCCAATGTCCTGTATTACTTACTTGTTTCTTTAATTCGGCGGCTACTACGTTGCGTGCTGTAAAATTTCTATCGTTAAAGCTACTGGTGTTTTCTTCAAACCATTGTTTAATCATCTCAGCTAGTTGTTTTTCTGTTATAGTTATATTCATATTGTTTTATATTAGTTAATGTTTAATATCCTTTACACTTTTCCCATAAATATAATTGAGACGAAGCTAGGGTTATTCACATACAAATGTTAATCTCCTAGGGTTTATCACATTTTTGATTACTTACTAATTTGTGCAAAACTCAGGGTTATTCACAGTTTTATTTAGTTTTCGGGCGCATATTACGCGACTAACACAAAAAGTGAGAGAAATTTTTAGATATTTACTAACTAATTGGCTCAATTTGCGCGGCTCAATCCACTTTGCTTACTTTTTTGTACGTTTTCTTGCTCATAATTTACTTACTTACATAGGGATTGAATGAGAGTTTACCACTAGGTTAATTCACAAAATACTATTCATAAAAAAACATATGCGTCAATGTGCATATTAAGAAAAATAATTAAAAAGTCGATGACTATACTAATTAAATCCATAATCTCATTCAATAAACTTACTTACTTGTTATTCTCTCTATGTTATTCCTCTGTATTTCTTACTTAGTTACATATATTCTTCCTATAGTCAAAATCTTACTTACTCTATACCAATACAACCCATATATCACTTTGTGAGACAAAGCACAACCTATAGTGTTTTTATAGTTAAATAATAACCATTCTAAATGAATCCGCCGGGTTTTAATCCCATTCCAATTGCCCGCGCTTTTACAAACGTATTACAAAATACCTTTCTTTTATACTTACTTAATAAGTCCGCCCGATTGCATTGCATCAGTACAGCAAAAAACCGCACCCTTTCGAGTGCGGCTCTTTGTGTTACGCTTTGCCTTTTTTACTTACTTAACGAAAGGCGCGGCGGGAGCAATCACGCTCTTTCCGCCGAGGTTGACACGCTTAGGCGCAACCTTGGCAGCCTTCGCGACTTTCTTAGCGGCGGGGCGCTTCGTGGCTTTGGCTGGCGCGGACTTCTTAGCGGGCGCTTTGCTCGCCTTGGGCGCGGCTTTCTTGCCCTTCGACTTAGCCGCCTTAGCAGCCGCCGCAATCAAAGTGGGGCGTCCGCGATTGCTTTCCGGCAGCTTCATTCCCTTGATGATCGGGTAAGCGATCTTTTCGATGCGATCCTTTGGCATTCCCGTGAGCATCACGGAATAACCCTTGGCACCCTTGGAAACGCGGACACTCGCGCCGAGTTGGCGAGCGGCTACGTGCGCCGTAACCGGATTCTCAGTGAAGGGGAGGAGAAACCCGTCGCCCTTGCTGAGAGTGCGGAGAGTGGCGGTAATGGAATACTTTTGATTGGCTTTCATGTTTTGACTTTCTAATTTAGTTGTTTTTTTGTTGTTGCTACTTGGAACAATTCCTTTCGCTGAAGTCAATAAACCATGAAATCAATTTGGCGTCAATACTTTTTTCACTTTTTTTCGATTTACTCTGTAAAATACTTTGAAAATTCTTTTTTACCTACTTGGAAACCAATTGAAATTTGACCAGTACAGCAAGAATCCGCGCGGCCAATTTCTCAGCGGCGCGGAATCTTTGAATTTGTTTTGTTTTCCTGAGATTTACTTAAACTTAGTACTTAGTTTTTATCCTTTGGTATAAATCTCGAATTTCCCCTTCTTTCCCTCTCTATCTTGCATTTTATATCCGTCGGAAATCAAAAGTCCGCGCAGGGTATTTTGCTGTTTTGTGGTAGTCGTTGAATACTTTTGAACGTCTAAAATTACTTCGCCGGGAAAGCCGCGCGAAAGAATCGGGGTTTTGTAACTATTTATTGCTATTTTATTTGTGGAAATTGCGGGGCAACGTGCAATCGCAATTCCGTTTTGAAAATCTTTGTATGCTTGGATTGTGTTTTTTCTCATGTTATTATTAGTATTAGTTAGATATTTAGTAAGTTTCGATACTCACAATTTTTATCTGGTCAATTGTCAATCGGGCAAATGGAGCGCCGCATTGAACAAATGTTACCGTTTTGATATTATTTACGCAATCAGTCACGCGGCTACAAACTCTCATTCCATCCCAAAAATGCCCCGGCGTGTGACTTTCTTTCTCTAAAACTGTAAAATGTTTTTGTTTCTTTTCATCGGGAGTTTTTAGTTGTTTATCAATAAACCCGATGATTTCTGAATTGTTAGTCAGTTTCATACTATTTGATATTTAGTTATTAGCAGCGACCCGCCGCAACACGTTAGAACGAAAGGGCCGGGCGACAGCAAGAAGCGGCGAACCTTTCTTTTTACTTGCTTTAATAATCAAAAGATTTTTTTCGAGAAGCTGAATCCGCTCGGCACGCTGGAAAGACTTGATTACGTTAGTTTCTTTTTTATGGTTTTGCTTAACGCGGTTGACAGTTTCGGGGCGGACGTTGGATTGGTTGTACATATTGAGGTTTTTCTATTTGGTTAGGTTTGTTTTAGTTGTTAGTTATTTGTTAATTATTCAGTTTCAAAATTTCCTTTTTCGGGACTCCGCGCATATCCCTTGTGTTCCAGTTTCAATTCCCAAACCGTAATCATTCCATCCGGTTCTTCGGTTTTAAGATGAATGATATTATTTACTTGGTTAAATTCCAAAACGTTAAGTTCGGGATTGATTTCAGAAACGAAAGTTTGGATTTGGTTAATGTCCATATTATTTACTTATTAGTTTTGAGGTTTTTGGTTTAGATTATTTACTTAAAGTGTAACATTATCCACGATGAACTTTGCTAAATCGCCGCGCCAGATTTGAACGCGGGCGCGCAGAGAAATCGGAAAATAAGCTAATTGTTTTTGGATCATTTCCAATTCATCCCCATCCGCTTGAACAGCAGTTACTTTATCCATATCTAAAATATGGGTTTGAAGTTGTCCCGCGCCAAGATGATATTCTGTCGAGCCTGAGAATCCGTTTTGTTTCGTGGTGATGAAGAGAGACATTGTTTTGTTTATTTAGGTTTTTCGGTTCGGCTTTTTGCTTCCCCTGAAATCATTTTCTCACGATTTTGATTCCCTAGCGAGAAAAATTTTCAAAAAAGTGCGATTTACTCTGGAAAAAAGGCAAACCACCTTGCCACAAATTTCTGCGAAATTCTTTTCGCAAACCACTTTATCGGCAAACCTTATTTACTTGTCCGCGCCGCGTTAAACCCAGGAATTTATTAGGTTATTATAAAATAGAAAAAGTACAAAAGAAAACCCCGATCCATGCTTTTCGTAAAGCACAGACCGGGGAAACCTAGAATTGTTATTTTTTAACTAATTACTTCTTGCCCTTCGACTTTGCCTTAGCCTTAGTCTTCGGCGCTTTAGCGTTCGCCTTTGGTGCGGCCTTTTTGACAGGCGCGGCTTTCTTATTAGTTACCTTAGCAACCTTTTTAATTGGCTTAGTAACTTTCTTAGTAAGCTTGGCCTTTGGCTTTGCCGGGATAACCACAATTCCCGTCTTCACTTGCTTTTTAAGCGCCTTGGCAACCGCTTTGGTTTTCGCCACCATTGCTTTATTATTAGCATTAAAAGTTTTTTCACGGGCGGACAATTTCTTTTTCGGCGCGGCAGCGCGGGCAATCTTTTTCAATTGCTTTGCACGCCCCTTAACCAAAGCCGGGGAGATTTCGACTTTGTTATTAGTATTTTCCTTACTAGTATTAGCCGCCGGATTACTTGGGGCGGAAACGGCGTCGGTGTTTTCGTCGATCTTGCGTCCGACATAGCTATTTTGTTTAATAGCGTTATTGTATTCTTCGATTGTCGGCGTATTGAACGTTCCCGCAATCGGGCGGCCTTTGTTGTCAAATTGACCATTAATCCCTTGTGCGGATTGAAGGCGAAAAACATTCATTGGATTGATATATTTAGTTTTCATGTGAGAGATTTTTCTAGTTAGATTATTTACTTAGCTTGTTAGTTGTTAATTAGTATTAGCGGCTGAAACGAATCCGGCGGCAAAGCCACTTGGCAGCTTTACTGCTACGAAAAACCGCAAGGCCAATTTGCCCGCCTTTACTCGCTTCCGAAACGAGAGCGTTGAACGCATCGCGCGCCGTGAGTTTTCCTTGCTTAACCATTTGCTTATATCCGACAATTTCATTTGTCTTCATTTTGATTTGTTTTCTATTTACTTTGTTTACTAACTAGCTACTTACTAACATTTCAGTAACTATTTCCTTACTGGAAAATTTGTAAGTTAATCCTATCTCTTTTAATCCGAGTAAAAAGTGCTTTATTTATCTTGCTAATTACTAAGACGATCTCACTCTCCCCGCAAAGCTTCGCAGGGTGGCATCGAGCCTTTTATTTATTGGATTTATTTATTTACCACAAAGACAGTTTCCTGTCATCGAGTGCTAATCGGGATTCACTTACAAAAACACTTTACCACGGCTCACAAATTCTGTCAATCACATTTTTTCACAAATTTTTTACCAGTGTTTTTTACTTGTTTGAGTCACCAGGATTTAATTGTATTAGTATAATAAATCATTAGTACAAAAAGAATCCGCCGGGCTTGTGACTCGGCGGACTCATAACTTTTATAGAACGACTAACAAAGGCTTGAATCGTTTTTATTGTCCTAAACTATATTGGTTTGATATTTAATCAGGGTGTCCGGCAGTAAAGAAGTTGTGAATCTATTAGTTATTTTAACTTCAAATTTTCGGACGCTGTTTTTTAATCTTTTCTTAGCTTTGCTTTTAGCTACTATTAGGTTGGTATAATAATAACGGTGCGGCTAAGTCAGTAATAGTATTTAACCCTACTACTAGGCTTATAGTTATACAAACTATTAATTATTGGAGTATTTACATAGTAACTAGAGTTAGGTCTAGTGGTGAGGAATTTATCTTAAACCGTCCGTGCGGTTTTTGTCAATCGAAATTTTTAGCTATTTTTTCCGGCGGATTTATTTAGTTTTCTTTCCTGTTAAACATTTTATTTACTAGATACTTAATAACTCTACTTTTCCACCCACTATAAACTCGCGGATTACAGAATTGTCCGGCTTTCTGCTGAAAAATAGTAATATCGTCTTCGGTTGCAATTACTTTGTAAGTATTTTTATTCATTTTAGTTTCCTCCATCGAAAAACATTTTACCTAGAACAATAATTCCAAAAATAATAGATAGTTCCATATTTTAACTTAACTGATTAGTTTTTCTTTTTATAGACTACTTGATTAGTTAAGTTAAAATTACTTGGAAGATTTGACTAGCGGTTTACCATTTTTAGTATATGCAATAATTACTTTCTTAATATGTTTTTCTGTGTGTTTAAGGGAAAACTTATTATGCGAAATATTATCCAAAACGTCTTGAACGTGATAAGCTAGACAATTGGCCAAACTATTTAGATTTTTCCTTTTGATTTTCATACTTTTATTATTTTGTGGGTTTAGGTTTGCGCTTGCTTGTTTATTTACTGAAATTGTTAGTTACTTACTACTTTTTCCTATGTTCTTCCCATAGTGACCCAAGAAGAAAAATAAGAAAACCGATAATAAATACTCCGTAATTTCCTTGTGTCATTCCAAACGAAGCAATAATTAGGATTGCCGCTACTGATGAAAAAATGTATTTCATGTTATTTTATTATTAGTTAAGAAACTTACTAACCCAATTAATATAGTATTCGAGATAGTTAAAATCGTATTCGTTCATAGGTTTTTGAGATTGAAGAGTCAGGTGAGAAAAACTGTCTCATAAATCCGCCGGGCTGTCAATAGAAATTTTCAGCCCGTAACTTTACCTATTTTTTCGGCGGATAAATTTGTTTGTTAGTTAATTTTAAAGTTACTTGTTAATCAACCAGAAAACCAAAATATGAATATCTATAATTATAAATTGCCGGGCGACTGGATGAAGTTTTTGGAATAAATTGATTAGTTTCATGTTATTCTGGAATTAAACTATACTCTATTTGATTAGGATTTATTTGATAATCCCAACCGACTTTCATTTCACCTTTCATTTTCAGTACTAAAATACCATCACCGTTAAGTCGCGCGAATCCGTAATCATAATCATATTCGTCGGTTATCTTTTTAAATCTAAATAGATAATTGATATTTAATAGGATTTCAGGGGTGACAAATTTCCAGTTCATAGTTATTTTATTTTTTCTAAATCATTTTGGCTAACCAATGCCATTTGGTGAGTCTCGGCGGAAATCTCAAAAGAGACTAATGCTTTTGATTTACTTAATCCAATTACTATTCCTTTAGTCCCCGGATCAATATGGCGATAATTATCATAAATTCCGGTTTTATTTTTAACAGTATCGTTCATTTTCATATTTTTGATTTTGTTAGTTATTTATTCCTCAACAAAGGAAAATTCATTATATTCAAATTGTTCAATAGAAATAAGAGAAAACATCCAGCGATACGCTTCCTCCCAAGAAACAAATTTTAAATCAATCAAATAATTAACATGATTTTCATTAAGAATGGTTGCGATAATGGATTTTGTGCTCATAGGTAAAACCACTTTACCACGCCGGGAAAATTCTGTCAAGATTTATTTCCGTAGTTTAATCCGCGATTTTTACTTACCAATTCCAGGATTTAATATTACTAATAGAATTAGTTATCGGACCAAAAGAAAACCGCCCGACCAAAGGCGTATGGACAAAAAATACTCGATCAGTAAATTCTACATTAACTCCCGCGATTTCAAAGTTTTGAGTTAAAGTTGTGTAATTCATAAAATTTTAATACCAACTAGGCGGCCATAGCATGCGCCGGGACGTATTTTGATTACAGTTATTAAACCACCAGTTACGAATATAATTAGATTTTTTCATATTATTTATTTTTACGCGACTTCATTTTCCCGGCGGACAATTCCTTTAACCTCTTTAATTTGTTTATCGTTTGAATAATCCGGCGGATTATTTTCTGAGTTAATTTCACGGATTTCCAAAATATCTCCATATCCAGAATAATCATATTTAGTATTAACTGGAATATTTACTGAAAATTCTTCTTTAGTTAAGCATAGCGGGTCTAAACCTAGCCATTGGATACAATAATCCACGGCTTCTAAATAAGAATTGAAAATACTATTACTCCAACTTTCGAGGATTTTGTGATGATGGCAATCGGCAGGTAAATCGTTGTCAAATACTTGATATTTCATATATTTTTTAATTAATTACCCGTTTAATCAATTTTTTCTTACCATTAGTTACTTTCCAAACAGACCCGCGCCACAAATTAATCCCCATAGCTAACATGAAATTTTCAGTAGTCCGCGTGAATCTCTTTTTACTATTGTATAGTAACCCGGTGATTTTATAAGTAACCATAATTAGTCAAACTTAAATACTTGTCCGCCGAGCTGAATCTCTAAAATGTTCTCTACTGGAATTGATTTATACCCAGCCTTTTTACCTAATTCTTTATTTTTGGCCGTCAAAAACTCAAAAACAGTAATAATATTATGTTGTTTAGGGTCGTAATTTAATTGTCCGCCCTTCAAATGCGCGCGGACTTTTTGCCTAGCTACCATTTCGCGAACCTCCCCATTTGAACGTTTAGTAAATTTAATTCTAAACAGTTTATTACCTACTGAATTTAAGGCTGCGCGGATATTATCGTAATTGGGAGTATTATTAGTTTTCATGTTTAAACTTCAAATTGATAATCTTTTTTAATAATATCTGAATCAACTTGTCCGCGCGATTTTACCTTTAAGCCAATACTTTCTCCATAACAAAAGAATATAAATTCGGTTCCATCTTTATCATTGCCCAAATTATCTTGGGCAATACATTCTTGCGTTTCTATATTAAAAAACCCGGCGGACTTTACTAATTGAACCCCGCCCATTTTCCCTGCCATATAATCATGTTTAATTAGTTTAGAGAAAATGATAGGCATTTCAATCCCATCGCCCAAATCAACAATAATATATTTAAATTGTGCCATAATATTTTATTTATTCTTTTAATACTGGTTGTTCAGATAACTTTTTCTCAACTTCCTTTACCAATTCATTACTAATTCCATGATAAGTAACTCCGGCAACACTCCAATTTCTTACAGTAAATTCTTTTTGTAACCGCCGTGCTAAATTATGATAGTTTGTTACGATATAATCGTAGCTTTTTCTTGTTAGGAAAAGTTTATCCATATTTTTTATTTAGCTTTTGACCAGCACTTTGACCAAAAGAACAACCTTTCACTTTTCGTTTTGTCCGCCGCCCGGCACCCTTGTTTAAATTATTAATTGTATAGTTAAATTCGGGTGGATAAGAGTGAATCGTAAAAGCCGCGCCGATACACATTAGTAAGGATAAATTTCTCATTTTTTAACTATTCTTTTACTTTTGTAACTAATGATTCTCCAAACCACATAGTATTTTCGCCGCGGACTCTTACGTGCCGGGAATCACATTCAATTTGAAATATTTTAAAATTTCTATCTGGATTTAAAACCGTGATAGGATGATCCGCCGTTACTAAATTTCCTATTGAGAATTCACAAGTATCTGTTTTGATTGATTGGATATTCATAGTTTTTAATGTTTAATATTCCACTCCAAACTGCGCGGCTGTTTTACTAATATATTCACGCAATTTATTTCGGATAGGTGATGGGTCGCATTCAGCAGTTTGATAATTCGCTGCCACTTTTTGAATTAAACTTTTAGTAATCTTTTTGTTAGCTGGAATAAGAATTTCAGAATTTCTAAATCCGCCGGATTCATCCATAATATCTAAATGAATTTTCTCACCTAAAAATATATTACTTAGGTTTTCAGTTAGTTGTTCATAGAAAGAAATAGTTTCGCAATTGTTACCACATTTACAACAAATATATTTTTTATATTCCTTATCTGTTGCTAGATCAGCAATGCAGCAATTACTAACCCGTTTAGCTGATTTATTTACTTGAGAGAAAGAGTTCATAGACATTTAATCAGATTTCTTATTGTAATATAAAGATTAATTACTGCACAGACACAACTAATTATAAGAGAATTAATAATATGATCCATATTTTGTATTTAAAATTAGTTAATCAGCCAATACTACTATTTGTTACAGGAAGAATAATATATTCAGAATAATCCCCAGCTTCTTCAATTAGCCGCGCGGCTTCTTCAATTGAATTACTATCATCATATTTAGGATAATCATTCCCACCATATCCAGAATGAAGAGGGCGGTTTAACATTCCTTTTTCATCCACAGAATAAATTCTGTATTTGATTGTTACTTTAACTTTAGTTTTTTGAGATTTAGGTTGAGTAGTCATATTTTTACTTATAATTGTTAATCAAACCATACAAAACAGGATTAATCGGGCGGATTTTATCGGCATCTGCGCGCAAAGCAATAATTCCCAAACGTAGCCGCCCCATTGTCCATTGTCTTTGCGCCATTTCCACACAGCTAAGACTTTGAATTTCTTCCGTAATACACGTTAGTTTAATAATTTGATATTCGTTGGCGTCCATAGGTTGTTTTATTTAGTTAAATATGGGATAGGCGGGGGTCGAACCCGCATGGCATTTCTGCCGAGAGATTTTGAGTCTCTTGTGTAATCCAGTTCCACCACTATCCCGAAATTGTTTATTTAGTTATTAACTGGGTAGTCTTTTTTAACTGCGCCAGTAATAACTCGCACGGTTTGTCGATTTTCAGTGGCAGCAAATTTAATAACATCTTCAATTTTCTTGAACGTCCGACGGAATCCAATCGGCGCGAACAAGCCTTGAAATTTCTTAACTACCAAAAACTTCTTAACTCCATAGTTTTGTTTTTCGGAGATAGTAAGAAGATTAGTAAGCTTTTCGGCTTGCTCGGCGCGAGAATTACGGACAGAATCAGCGATAATTTTCGGATTACGGCGAAGCAATGCCCACGATTTTTTGTATTCTGGTTCAATAACCATGCTTTGCGCCACAGAATCCATATTTGATTTAACTCCCGACTTTGGTTCAAAAGTTTGACGTTCAAGATTTTTATATGCAGTATTCATAGTTTTGTTTAGTTAGGTTTTAGACTGTGGAAATTTCCACTCGTTTTTATTCTATCACGAAACACCCTATTCTGTCAAGACATTTTTTAGTTTATTCCGGCGGACAAATTTACTTGTTTTATCGTTTCACTTTAACTACTTGATTGATAGCCACACAAACAAAATTAGTTCCTTGGATATTTTTATTGAGTATAAGATGGTGATGTCCAAAATACCAATAATTAGGCTTATGAATTTCCCACATAGATTGTAAAGCTTGAGAAGTTTTAGAACTATTAACCTCTAAGCCTTTTCTTATTGCCGCGTGAGCTACAACTGGCGGCTCGTGACTAATTACAATATTGGGTTTAATTTTACTATACAAATCCAAGCAATCATAAAATTGTTGATTACTTAATTCTTCGTCCGCCCACCAATCTATATTTTCTTTTCTTAATGCTTTATCATGTGATGCCGCGCCGGATACATAAAAGATACCTAAATCGTTATTAAATCCATAATCTCCCAAGTAATTAGGATATTTATTACAATATTTTAAATTATCGTGATTACCCCTAATGAAATGAAAATTATTAGGAAAGTCTTTAGGGTCGCGCGGCTCACCTTTAATTGATAGCCAAATTCCATGATGTTTTTCCATCGGCGGAAATCCAATTCCCATATCTCCTAGTTGAATTAAACTAAAACTATCGCCGGGCCAATGATTTTTATTTAGTTTTAATAGAGATTGTTTAATTTGACCAAATTCACCATGAATATCACCCAAAACGTATAAATGTTTATTCATTATTTTTAATATTCAAAATCCAATTAGTTAATTTATCACTAAATAATCCGGGCAGCCAAAATAGAATTATTTTAGGATAAAAACGATTATTTTGTAATATTCCAATTGCCGCGACTACCATTCCGCACGATAAATACATTAAAGGAAATGTTAGGTAGTCTTGTTTAATTATTCCAACGACAAACATAGCCACCCACAAAATTAAGATTATTAGATTAGGAATGTGTTTCATGATTTTTGTTTTTTTATTCTTCTCCACTAACATAAATAATTTCTTCACCCTCTTTATATTCTTTTAGATTTTCATTCAACCTTTCCAATTCCAGATTTACCATTACTTTTAAATTACTGCAATATTTATAATCCCTTTTGAAAATATCAGCCATAAAATCTATTACTTTCGTCCGCGCGGACTTAATATTTTCAGCTAATACCGTAATTTGAGTTGGAGTAATAATATCTCTCTCCCATTCGCTATCGTGATAAACTCCCTGATTGTATTGTAATTTAAAACTAAAAAGTTTCATGTTATTATTTATTTGGAAATGGTGTCCCGTGGAGGTATCTCACCCCGTACACGATTATCCGCCGGTATTTAATGTGCAAAACGTTAGAAGCGTTTGAGCGGGGCACGGGACTTTAAAATTTATTTACTTAAAAGTATATCCTTTATTTATCAAATTTAAAACCAAAGTTTTAAGGTTTATTATTTTCAATAGCCTTATTAATTAAACTCCTAATAATTTCATTTTCATCAGGTGCTTTATATTTTTCTTTAATTCCTTCGTCGCCTGTTACTTCAATAGTCTCGCCCGGATCACATTTAATTAGTTTGAATAAAATCCCCGGATATTTAAAAACTACTTTAAAATCTTCAAAATCTCCATGCCCTACATATCGGGCGGACACTTCAAAGTTATTAATATTAGTCCAATAGAATTTTTGAACAATCATATTATTTAGTTTTATTTTAAAAAGTTATCCCGCGGCTCAATCCAAATGTTTTTGACACCAATGATTAATAAATTGTTGAAAACATCGTGCAAGTTTTGGATTACTAATTAATTTTGGCTCCAACCACCAAATAAATAGTTTATAGATTATAATGTCGAATTTATTCATAAATTATTAAATCCAAGTAGTTTTCTTTTCTTTACTATTGGGAAACCAAATTAGTTCTTTGATAGGAAAATCAGCGTCTAAATCAAAAACATCTTTAGAGTTTGGTCGGCGGCCATTAAATAATAATCCGCTATTATCCATAACCCTTTTTAATTCACTCTTACTCATTTTAACTGGTAAATCGCCGTTATTCATCCACGGCAAAATGCTTTTAAAATGTTTCCAAATAAATTCTAGTATAGAAATGCCTGTGACTTCTTTATCCTTAACTTCTTGTTTATTTAACTCGTTAAACAAAGATTCTAGGTTTTCAAATTCCCTATTAACAAATAGCTTAATTTTGTTTTGAGGAATGCCTAGATTAAATAGTTCTTTGCCGGAAAATTTCATTTATTTTTAAAATCTATTTCTTCAACCAAGTACTGTCCACTTTTTAATCTAACAATATTAATTTGCCCGCCCTTTTCAGTCAAATATCCAATGTCCCCATTTTTATACCGTTTAATATATAAAACTTTAACATCCATAGTCATTTCGCACAAAGTATAATCGCTAATAACACTCGGATTATAATTAAATCCGTTAAGATTGGCGAATAATGCTAGTGATAAAATACTTGCTTTAGTCGCCGCTATTAAACTAATCATCTTTTATTGATTAAATTAATTCTAACGTCTTACTCACTCCATTAACCAATCCAATAAAAATATGGACTCGATAAGTTTGTGGAACAACTTTAATTAATTCAGTTAAAAACTCATCACTAATTTCAACTTTTTCTTTATTTTGAAGTTTATACATATATTCTTCTTTCACTAAATTAAAAAATTCAATCATGTCCGCGCGGATTCTTAGGGCAGAAGCCGGCGTGACATTTACATTTTCATTCCAAAATGGCTTAAATAGTTTTTTAGCTTGTTTAATGATTTTAATTTCAGTAGGTTTCATAATTTTATTTTTTTAATTGTTATTGGTCTTTTACTGATTTAATCTTTAGTTTTCTTGGTTGGACGGTCTTTTACCCATTCGCCTTTTTCATTTTTCTTCCAATACCAGCCATCTTTTATTTT